AGCTTCTTCTTCAGTTTCATAAAAAGTACCTATACAAGGAGACCCATAAGAATCTTCATATATATTTATCCAATATTCCTTTTTCTTAGGAGCAAAGAACAAATCATTTAAACTTACTTCTGCTTTCGGTATATACTTCTGACCATCTCTTGTATAAGTGACTACGTCTTCTTCATCACCTTTATAAACAAGTGCTACAATAGGCCATTTACCCTTTTTATCTGTGCAGAGAATCCTCGCAGCATAACCATCTCTAGTTACAATTTTTCGGTCTGGATTCTTCAAGTATTCATCTAAATTAAACTGTTTCATAGTTTACTCCTCCCATTGGATTTTAATTGTTGAAATATAGCCCACAAGACCACTTCCTATTGCTGATTCCGCTTCTTCCTTTGTATTATAAACTTGTGACCCAGGAGTTATCATTGAAGATAGATTATATTTATAAATATTTATCCAACCTTCTTTCTTCTCTGGTGCGAAAAATAAATCATATGGATTATCTTTCGTTCCTCTTGTTTCTACTCCATCTTCCCAATAAGTCTTAATAATCTCATCTCCATTTGGTATTGTGATTAACGCTACAATTTGCTTTGTATTTAATCCACATCTGTCAACACAAATAATTCGTGCTCTTCTGCCATCCTTTGTAGTAATTTTTCTTTGCGGATTTTTTAAGTATTCTCTTAAGTTAAACGGTCTCATATCTTCTTATTATTTATGTTTGCCATATCCTGCAATTCCTGTGTAACTGCAATTATCCAAGAACTCCTGTGCATCAGCTTTAAGAGTGTTAGTATTTATTTTGTCCTTATATCTTATGATAAGAGCACAAGCATTTGCTAACTCTTCTGTCTTTTCTCTTGCTGTTTTCTTGAGAGAATCCTCTTTGTGTTTGACAAGTTCTGCAATTGAAATTGTATCATCTTCTAACAGAGTCATGAGAATAACGTACCTGTCTAATGGGCTTTCTTTCAAGAATTTTATAATTTCCTTGTTAGTCATAGTTTATTCCTCCATTGCTTTTCTGAATTTAATTTCAAACTCATTAAATGAAGATGTTATTATCTCTTCCTTGTGTTCCTTAAACCATTCAAGAGCTTTTTCTATCATCAACTTTTCTCCTGCTTCAAAACCACATTTCCAAAGATTAAAATCTCGCTCTTGTCTCTTGGCTATTTCGGCTTTACTTGGGCCGGGTCTCATTATAACTGAACTCATAATTATTCCTCCTATTTGTTATTTTATGGTTATTATTTAAGTAGTAACAACTTTACCACCTACTTGCAAAAGAAGTTTCTCCCACTCTATCCATTTCTTCTTGATACCTTCCACTATAAAACTCTTCTCTTGCCTTTTTAGCTGCCATTTCCTCTTCAGGAGTTCTTTGATGGTCTATAACAAGTTCACCCTTAAAATTTCGAGTAATAAGGTTGGAATATACCTTCATGTTTTTTGGATACTTTGCTAATGCAGAAATTAGCTCTTCTACTGTTGTTATCATATTATTATATTATTAAAGTTTCTATTAAAAAACTTCCCTGCTTGGACTCGAACCAAGGACCCTGAGATTACAAATCTGAAGTAACTGTAAATATCACCACAATTAGGGAACATTCTTCACAGTTCTGTACATGCTCTACCAACTGAGCTACAGGGAAGTTTAGATTGAAAGGCACTATGTAACAATCTTTAGAGTTCTATTGAAAACTAAGAAACAGTTGAAGTAACTCTAAATATCAACAATAGTGCCTTATATAAGATATCATAAGAACATTTAGACAGAGGTGTTGTTATATGAGAGTCAAAAATTGCAAATTTGATGAAGTAACTCTGTCTGTCACTATACAATATCTTTATTTAGTACCAGAAATGAGACTTGAACTCACACGGGCATTGCTGCCCAAGGGATTTTAAGTCCCTCGTGTCTACCAATTCCACCATTCTGGCATTTTAATGTAGGGAGTAAGGGACTTGAACCCTTAGTCTTGAGTGTATAAGACTCCTGCTTTCACCAATTAAGCTAACTCCCTATAAAACAGGTGTACTTCACAGCAGACCTGTCCATGTTCATCCTCTAAAAGAAGAATTGTACCCCCAGAAGGAATTGAACCCTCATTTAAAGAGTAGAAATCTTTTGTTCTATCCATTGAACTATAGGGGCATTGAGGCAGACTTGCTGCCTCTTTTCACTATATCTCTATAGTGGTATCAAAATCATCCCAGTCTTCTTTTTCACTAACCTCGAACATCTCATCATCAATCTTGCTCCAGAAATCTCTACCTTCAGGGGTCTCCGCCCAAAAGAAAGCCTTATTAACAGTGCTAGGTGACTCTTTACCAAGAAGATAGTATAGTATCTGCTCTGGGGAGTTCATTGCTACTATACAGTTATTTATAAACTGAGGTAACCAAGGCTGCTTCAATATCCACTCAGATGCTTTCGGATTGACCTCTATTTCCATAATATGCCCTCCTATTTGCCTCTAAGAATCTGCTTGATTCCTTCAGCCATTATAGTCTGCATGCTCTGATAGAACTCCTTCTCAGGAGTCATGCTCATATCCTTCTTTCTTGAGAGGTTTACCTGTCTGTCATAAGCCTTGACAGCATTCTTGAGAATCTCATCAGTTACAAGATTGTTCTCTGCAAAGATAAGTTTACTCTTGATAGATTCAACTATCTCTGCCATGAATGCAGGTGCTATCTCCATCTTCTCTATAAGGTCGAGGGATTCTTTAAGTTCACCAACCTTATATCCATCTTTGAAGGACTCTTTGATGAATCTCAATGCTGTCTCCTTATCAAGGCAGTCCATAGTAATTACTGAACCAATTCTCTTTCCTCTGAGGAATGTAGGTTCAATAAGTTCTATGTGGTTGGTAGTGAACAAAGTAATGACATTCATATCTTTGGTATCACCACCATCAAGAGTGTTCAGAATATCCTGAAGAGATGCATCTCTTTCTCCTCTTGTAACCTGGTCAATGTCCTCTACAAAGACTATCACTCCATTGCATGACCTGTCTATGATTTTCACCATCCTCAAGGTCTCTGCAAGAAGAGAAGGGTCCTTAAGATATACAAAAGTCCAATTGTTCTTGGTAGCCTCTCTTGCAAGTTTGAATGCAAGAAGGGTCTTTCCAGTACCATACTTCCCTTCAAACAGACATCCATACTTAAGAGGAATGCCTGCCTTGAGACATTTCTCAGGATACAGGATTCTTGACCTCAAAGGCTGAAGGTCAAACTCTGTCTGCTTTGACAAGACCATCAATTGACTATCTATATGGCTGAGGTTGAGTCTCTTAGGCTCTTTGCCTCTCTCTGTTATCTCAAGAGCCTGATTCTTGTAGATAGAGTTTGTAGCAAGGAGTTCCCTTGTCCTGTCCACGATATCATCAATCATGGACTGATACTTAGACTTGCACACTCCTGTTATAACCAGTTCTGAAGTACTATTGGAGTAGTTCAACTCTATATAGGAATCACCACCAAGTTCAGGCAATGAAATCCTACCAAAAGGTACTTTTGTTCGTGAGCCATCAGCAAGGATAACATCAAAAGTATTGATATTACCAGAGCCTGAAGGACCTGCATCTTTCTCAGCCCTTACTGAGCCAAATATCTCTTCAACAGCCTTGTTAAACTGGAATGCACCGTCAGTCTTCCAACATTTGATGTTGTAATTGAGAGATACGTCCTGTTCAGACATTTCTATCTCATTCTTGATGAAGGCAAGAACTTCTGCATACTTCATGTCTGACTTACAGGCTGTAATGATACGCTCTTTTTGCTGCTGTTCAAAGAAATTTACTTTCTTCTTGAGCACATCCTTTGTGCTCTGGATAATTGTTTGTTCCATTGTTTTTTTTTTTAATAAATACTTGTCAATATGTTCTTGGCATTTTCTATAGTTGTTGTTAAGCATCCAAACTCTATAATTTCACCACTTTTCCTTATGACCAGATTCTTCTGAGGTATGTTATATCTGTCCATGTCACCATAGACAGCCTCCTTAAGAAGGTCATAAGGAACAGCAGTGTTCTTACAGAATAGGATTCTTTTCTCAGGGACATAAATTACATCATATCCCTGAATGTTTCCTACTGTTTGTCTCATTCATCAAAAGTATTTTCAATACCTTCATATGCTGCTATGAATGTTAGGAAATTCTCTGAAAAGCCACTTATTTCAGCATCCCAAGCACCCTTATAGTTCACACCATGCCTTTCAGATGATACATCACAGATGTAGTTGTGTTTTCCAAAAGGCTTTGGAACTCTCTTATCAGGATAGTCACAGTCCTGTGAGTCTGAGAATACAATTATTCTATCAAACTCTCCAGTAAACTGTTCTCTTGACCACTCAAGACACTGTCTTGTGAAGATTCCTCCACCTCCAACCCTACTATTTGCTTTATCTATCTGCTTGAGAAGGTTGAATCCCTTTGAAGGATATTTGATTACTTCTGATTTATGCTCTTTGGTATAGTCATTACCAGCAGTTACTACCAACTCAAAGTCTTCACACTGGTTTGCAGCAAGCATAGCCATAGCCTTTGCAGCATCAAGCCTTGTGAGTTTAGACTTACTTGAGATTGAAGCATACTTCATAGAACCAGAAGCATCAAGTATGAACAGAGTCCTACCAGGGACTTTAGGAAGATTAGACCATGAAGTTATCATAGCATCTTCTATATCCCTCTCAAACTCAGGATTCATTCTGGCTGCCTGCAAGAAGTTCATAGGCAATAGCATTGAAGCCTTAAGGTTTTCAAAGCCATATTTTATTACTTTCTTGTCTACATCTGCATCCCTCATGTTTCTCAGGTTTCTAAGGAATGCAAGACCTCCAATCTTATTCTCACTGATGAGTTTGGTCCATGTTTCCTTCTTGTCTTTTCCTGCTGAAAGCATGGTCTCCCAAGTTTCAGGTACAGGAAGAGTCCTTGAAGCAATCATCTTGAAGAGTTCTGCTTCCTTTTCATCCCAAGGTCTTGGGTGAACAAGAAACATTACATCTCTGAGTTTTATTGCAGCATCTCTGTCATACTTTGCAAACTTATAGGCATTGAAATTATGAAATGCTGCTGCAAGTCCTTTCTTTGCCTGATTAGCCAGTGACTTCTTTCCTCCTTTCCAATATATAGAAAGGAAGTCAGTCAGCATATCTGCCCTTGTTATAATCTTTGGTAGCAAGTCTCTTACAAATAGCCTATGTTCAGGGTACTTGCACATTCCAGATGCCAGAAACAAAGGTGTGTGCCTGAGTTTCTGTAGAGTTCTTGCTGCCAAAGCAACAGTATATACATCTTCTGCACTACATAGAGGTATGAGCCTTTCAATCTCTTCAGCAATCTTCTTGCCATCACAATAGGCAACATCTTCCCAAAGAAGATTAGCCAAGGTGAGTCTTTTAAGAAGAGCAATGTTTGACTGCTTAGCAGCAAGAGCACCACTACCTCCAGCAAGTCTTTCATCTGTAAATTTAGATGTTGACTTGATGTTTGGATTCAATTTAGACATAGTAAACTAATGTTTTAATTGTTTGACAAAGGTAAATAAAATAATTGGTATTACCAAATAATTTTACATACCAAACCTTAAATTCCCATTGTTCCCACCAATAAGTTTTTTCTTACCACAATTCAGACATTCACATACTCTGTATCCATTTATTTCAGAGAGTCCAATTGTGAATAAGGCATTGAAGAATCTTGGGATTCCTGCTCTTTCTCCCAAGTCATTGGTGGTGTAAATCTCATGGGCTGTGGTTCTGCCACATATGGGACAGTACGTTTGTATAACTCTGGACATTTCTTGATAGTTCTAACAGTGTCTACCCTGACTTTAAGTTCTACTTTATATTTGCCTCTGTCATAATCTATAACAGCCTTGTTCATGCTTGTTTCTATACTTGCGTAAGAAATAAGTATACATAGACTAAGTGTGGCTACAGTGAGGACCCAACTTGTGATTTTCAGTAGTCTGTCTGTTTTTTTCTCAAAAGGTGGGAGGCATATCTTACAAACTATACCAAATCCCATCCATAGCAACACACTGAATATAAATTGTCCATAGTCCATTATAATCTTACTTTATAGTAGTTAAGTCTTGCCTGTAGTGAATCAATATTATGATTAGTAAGTATATGGGTGTGTATAGTTTTTAATTTACTTTCATAATATTTATCAGTAGCATACCTATTTCCATTTATATCTGTAAAGGAATCAAATAAATCTTCTATTGTTTTGCCATTAAGATAATTGGAGTTCAATAAATATAGATATGGTTCAACAGAATCATTTGGATTTTTGTATTTGAATTTAATATCTTCAAGACTATAATTGTCATAAGCACCTACATTCCAGATGCTGTTTGTCCTATAAGCCAATCCTGTTGTACCAAATTTACTTTCCAATTCTCCTTGAGCTAATACAAAAGAAATAGGTATTTTATACTTTTCACATTTTTCTACAAGAATCAAAGCTCTAAGATTTGAATTAGGAGCTATTGAATCTATGTAATTTTGTGTGGCATCTACAAGGTCTGATTTCACACCTTGATATTTTACATGCAATTCCTTCATATATTCAGTTGCAGTATCATATTCTCCATTCTCACTTTTAGGAAAAGCCCAAGTAAAAGCAAAAATAGCTATGATAGCTACTATTGAAATACAGATAGAATTTAATGTAATTCTAAATCTTTCTGTAGTCATGGTTTTTGATTTTTGTTAAATATGCTAAGAATAGCATTCCAGAATTTTACATACCAAGGAACCTTCTTAGCTTCTTCTCTAGGAGTTTTATAGGCATTTGCAAGTGCACAATCTATTACATAACTATCAATAATATCCCTATTTCTATAATATCTTGAGGAAACTGCCTTTCTAGATATAAGAATATTAAATTTGTTAATTATTTCATCTTGTGCCTGCATGAAAGCCAAAGTATGATTTCTCTGATGATTCAAGATACATTTAGCTATTATCTTGTCCATCTCTTTTGTCCACTTCATTATAATCCTTTATTAGTTGGTTAATAATAAGTTTTATGAGGATAAATACTAATAGTATAGGAACTGTCACTATAATTAACTTAATAAAAACTGCCAACATGATGATGAAAATTGATATAATAACAGCTCCTACTCCTATTATTATTCCCATTTCTTTTGCACTAAGTATTTTATTCCAATACAGAGTAGTACTATAGGCAAGCCCAATATTGCAATCATCACTAAGAGAGCTATAATACAAAATATCACATTTCCTGTTGCTGTTACTGGTTCCATAATATTATTCTTTTACTATCTTTTTATTGTTTATTCTTTCTTTCTTTTTGTGCTTTGAGCCTTGCTCTTAAACCTTCATTTTCTGCTATTGGCTTATAAGCAAGATTCATAAAATAATGAAGTAGTGAGAGTACACATACTATGCAGAACCAAGTGAACAGAAAATCATATATTATGTTTCCTGATACTGGCATAAGATGGTATTTCAGACCTCTTGTGGTGAACATAATCACCAGCACTACATAGTGACCCAGACAATAAGGGCAGTGAATAAGTTCTTCTATCTTTCCGCCTATGTGGTCTTCTATAAGATTTCTGAGCCATTCAAATATACTTGTAACACTTATTGTATAGGATATACTGGCTGCACACAATGCTACAGCCAGTATATAAGTCCAATCACCACCCATAGTAATCATCAGGATTGTGGTCCTCTACAGAACCTGTATACTCACCCTCATATACTGCCCCTGCTACATCCTCTAGTGCCTTCATCTTGTCATAGTCACTATCTATAAGGTCACCATCTTTTACACCCTCATAGTCTTCAGGAACTATTGCATGATAGAGGTTTTCACTAGTGGAACCACATCCACACTTTGATACATAGGTGAAGTTTATGACTTTCTTTCTGGTCTCAGGTATTTCCTGAGATTTTATGTTCTCAAACATCTCCTTGAGATTCTCCTCTTCCTGAGGTTCTTCTCTCTTTTTGAATAATTGTCCTATTCCCATGTCTTTATTATCTTAGTTAAGATAGATTCAGATAGTTCTCCATTTGCTTCTCTGATGATAGAGTAGGAAGCCTTGTCTACAATACCCTTTATAAGAGCACCAGACAATTTTCCATTGAATTGGCTGTATGCTTCCTTAGATATGCTTTTAGCCAGTTTATTAACATTTCCAGATACAGGTTTGCCCTTAAGATATATCTTGAAGATGTCTTCTGCATCCTCAACTGTAGGTCTTGAAATTTCAAGCCTAAGGTCAATTCTTCCTGGTCTGATGATTGCTGGGTCAAGAGCATCCTTGAAGTTGGTAGCAAGGATTATAAAAGTAGAATTACTTTCAAACCCATCAAGTTCACTCAAGAATGTAGGAACAATGGTGAGGTCTACATCTGATGACCTTCTACTGCCCCTTGCATTAAGTACAGCTTCTGCTTCATCAATAAATATGACTGACCTCTGTTTCCTTACTCTGTAGTTCTGTCTTGCCCTTGAGAACATACTCTTAATATTATTCTCAGTTACACCAACATATGGACTGAGCATTTCTCCACCCTTCAAATAAATAAAAGAGTCTGGATTCAACTCAGTACCATTAAGGAATGCTGATGCAATAGCCTTGGCTACCATAGTTTTACCACATCCTGGAGGACCATAAAGAAGAACTCCTCTTGATGGTTCAAGACCCATTCTCTTGAGATAGTCAGGATGTTTTATAGGCAATTCTATAGCATCTCTTATCTGTGAAATCTGACTCTTGAGACCTCCAATCTGCTCCCATTTGATATGTTCAAACTCTACAGGCTTGACAGGTTTCTCAAGTTCTTCTGGAAGAATACATATAATCATATTCTTGTTTACCATTACCTTGTCTCCTATCTTTGGGTTTTCATCGAGTTTAGGTGATTTAGGTATGATTACCTCATTACCATTTACTATAACTCTATACAACCCATTGTGCTGAGAGATGACAACACTTTCCATGTAAGGTCCTTCTATGACCATCTCAAGTAGTTTTTCATACTCTGAGATTTTATCTCTCAAAGCATCAATTTCTTCCTGATAACTCATTTTAGCACCTCCTTGTTAAATGTTGATACTACTGTGAAGGTCTTTTCTCCTTGAGAAATTCCTTCTTTTTTTTTGTTACATAACATTGTTTTTTTTGTGGGTTAAATAGTGACTCCACTGGGACTTGAACCCAGATAACCTACCTTAAAAGGGTAGTGCATTAACCAATTATGCTATGGAGTCCTCCAGACTACTTGTCCTCGCCAGTATCATTCTTTGAACCACCAGTAGCCATATCAAGCATCAGTGTAGCAGCCAGAATATTCCTAAGATTAGGAGTCTTCTTTATGGCTGATAGAAGTGCTGTAATAAGATTCTGGTTCTGTCCAACCACTGCACACGTTGATGATTTCTCATCTGTTGCAAGGACTATACATCCTCTCTTTTCCTTGTTTTCAGAAGTCCATTTGACTACATTCTCACAGACATCTATTCTCTTCTGTTCACCTTTGGTTGGTGTTCTATCATCTTTCATGACTATTTCTCCTCTTCTTCTGATTTGTTGAACATAGACAGCAGTTCTCCAAGAGACCCCATCAGACTATAAGCTGCAAACTCCTTGAGGTCCTTATTATGGTCCAATGAACTTCCGAGAGATGCTATTAGGAGTTCTCCTGGACCTATCATGCCACATAAAGACCTTCCTGCATCTTCCTTGTTTTCTCTGTCACCCAGAATGACTATTGCACATCTGTTGTCTGAGTCTTGGTCACACCAAGAGGTGATGAGCTCATTGATTTTCCCCTTCTGTTCATCAACAGAGAGAGATTTGAAATCTTTTTCTTTCATTTGTTTTTTTTTTTAAGATTAGTACTAATATGTTAAGAAATGTATTTTATTTAAAAAGGGCTATGCAACAGTTTGTGGAGTATAATTAAGTACCCAAAAACTTATTTCATTATCAGTGAAGTAACTCCACTATTCAGCAATAGCCCTTTGTCTTTAGCTCAGTTTATCCCTCAGCCTTCAGCATTTCATATGCCTTTTTGACATCTTCCTGCTTCTGGAAATATACTATTCCCAGATACATCACTCTTTCATGTGTACCTATACAATAGTTATTATCCAGCTTAATGCTGTTAGGAAGGTTATAGGAATAGTGAGTCTTTGCCAAGAAATACTTGGTCTTGGTTACGTCTGGCTCCCATGTACCATTGAAATACTTGGCTATAAGTGCCAGTTTCATATGAAGAGTGAGTTCACTACCTATCTCTACCCCTATTTCCTTGGAGAGTTTCATGGTGCTTGAAGCATCTTTACTACCCAGTTTCATGTTCAGGTGAAGGCTTGTTATTCCAAGAGATTCAAGAACTTCCTTGAGGCTCTGTGGTTCACTCAATTCCTTTTCAGTATATGCCTGAAGAGCCAGCTTATGCAGAGTCTGGTCTTTGCCATTATACCAATTTCTTGCCTCTTCAAGAGAGACTTTGACGTTTCTTTTTTCCCTGTTATTACTTGTTTGATGGTTGTTAAATCTTGTTGATGGTGTTTCTACCTGAGTATCAATAGGCAGTAGCTCCTTGAGTATAAATTCATTGTAGGTATTGTAGATTCCTACAGGATAATCAAAGACCCTAACTACCTTCATAGGAGCATCTCCATAGTTTGGATTTCTCAGTATATCTCCTTCCCTCACATAGGGCATCTTTGGGATTTTGAATGTGCATTTCTTTGTTCTTGAAGAACTGCTTTCAGGAAACACTACTGTACATAATCTCATCATATTATATTTGTTTATAAATCTTCTCCGTAAGGGTTTCTCTAATAAAAGAGAGGCTATGTAATAAGCTGTAAAGTGTTTTTCATAATACCCTAAATTGAAGTAACTTTACAAATCAACAATAACCTCTCTGATTATTTTATTCGTGGTATCCACAGTTTGGACAGTAACATCCATCATACATATTGTCACAATTAGGACATCTGTACTCTGGTTCCCAATCTAACCCTTCTGATGTTATATCTTCAGAAGGGTTATCTAGAAGTTCTATATCATTCATGGTCTACTCTTTTAGTAAGACATACAAAACTGTAGAATTTTCCTTTCTGAGCATGTATTTCTCCTCTGTAGGGAATTCAACAGAGTACTTTACTTCCTCTGTTGGAATAGATTTCTTTTCAAACTGTTTCATTTTTATCTTCTTTGGGGTCATTACCAGTTAATATGGCAATATCTTCTGATGTTATGAATGTTTTACATATGTAGATTAATGCAAATCCTATCCCAAATACTATCAGTATTCCAGTGGATGTAAAAGAATCTGCAAGACATACTGCAAAAATCCAGTATATCAAAGTTGAATACATCAGTATTCCTTTGATTATGTATATGATTGTTTTCATTTTAGTGAAAATATTGTAAGTTGTGAGTAATTTACTTATTAAAAATAGGACAATCTTTGCAAGAAATGTGCAGTGATTTGCTCTAAGTTCATCACAGTAGAAAATAAAACAAAAGGACAAAATGGTCATAGAATAGACCATTCTGTCCTAATGTCAAGAGCCATGATTACATGGCTGTACCATCTGCTCTGTAGATGTCATCATCACCATCCCTCTCTAAGGTGATGATGTCTACGGACTTAATGTCCACGGAGTCACCTTCCTCAAGCTGACTGTCTCTTGAAAGAGGCATAAATTTCTTGCCTCCAGCCTTCATCAAGAAGCACATTGAAAGTCCATACTGACCTTCAACTACCTTAGCAGATTCAACCTGAGCTACCTCAGCCTTGCTGAGTTTCTCTCTGCCAGCTTCACTCCATGAGCCAGCATAAGTACGGAGTTTGTCCAAAAATCCCATAGTGCTTGAATGTTTGAATGTTTGTAGATAAACTTAGTTGGTCCACATATCTTGTGTCCCAAAGTATGGAGAATATGCTGTGTTGTTTTACTCTAAGAAATTAAACTCCCAGCCCTATACCTATATATATTATAAGGTATAAAAACTGAGAGTCCCCACACATAATACATCAAAGGTTATTTATCATCATCCTTAGATGAAAAGGCATCAGGTACCAGGAATATTAGAGTAAGTACTGTAAGTACAATAAACCCTAAGACCCCATGAATATCACCTAATATTCTAATTAATTCCATATTTCTAACTTAAAATGTTTAGTAAGTATTAATCTAATTATTGTTTATTGGACTGTTTCATCCCAAAGAATGAAAACAATGTTGTGTTGTTTTATAGAAAAAAGAGATGACCAGCTACTGCTGGTCTCTCTCTGCTACATGGTTCTACCTGTGCATCTGGTGATGGTCTTCTCACCATTGGTGAGCTGGAACACCATGAAGCTGCTTGGGTCAATGGTGTCACCTTCCTCACCCTTGAACTTGCGGTCAAGCTGCCATGACACATAGCCTGTGTCCAGCATGACTACTGCATACAAGTGGTCATACTCCTCTGAGTATCTCACTTCAATGGACTTGACCTTCTTGAGGTCTGCCTTCTTAATCTGCTGTGCTGAGCCTGGCACAAGCTTCCAGGAGGACTCTGAGTATGTCCTTACCTCTTTACCAAGGAATGTCTTCATGGTGTAAGATGTATTATGTGTTAGGGTTCACTGATGTGTGGGGGGAGGGAACCCATTCTCCCAATGACCAGGGGGAGTGTTGTGTTGTTATATCCCATCCATAGAAATCAAGCAAAAATTAAAAAAAAACAAAAAAAAAATAAAGAAAAAAAAATTATTTATATATTTGGATATGTCAGTTTTTTTACTTACCTTTGCATCTACAGTAGAAATAGCAAGTATACTGAGAATACTGATACCTTTTTAGGTAGGAGGGCATATATAGGACTGAACTGCTTCTCACCAAGTCAAGAAAGTAGTGGATATTGACCAAGGGTTGGTAATGAGGAGGCTGCTTTAGGGCAGTGATAAAAGGGGACGGACTAATATTATATAACCAGGGGATGGACTATATATGTTGAGAGCCTTAATCTCAAGCCAGGGTGATGGAAAAGAGCCACCCAGGTCCCTTCTTTATTAAGATAGGTCTATTAGTTAAACTCCCAGTAGAATAAGGAGAAGTATGGAATTTAAGAGTAAAAAGTTTAATTTCTTTGGAGAAACATGGTATATTAAGTATGTGGACCATGCTCCTGTATTAGAAGACCAAGCAGATGATGCTTTTAATGGTGGTGTTATCATGCCCTTAAAAAGGACCATATATATATCTACCAAATGGCCTAATGGAAAACCAATAAATAAAGAATCTATTGAGAATAGTTTGAGGCATGAATTGGTTCATCTAATCTTCCTCAATGGTCAATATTTAGGTTGTTATGATGATGAACCATTAGTAGAATGGACTGCAAAGTCTCTAAGTATATTACTTAATCAACATGTCATCTAAGCTGCCCGCAGGGCATAGATTAACATACAATGAAGATAATTTATAATAGATTTATTCCTTTCAAGGGGTTCTCTGTAACTAATTTGTTTGGAACTCTCTTTGTAAGACAAGAGAAGGGAAAACTTGAACCTTATGTATCTCCAAGAATCATTAATCATGAGTCTATTCATACAGAACAGATGAAGGAACTTGGGTATATCTTCTTTTATATATGGTATTTTATAGAGTGGCTTTTAGAGGTACTATTGCCACCTTATAATAAGGCTTACCATGATATATCTTTTGAAGAGGAAGCATACAACAATGAGAATAATCCTAACTACTTAAAGAGTAGGAAAAGATACAATTGGATTAAATTTGTATTTAACAAGAAATTAAGAAGAAAGTTAAAATGAAGTGGAATGACCTTACAATGAAGGAAAGGTCAGACTTGATGAGCCTATTTCTGAAAGCAGGAGTAGGCTCTTTGTCTGATATGAAGCATATATATGATGGAACAAAAGACACTATACCTATGCAAACTGATGATAATGGAAATCTTAGAGACTCTGTTACTCCTACTACAGTTTCTGCATCTCTTTCTAGAGATGAATGGAATAATCTTTATGCACAAGGAAAAGTTTCTTTATCACAAATTCCTAGAAAATACCAATCTTGGATTGATGGGCAAAACTCTAAATTTAAGGCAGATATAACAAAGGCTATGCATAATGCTGGTGAGAACTATCTTATACCAGCATTTTTAACAGCCGCCACATTAAATCCTATAATAGGAGGAGCATCAGATATTGCAAGCATAGGTAGCCAAATTGCAACTGGAAATTTTACAGGAGCTGCAATAGATGCGGCTACTGCATTTTTACCAGAAGTTTTAGAAAAGCCTATTACGCAATTTTTAAGAAAAAGAAGATTTTTAAAAAATATTCCTAAAGTTCCTGATTTTAAAGGAAGTGAGAGTTCTGTCTACATAGTGGGGGATAGAGCATTTAAAATTACTGACCAAGGAATGGCACCTAATACCAAAGAAGAAGCAAAAAGAATAGCTAAAACCTTTATGGATAAAAGAAACTCTATTCCTAATCAAGCACCTCTGAAATATGAAGGATTAGTTCCATCTCAAACACCTAAATTTGACAAAAACGGAAATCCTTTGTACTATCCAGTTTTTTCTCAGGAGAAAATGCTGCCTTTCTCAAATGATATATCAGAGACAGAACAAGAATATATTATGAAAAAATTAGATGATAGGATGAATCCATTTGGGTGGACCAGACAAGGAAGTGGATATGTACATCCTAGTGGGAAACATGTCAGTGATTTAAAGCCTGAAAATTTAGCTACTGGAAATGATGGTAATATATATATTATAGATGGGGATGTTTGGGGCTACAAAAATGGCGGGTTTGTAGAGAATCCTCTTAAGTATAAATATCCAGATGGTGGAGATATAGAAGTATATGGTGGGGAAATAGCTCCTGCTGTAGTGAAACCATCTCCTGTGTTTGTTGATTTAGTAACATATCCTATAAGCAGAGCATATAAAATATCACATTCTGCTTTATTTTCAAATATCTCTAGAGACAGTACACAATCCGAAAAGGAGAATTTAAAACCTTTAATAATAGATAAAAGATTTGATGCTACATATAATCTTCTAACTAACAATTGTTCTGACTATACTGGAAGATTCCTAGAAAATGCACTACACTTAAAAGGGCTTACTAAAGGAATAACTACCCCTAAGGGATTATCAAACAAGATAAGAGAATATGCCTATAAGGGGGATATAAATATGATGGAAGATGCCAATTGGGATAATAGAAAAAAGAAATATACTGTACAGAGCATAGAAATTCCTTGGTATGATTACAGAAAGGCAGAGGATATAGCAAGACAACAGTTATTAGAAGATTTGATTCAGAATAATAAACAATTATCTCCAAAGAGGATATCTAAACTAAGAGAAAGGTATAATAAAGATTTTCCAAAATTACAGTATTATATTGATGATAAGGGAAATGTGATTCATGAAAGAAATTCTTTTTAAAAAATATTTGCATAATTCAAATTTTTTACTTACCTTTGTAGTACAATTTAAATAAAGAGAAGATGACAAAGAAAAGATGGATTGCGCTTGCTATTGTAGCAGTGGTAGTAGTTGGGTCACTTGGGCTTATTAAGCTGTTCCCATTCTGGGCTACACTTGCCTGCCTTGTTTCAGTGGTTGCTGGATTTGCAGCAGGTTATCTCTTTAAGAAAGATATTATCAAAGAGGTAGAAAAGGTAGTTGAGGTAGTGAAGGAAGTACCTGTAAAGGCAACAAAGAAAACTACTAAGAAGGCTTAGGCCTTCTTATACTGAAGGGTGGTGTAACGGTAAACATTCCTGTCTTTGAAACAGGTAGATGAAAGTTCGAGTCTTTCCCCTTCAACAAACTAATACCAACTATTATATGCTCTCATCATCTAAAGGTTAGGATGCTGCCCTTTCAAGGCAGAAATGTTAGGTTCAAATCCTACTGAGAGTACCATAGGCTATGGGTCTGCTTGGTGAAGATGCCACTCTGTCACAGTGGAGAAGATGAGTTCAAATCTCATATAGCCTGCATATTGGAAGAGTAACTGAGTGAGACTCAGCCTTGTCTTGAAAACAAAGGGTACTCTGAGGGGTATGGGGGGCAGGACCTCACTCTTCCGCATGGTAGAGATATATAGAAAGAAAGGTTGGGAATTAAATCCTAATGACAAAGTTGTAAATGCTATTCTTAGGAGATGTGAGATGAATAATGGAGAATGTCCATGTCACAATAATTCAGTAGATAAACATTGTCCTTGTTCAGATTATAGAGATAATGATATTTGTCATTGTGGATTGTATGTAAAAGGAGAGTAAACCAGTAAGGTTGCTGGCTCTGTCTGCTAAACATGAGGTTCTCTTAGGGGGATATGTTTCAAGTACATTGCTCTCCGCAATATGATTGTTATAGGGAAGTACAATAATTGGTTAATTGGCTACATTTGGGATGTAGAAGATGAAGGTTCGAGCCCTTTCTTCCCTACTTTGGGCTCTTAGTGATAATGGTTAGCACTTCTGCTTTGCAAGCAGAGAGTTGGGGTTCAATTCCCCAAGAGTCCACATTTCTCATTTGTTTTTTTTTTAGTTGAAACTGGGGTATAGCTGGAAGGTCAAGCAACAGACCGTTAATCTGTGGATGAAGGTTCAATTCCTTCTACCCCAGCCACTTGGGTCCTTGGTGTAATGGTAGCATAGAAGTCTCCAAAACTTTTGGTTAGAGTTCAAATCTTTAAGGGCCTGCCATATGGGTATGTCTTCTAATTGGTTAGGAAACCTGACTGATACTCAGGAAATGAAGGTTCAAGTCCTTACTTACCCACTGGTGTCTTTAGCTTAATGGTAGAGCGCTTGATTGTGGCTCAAGATGATGTTGGTTCAACTCCAATAAGACACCCTGATTCTCCAGGTGGCAGAAAGGTTAATGCAGTAGTCCGCAAAACTACTTTGTGTAAGTTCAATTCTTACCCTGGAGTCTATGCTTCCATAGCTGAATTGGTTAAAGCAACTGCCTCTTAAGCAGTGGACTGTAGGTTCAAGTCCTGCTGGAAGCACTACTTATTAGTAGTTCTATGAAAAGAGTAATTAAAACTGTAAAATGTGCCATGAGGAGATGGTCAGCTAGCTCATCTATGACACCTACAGGGATTATCCCATTTAAGGGATAAACCCTTTTTACTCTAAAAGAACTTTCTTAAACACTATATATATTGGGAGTACTGCACAGATGGTGATGTGTACTGAAATGATGAAACATGTTTGAAAATGCAATAAACAGTAAGAAGCAGGGTGATATAGGAATGTGTTATGCATTAGCATATTTCTCCAAGATGGGGTATACTGTTAGTATTCCTATAACAGATTCACAGGACTATGATTTAATTATAGATAATGGAACTCTGCTTAAGGTACAAGTAAAAACCACTAAATGCCTTAATAAAGGAAAATACCAAGTGGCATTAAAAACATGTGGGGGCAATAAAAGTGGACATGTCATTAAGAAATTTAGTGACAATAGTAGTGATTTATTATTCATATTAGATGATAATGGAAATATGTATCTAATACCTAAATGTGAAATACAGGGTAATACTGCTATACTTTTAGGAGAAGATAAGGAAAGATATAAAGTGTATCTATAATTTCAATGGAGACTTAACATTGGTGGTAAATGTGCTGGACTGAAAATCCAGAAAAGTGTGGTTCAACTCCCACAGTCTCCACTAAAAAAAACTTACAATTTTATTTGGAAGTTTAAAATAAAATACTTATATTTGCAGAAGAAATGATAGGAGATTTACTTTTAGACCCTATACCAGCTCCTGGTCAGGCACCAAAAGATGGGGCTCCAGATACCTTCTCATTCTTTATAAGTTTTATAAACAGACTTGAAGGATGGAAGACTAAATGTAAGAATCTTCACTGGGCAGCTCCAAAGAAGAATATTCATGTATATCTGGATGACTTTCTTGAAATTTTAAGTGACTATCAGGACTCTCTTGCAGAAGAGATGCAAGGAATACTTGGTCACATGGCTCCAAACAAGATAGTTGGAACTGAGAGTGACACTCTTAATGCAATGGAGTTCATACTTGAGGTGAAGAACCTGACCCTTAAATTCTACTCATCAATTCCAGACTCAGTGGAATATGCAGGAGTAAGGTCAGAGTGTGAGACTTTCATTCACAACATATGGAAGTACAAGTACTTGTTTGAACTTTGTGATTCAACAAGAAGCTATTAAAAGAATTGTTGCCTTCTTAGCACAACTGGTGGTGCAGCTGATTTGTAATCAGCAGGTTATAGGTTCAAATCCTATAGAAGGCTCAAGGTGTCAGTAAATCAGACTGCAAGCTGAGACAGGCTGAAACTCCTTAGTAATAATTGCAGCTACATAGTAGATTACATGAAGGAGGGTGCTGGAGAAGAAGGTAGACCAGTTCAAGAGAAGTACCAATAGATAAGACACCTGTGGTGATGCAGGGAGTCCCTCTCAGAGGATAAAGTCACACAAAGCTTCTCAAATGCAGTATTGGTGTTAAGGGTAGCATAAGACTCTTCCAAAGTCAAGGTAACTGTTCAAATCAGTTATACTGCTCAATAAAAATTGCGGGGTGTCAGAAGTTGGTATCTGGGGAGTCTCATAAGCTCCTGCTTTTTAGCCTCGGGGGTTCGAGTCCCCCTCCCGCAACTGATTAATATTCAATATTATGGGAGAAGATAAGAATGTTAAAATAATGTATGCCATCTATGGTGATACTATCAGGGAGATAGTAAAACAGTCTAATGAACTGGGCATACAGAGAGATGCTATTGTATCTCTTATTAAGGAAGGAGGTCAGTTTATCTTGACCTATTATGCTTAAATTTCAAGGCAATGGAAGAGAAGAATGTAAAGGAAGTTGCTCCTATTTCAGAGGAAGAGTTTCAGGGCTTACTTAGAAACACACTTAAACTTCACTACTTTGAGTGTGTCAAAAGATTTAAGTCAGTAAAGAGAGCCTTTAAGAAGGGATATATAACCAGCTTTGGTTATATTCTCCCAAAGAGACCTTTTAACAATAAGAAACATACTAAAGGTAGAGAGGCTAATATTGAAAAGAAGAGAATTTGGGAAAGAATCACAGGTAAAAGAGTAATATGGTAGAACAAGATTTCAATAGTGAACCAGTATTTTACTGCAAGCATTGTCTATCACTTAACATTAAGTCAGTAGATGATTCTATAGATACTGATTATCTTGATTTCTGTGATGAATGTGGTAGTACTGAAGTTGGGCAGACTGATATACATACTTGGGAGAAAATGTATGAACAGAAGTATGGTAGGAATTTTTTAACAGGAGAAGAAGTATAATGGAAGAGAAAGTAAAAGCACAGGCACCTGAGCAGCCAAAGCAGCTCAGTTATGAGGAACTTAGGAACATAGCTGGACAGCTTCAACAGCAGAATATGCAGTTGAGAAGAGCTCTTAATGACCTCAACTATAAGAATATGTTTGAGAGACTCAATTACCTGTTCAAGGTTATGGAGTTCTCACATATGTTCAGTGATGAATTTGTAGGTAAGTGTGTAACAGAGATTGAGTCACTTATGACTATTCCTGAAGATACATCAGAGGATACTACTGAACCTAAAGCAGAGGAATAATCATGAAGAAGCCTGACAGTGTAGTAATGGTTCCAGGCAATATTGATTCCTTCTTTAGAAAATGGTTTGAATTTCTTGAGCCATTCCATAGACTTACAGCAAGAGAAATGGATGTGGCTACTGCATTTGTCAAGCAGAGATATAAACTAAGTAAGGTAGTTAAAGACCCAGATATACTTGATAAGGTATTGATGAGTGAAGATACCAAAAAAGCAGTGAGGGAGGAATGCAATATAACCCTTCCTCACTTTCAAGTGATAATGGGTAAACTTAGAAAGAATCAGATAATTGTGGATGGAAAGATAAATCCAAGATTCATACCTAATATAGATGAAGAATCTGGTTCATTTAAGCTATTGTTATACTTTACATTGAAGTAATGAACTATAAGCCAATATTTGAGAAAGTCTCTCAGGAGACAGGAATACCTGAAGAGGTTGTATCTTTAGCCTATAGGACATTCTGGAAGTTCATTAGAGAGACAATCACAGAACTACCTTTGAAGGAGAATCTCACTGAAGAGGAATTTAAGGAGCTCAGGACATGTTTCAATGTTCCATCATTGGGCAAACTTGTATGTACCTATGAGAGGTATTTGGGAATGAAAAAGAGATTTAAGTATCTCAATGGTTTAAAGAGTAGAAGTAATGATTAATATAAAGAAAATTAGACCACTGTTTACTAAAATAGTAACAACACTTGATAGATATGAGGAAGACCAGACTACTAAAGGTGGTCTTGTAGTAGCACAGAAGCAGGCAGGTTCTGTTAAAGAATACCAGAGGATTGTAGCAGTAGGTTCTAATCCTGCTGGACTTAAAGTAGGAGATATAGTTATGATTAATCCTGCAAGATATGCAGTGATGAAACATAAGCAGGGTTCTCTAAAGGATGGAGTTATTGAGGACAATCCAGTGCTTGGCTATAATCTTCCAATCATAGAACTTGATGGAGTCCCTCATTTGCTCCTTGAAACACAGGATGTGGATTTTGTTATAGAGGAATATGAGGATGATACCCCTGAGGAAACAATAGAATCAAGAGCAGCCAAGGCTGGAATCTATGCCCCAGGAACAAGTAAGATAATATCTTAGTTATATAGCCAGTTTAATAAACTGGCTTTTATTGGTTATAGATATGAAGTTAATAGAATATGATAACTACCAGTTAAAGTTGTCAGATGAAGCCTATCTTGTGAGACCTATAAGGAAACTTTTCAATCAGGACAGGTCTTCTACTAAGGAGAAATTCTGGCAGCAGATAAGTTATCTTTACTTTATGACTGACCCAATCAGTTCATATATGTATATAACTGACCCAGAGGAAAGGGCAAAGGAAATAAAAATACAGGAAGGTCTTCCAGAAGACTTCAAACCCTCAAAGGAACTTGAAGAGGCTATGGACATCTATGCAAAGTTATGCAATACTTCCTCTACTCTGCTTCTTCAGGATACAAGAGTTGCCATAGACAAGTTAAGGGAGTTTCTTAGGAACGTAGACCTTAATGAAAGGGATGATAAGGGTAAGCCTGTATATCCTGTGAATACCATAACCTCTGCTATAAAACAGATTCCAGAACTTGCTAAGTCTCTTTCTGAAGCTGAAAGGGCGGTTCAAAAGGAACTTGAAGAGTCTGGAAGAGCAAGAGGTGGTAATAACAAAACAATTTTCGATGATGGCATAATCTTATAAATCAGTAAGTTAAAATGGAAGAGATAATAAGGGCACTTACAAGGTTAGCAATAGAAAGAACAAAGAATCCATTTATAAGGTTCATTGTAAGAAAGACCAGCAAACCACTGAAGATAAAGGCATATAAGGAACTTACATTGGAACTGTTTCTTCATTCTGAAGGGAAAAATACTTTAGTATTGAAGGTACAACAGTCTATAAATACATCAGGAACTGATGATTCCAAGGTATGGGACCTTATGGAACCTTTCTTTACATATGAGGTGCTCAAGTGGGTAATGTCAGGGGAAGGAAAGGAGGTGATAGATGGATATAAGATGGAATAAATATCAGACTCCTTATGAACTACTTAATCTTGAAAATGAACCTCAAGAAATACAAGATGGTTTCTGGGACTTCATAAATAATGTTCCTTACATAAGAAGTCTGATTTCAGAAAACAGACCAAGGGCTTGTGACCTTCCAAGGGATGAAGAAGGTAAGATTATAATTGATATAACAAAACCTCATATAATAGAGGATAGTGATTACTTCAGACCAACAGCAATACATTATAAGGAGACTGGAAGATTTACAGACTTGAGACCTAATCCAAATCCAAATTCTGAGTTTGGCAAGTGGATTAGAGAGGAAATAAGGAGATGCTATGAAGGTTATGTCAGACCTTCTGATGGTGAATGGATAACTGGTGACCTATATTTCTTCCTCAATTATTGTCCTATTCTTCAAGACAGAAAGGATGAGAAAGGAGGAAGAAGAGCTAATAGGGTTGTAGATTTCCCTAAATTCTGGGAGGGTCATTATTATTTATCACATTATCTTAATATAGCCAGAAAAAATGGGCATCATGCTGCTGAATTGGCTTCGAGAGGAAAAGGAAAAAGTTATTTTGGTGCAGCCCTGCTTGCAAAAAGGTTCATACTTGGAGAATCTCTTGAAGTAAACAAGAAAGTACAGTGTGTTGTAACTGCCTCTGAAAAGAAATATCTGTCAGGTGCTAACCAGATACTTGATATGTTCTCTGGATATATAGACTTCTGTGCTCAGAATACCCAGTTTCCTTCAAAGAGATTGGTCAATACCATGCAGAATCTTCAGTGGACTATGGGTTACCAGGACCTTGACAGTGGTACAAAGAAGGGAACTCTCAACTCAGTAATAGGTATCACATCCAAGGATGATGAGTCTAAGCTGAGAGGTTCAAGAGGTGTACTCTATCTTATAGAGGAGTTTGGTACATTCCCAAGACTTCTTGGTCTTTACAACACTCTTAGACCATCAGTAGAAGATGGAGAGAATATATATGGTCTTATCTTCATGTATGGTACTGCTGGAGATAATGAGTCTGACTTTGCTTCAGCTCAGGAGATTATGTACAATCCTCTTGGATATAATATGCAGGACCTTCCAAATGTCTATGATAAGGAAGGTCAGGGTAGAAAGTTATTTACTTTCTTCTTCCCTGGTTATATGAATAGGGCAGAATGTTATGATAAGGATGGAAATTCAGATGTAACAAAAGCTCTTCTTGAGATACTTAAGGATAGGTATCTTGTAAAGTACAACTCTACTGATATCAACTCAATAACCAAGAGAATTGCTGAAATCCCTATAACTCCACAGGAAGCTATCCTCAAGACAAGGGGTAATCTGTTCCCAGTTACAGACCTTAATGAAAGACTTAATCAGCTGGATAATAATCCAAGAGAGTTTGATGATGTCTACACAGGTACTCTGATACAGAATGCCAAAGGAGAAGTAGAGTTCTGTCCTACTGCTGATTTGCCAATCAGAGATTTCCCTCTAAAAGATAATAAGGCAGAAGGCGCACTTGAGATATTCAATCTTCCAGAGAAGAACAGAGAGGACAGGGTATTTCCTGACAGGTATATTATAGGTCATGACCCTGTTGATGATGATGAGTCAGATACACTTTCTCTCACTTCAACCTTTGTTCTTGACCTATGGACAGACCAGATAGTAGCAGAGTATACTGGAAGAAAAACACATGCTGATGATAACTTTGAGATGGTTAGGAAACTTTGCCTGTTCTATAATGCAAAGTGCCTCTATGAGAACAATAAGAAAGGTATATTTGCATACTTCTCAAGAATGAACTGCACATATCTTCTTGCAGATACTCCTGAATATCTTAAGGATAAGGACCTTATAAAAGTCATAGGAGTAGGTAATAAATCAAAAGGAGTGAATGCAACAGCTCCTATTAACAATTATGCTAACACCCTTATAAGGGATTGGTTGCTTAAGCCAATAACAGTTGTACAGGAAGTAGATGGTGAGCAAGTTGAGACTACTATATTCAATCTCTATAGAATAAGAAATAGGGCTCTCCTTAAGGAGCTTATTCTGTTTAATCCAGATATAAACGTGGATAGAGTAAGGGCATTAGGTATGGTAATGCTGTATAGAGAGGAGAAAGTAATTCTGTATCAGGGAGATATGAAGAGGGATGATGATAAGGTGTCGGCTGATTATTTAGGTAATGACCCTTTCTTCAAGATTAATTATGATGATAGATTGATGAAATTTAGCAAAAAGTAATACTACTCTTAATAATTTACTTATCCTATTGTTTAATAGGATAAGTTTTATTACTTTTGCACAGTTAAAAAGTAACTAAGAATGTCAGAATTTATTAATTTTCCAAGGCAACAACTGCCCTTCTCACAGAAGACAAAGAAGTGGAGGAAGCAATGTATGGATTGGGCAGATTCCAAGACATTCTTCAACTACTCTCCTGTAAGGAAAAGCACAATACATAAGAAGATAAACTATGACCTCATTAATGGAAAGCTCCATATGGAGGACATGGAAGCAATCATAAACCCAGAAAGTATAAAGGTAGGCTACATACCTGATAGAATACAGCACTATCCTATCATAAACTCCAAACTGAATGTTCTTAGGGGTGAGGAGACAAAAAGGGTATTTGACTTTAAGGTGGTAGTGACTAATCCTAATGCTGTATCAGAGGTTGAAGACCATAAGAAGGAACAGCTTTTTGCTTCACTTCAACAGTTGATTGCTGATAACTCACTCTCTGAGGAAGATTTTAATCAGGAGCTAGAGAAGCTCAATGACTACTATACATACCAGTGGCAGGATATGAGAGAGATAAGAGCAAATGCTCTTCTTAATCATTATATAAAGGAATATAATATGCCTCTTCTCTTCAACAATGGTTTCATGGATGCCATGACTGTGGGTGAAGAGATTTATCAGTGTGATATAGTAGGAGGAGAGCCAGTCATTGAAAGGGTAAATCCTCTTAAGATAAGAGTGTTCAAGTCTGGCTATTCCAACAGAATAGAAGATGCAGACATTATAATCATAGAAGATTACTGGAGCCCAGGAAGGGTTATAGATACTTTCTATGATGTTCTCTCTAAAAAGGACATGGAGTATATTGAAAAGTTGCCTGACCATATAGGTCAAGCATATTCAGACTCTATGGACAATATAGATGAGAGGTATGGATTTGTAAATAATAATATGGTAGGGGATGAAGTAGTTACTGATGGTTTCTACTTTGACCCACTTAACCTGTTCTCAGATGCAGTAGTGAACTCTCTTCTCCCTTATGACCTTGCAGGTAATCTTAGAGTTCTAAGAATGTACTGGAAATCAAGAAGGAAGATAAAGAAGGTAAAGTCATATGACCCTGAAACAGGTGAAGAGACTTTCAACTTCTATCCAGAGACTTATATCTGTAATCCTGACTTAGGAGAAGAAGAACAGACATTCTGGATTAATGAAGCTTGGGAAGGAACTAAAATTGGTCAGGATATCTATGTTAATATGAGACCAAGAGTTGTGCAGTACAACAGGCTTTCAAATCCATCAAGATGCCATTTTGGTATAGTAGGTTCTATATATAACCTTAATGAATCAAGACCTTTCTCTCTTGTTGATATGATGAAGCAGTACAACTACATGTATGATGCTGTTCATGATAGACTTAACAAGATGATTGCCAAGAACTGGGGTAAGATTATACAGCTTGACCTTGCCAAGGTTCCAAAAGGATGGGAAATAGAGAAATGGTTGTACTATGCCAAGGTTAATGGAATTGCTGTAGTAGACTCCTTCAAAGAGGGAAATATAGGTGCTGCAACAGGAAAGCTTGCAGGAGCACTTAATAATGCCTCTACAGGTGTGATTGACGCTGACTGGGGTAATAACATACAGCAATATATAAACCTTCTTGAGTTTATCAAGCTTGAGATGTCTGAAGTTGCAGGTATCACAAGACAGAGAGAAGGTCAGATAAGCAATAGAGAGACTGTAGGTGGTGTTGAGAGGGCAACTCTTCAGTCATCACATATAACAGAATGGCTCTTTACTATACATGATGATGTGAAGAGGAGAGCACTTGAGTGCTTCCTTGAAACTGCAAAAGCGGCCCTTAAAGGAAGAAGCAAGAAGTTCCAGTATATATTATCTGACAGTTCAATGCAGATAGTAAATATAGAGGGAGATGAATTTGCAGAAGCTGACTATGGTCTTGTAGTAGACAACTCTGAAGGACTTCAAAAGTTACAGTCTCAGCTTGAGACACTTGCTCAGGCAGCCTTGCAAAACCAGACCCTTTCCTTCTCAACTATAATGAAGATATACGGTTCTTCATCCCTTGCTGAAAAGCAAAGAATGGTTGAGAATGATGAAAGGAAGATGAGGGAAATGGCTCAACAGCAACAGCAGCAGGAACTTCAGGCTCAGCAGCAACAGGCTCAGATGCAACAGCAGACTGAAATGCAGAAGATGCAGCAGGAAGATATACTTAATCAGAGAGATAATGAGACCAAGATTCTTGTTGCTCAGATTAATGCTCAATCTAAACTTCAGGATTCAGAGGTAGACATTAATGATGGTATTCAGGAGCCTATGTCTGAAGAAGCAGCTGCAAAACTTAGGGAGCAGATAAGAGAGTTTGATGCTAAAATGATACTTGAAAGGGAGAAACTCAAGGCACAGAGAGATAAGCAGGAAGAGGATGCCAGATTAAAGGAGAAACAAATAAACAAGAAACCAGTAAGTAGTAAATAATTAAGCTATGATAATCAGAGATATTGTATTTTCTACTAATCCCCCTGCAACTCCTTATGTATTATGGATTAAAGCAGGTGCCAATAATATTAACACACTCCATATATATGATGGAGGATGGAGAAAAATAGGTACTAGTTCTGGAGGAGGAACTTCTGACTACAATGACTTAGAGAATAAACCTAAGATTAATAATGTAGTTCTTGAAGGAAACCTTACTCTCAATGACTTGGGGATTATAATTCCAGACCTTAAGAATTATATTACAGAGGATGCTTTAAATACAGCACTTCTTGAATATGCTAAAAAGTCTGATATACCTTCAGTAGAAGGATTGCTTTCTGAAACAAAAGCCCAAGAACTCTATCAGCCAAGAGGAAACTATGCTCTTAAAAGTGATATTCCAGATACTTCTGGCTTTATCACAGAAACTCAGGTAGATACTAAATTAGAGAACTATGCTCAAACATCAGATATTCCTGATACTTCTGGTTTAGCTTCTAAGGATGAGTTAAATGAAGCTATTTCTAACCAGAAGTTTAAGACTATCAATGGTCAGGAAATAACTGGTGAGGGGAATATAGAGATTCAAGGAGGAGGCTCTGTAACTGTAGATGATGTCCTTAGTGAGACTTCTGTTAATCCAGTTCAGAATAAAGTAATCACTGAGCAAATCAATACTATGAATGAATTGCTTGCTCAACTTGATGAAAAAGTATTTCCTACTACCCTTTCTGTATCTGGAGGAGGAACTTATGATGAAGGTACTTCTCAGACAGTTATGGTATCTTGGAAACTCATGAAGAATGGACAGACTCTTACTCCTGATTCAGTAGCTGTAAATGGAGAAACAGTAGACCCAGCAACAGGTTATAAAGTATTTACTGATGTAACTACAACTACAACTTATAGAGTGGTAGTAGTTTATAAAGGTAAGACTTATAATGGAAGTACTACAGCTACTTTCAAGAAGACTTACTATAGATATTATGGTGCTTTACCTGTAGGAACTTCTGTAGGAAGTATTACAGAGCCTATGATAACTTCTTTAAAGAAAGAAGTATGTACCTCTGCTTCTGCTACTCTAACCTATAATTTAGAAGACCAGAGAGCAGTTTATGCGTATCCTTCTACTTTTGGACTTCTAACAAAAGTATTAGATGATGCCACTTCAATGCCTTATGATGATTTTGTAAAAGAGGCAGAAATGGTAATTGATGGAGAAAATTACTATATCTATGCTTTACAAAATCCATCTTCAGTAACTGATTATAAATTTAGATTTGTTAAATAATGGCAGTACAATTTGCATCTAATATAAAATATGAGGGAAGACTTTCTAATTTTACCAGAGATTCTTTTCCTACTTTAGAAGCTATGAAAGCTTTTAAGGAATCTGCATTAGACCCTGGACATATATCTTTCTGTGAAGAGGATAGGAACACATATAAATATGACCCTAATAACTCTGTAGATGTAGTCACTGGAAAGTGGAGATTGTTTGGTGGAGGAATTACTTATCATGAAGTTCCTACTCTTACAGAGGATTATATGATAACTTCTAATCCTTCTCTTACTAATGAAGTAATTTATTATATTACAATAGGAGAGACAGTGCACAAGGTAATTGGAGATTCTACTATCAAATGGCAAGATGGTAAGAGCCCAGTTTCTGAAGCAAACTCTGTAATAGTTGTAAGTGTTTTGAATAATTTAGCTGTTTGGGGGATTTTCAAATGAGTATGTTTAGAAATCTATTAAAAAACAACTCCTCTTCCTACATTAGACTTTCTCCAAGCTCTTTGAATTATACTACGGATGAGGAGGCACAAACACTTACTGTAGAGTCCAATGATAATTGGACTTTGCATGTAACTTATAAAGAAAAGTAGAAAATGTTTACAATACAACAAATACAAGAGATTGCAAGAAAACTTTCTGCAATGTGCAAGAAAGATTCAGACTTTAAACCTATAGCTTTTTGGAAATCTCTTAGTAAGAAGGACAGTATAGCATTTGTAAAAAATGGAGAAAATAGGTCTATGACTTTAGACCAACTTTATACTTATGTGAGACAAAATATAAATAGTGATATTGGGGATGCCTTACAGAGAGTAGCAGCTTTGGAAGAAAGAGCAGATAAGATAGAACAGGATATACATACTATTAATGACACTATCAGTTCTCTTACAAGCAATATTAATAATAGATTTGCTTATATAGACAAGAGTTTAGAAGATATCAATACTGCATTAAGTATATTAACTACTAAATATACACTTACTGTAAATCCTGTTACTCCTGATGCAACTGTTACTATAAATGGAATAGTACAGACTTCAATGCAAGTAACCAATGGTTCAATAGTTAACGTTAAAGTGTCTGCTGATGGGTATAAGACTTATGAAGAGTTTATTTTGGTTGACAAGGATATGGTCATTACTCCTGAGCTTCAGAAAGAAGAAGTGACTTTTTCTATAACTACTATTCCCACAGATTGTGTAGTGAAACTTAATGGTGTTGCTAGAAATTCTATTAATATAATAAAAGGTTCTTCAGTAAATTGGGAAGTATCTAAAAGTGGCTATATAACAAAAAGTGGCAGTACAATTGTTACAGAAAATACTTCAATGCAAGTATCTCTAGATGTAATAGGAGAAGGTAAAATTAACTTTACTATAAATGTAATTTCTCCTTTAGATGCAGTTGTAACTATAAATGGAGAAACTACTAATTCAATTATTGTTGATAAGAACTCAGAAGTTACTTGGTCTGTAGAAGCTCCTCATTATGAGTCTAAGAACGGTACTCAGACAGTAACTGAAGATACTACAGTAGATGTAACTCTTGTTGCAAATAAGTATACTCTTACTATAAATCCTACTCCAGCAGATGCAGTAGTAGAATTAAATGGAGAAGTTAAAAACTCTATTACAGCAGATTATAATACTGATATTAGTATTAAGATATCTAAAAAAGGATACAAGACTTATACTGAAAAGTATAAACTAATACAAACTGAAACTAAAGATATTATTCTTGAAGTAGAAGAGTTTGTAGATATTAATCCTGAGCATATGGAATTTAATTCTGGTGGAGAATCTAAGAGTCTACAGATTGAATCCAATACTTCTTGGAACATTGATTAAAATTGATTAGTAACTTACAAGGGAGAGTTTTAATCTCCCTTGTTAAAAACATAAATAAAATGGCAAAACCAGATTGGATTACATTAAGTAAAAATTCAGGTTCAGGCAATGATACAATATCTGTGGAAGCTCAACCTAATGCTCAAAGATATTGCAGAGAGGGAATAATAACAGTAAACTCAGGAAATGGGAGTACCTCTAAACAGGTAAAAGTATCTCAGTTTGGAGCAGCAACTTATAATATAGATTTAACTTTTGTAGGGGTGCCAGAAGGAAATCTTTTTAAGATATCTTCATGTTACTATACTTTTGCAGGAGATGCAGCAGAAGATGATGATTCTACATACATAGTTAAAGTTAAACTCCTGAATGATGGACTCCCATTTCAGTTACCTGATGGCAGTACAATTTTAGAGCTACCTGTTGAGATGGTCACTGGGGAATCAGTAGGAACAGGCAAAAAGACTTTTACTACTTCATTCAAAATAAGTAGTAAGGACGCATTGTCCTTTTATACCACAATGTTTGCAACATCTTCATTAGGTACTGTAGTTGTAGATGAGAATACAAGTAATGTTAGATGTGAGAAGGAAACACTTGCAGTAGATGTTAGCAATATTCCTGAAACAGCAGCTGGAGGTGTTACCGTTGTTACTGTAGGTACACAAGATAGTGTAACATGGACTGTTGAATAAAATAAAAATAAGTGATTATGGCAAAACCAGATTGGATATCATTTAGTGAATCTTCAGGAGAGGGTTCAGGCAGTTTTTCTATACTAGTTGATAAAAATGACTCAACTTCTGCAAGAAGTGGAGTAGTTACTATAAAAACTATTAGTGGATTAACTCATGAAATACAAGTAACTCAGGCAGGAAAAGTAGCAAATTCTTTTCAGGGTTCTGGAAAGTTCTGTTCTATTGGCATAGAAGCAAGTACTTTCCCTAGTGGGGTAAATCAAGTAACTTTTTGTGCTTCAATTATATTATCAGGTAATACCCAGCAGATAAGTGCAGGTACTTTAACTTTAACTAAAGATGAAAGCACAGGAATGTCTTTTGGAGATTTGTCTTTGGATTCTGAAAAAATATCAGTAGATAGTGGAGTGTATGTTGGGAGAATATTGGTAACCTGTAATCCAGGAAATATACCTTGGAGCACACCTTTTAATAGATTTACTGGAAGTCTAGAATATGACCCAGGAAATATAGCATTTGGAACCTCTACATCTTCTACTTCCTATTCTGCTTCTTTTCAGCAGCCATTTGGCTATGCATGGGGATTTTACATACCTGAAAAAATTCCTATTTCAGGAGAGACTACTCTTGTTTATAAGACTCCTTCAAACTTACCAGCTATTTTAATTACCGAAGTAAGGTAAAATTAATTATATTTTTACAAAAAACATTTCTTTAATTTAAAATCAATTTAAATTATGGCTAAACCAAAATGGATTACAATTGGAACCACAGAAGGTTCCATGAATGGCTCAAGTGAAATCACTGCTGCTGCCTACACTGGTAGAGTTGCCAGAGAGGGTACTATTACAGGTACAACAGCAGGCGGAGCTACTGATACTACAGCTGTATCTCAGGCGGGTGCTGAAGAATTTATTAATGTGTCTAACCAGAGTTCAGATACCGCAACTGCTGTTGGTCAAAGTATTACTCTTTCAGGTAAATCTAATTCTGCTGACCTTAAAATTGCCCAAGGAGTCCACATTGAAGGTACTACATATAAACTAGCTATTGCTGGAGTAACAATAGATTCTTGGAATGGTATTGATAATATAGAAATTCCAGGAGACCCAGGAGCATCAGCAGAGTACGACTTCACTATGACAGTGGTTATTCCTGAAAATAAATCTACTGAGTCTCTAACTGAACAATTTGAGATAATAAATGCAAATGATACTGTAAGGTATTCTCAAGTTGTTATTACTCAAGCAGCTGGTGTTAAGAATTATGCAACTCCAGTCATCTCTGCATTTGCTTACCCTATAGCATCTGCTGGTGGAGATTTAATTACTCCTTCAGTATTTAGCTACTCACAGACTTGGGGATGGAATGAGTCTAATACAAATGGTGGAACTCTCACTGGTACTCTTGAGGCTCCAGTTGCTGGTACAACATTTAAGTTTACAGGTCCATATATAGACCAGGAACCAAATGAGACTGGTGAGGTTGTATTTACATCAAAGGAAACCACTGTCTCAGGCATTACTGAAAGTACAGTTACTGCAACTGTAACTCTTAATGGTAAGACTTCTGCTGAAAAGACTGCCGCAGCTAATCAGGCAGCTAATAATGCTTCCTATGGAGATGTTAATTTCTCTAGCAGAGTTCCTTCAGCTTCTGATATTCCAGCTTCAGGTGGTTCTGTTGGTTCATCTAACATCACATGGTCTGGTACTGGAGTTATTGCTACTCAGACAATTAGCTATACTTCTGGTTCTATAGTTACTATTTCTAATGATGCTGGCTCTTCAGTTCCAACATTTAATGCTATTGCAGTTACCTATAGTGCAGCTGTTACAGCAGCTTCTAAGGGTACGGCAGTTTCTGCAAGAACTGAAGCAGGTGTCATTACAATTACCGCAGCAGGTGCTGCCGACAAGATAGCCACTAAGTCAGTTACTGTATATCAGGCAGCTAACTCTGCAACTTACGGTGATGTAACTATTGGTCAGGCTACTCCAGTATCTCTTGCTGCTCCAGGTGAGACTTATGCTATTGTTCCTGCAATGAAGCAGACAGTTACTTACACTTCAGGTGCTACTAGAACTGAGGCTACTCCAGCAGACAATAAGGTACAGCTCTCTGCTGACTACACAGTTAAGACTGCTAAGGAAGGCTTCTCACTTGAGACTAATACTGGTAAGGTTACTGTTAATCTTAACCCTACAACTGCTCCTAGAAATGGCTTTGTTGTTACAATCTCAGCTGAGGGTGAGGGTGGTAAGACTGCTACTAAGGATATTACATTCAACCAGCAGGGTTCAGCTTCAACTCTTGACCTCTCTCCTGATACATTGTCATTCGTTGCAGAAGGTGAGACCAAGACATTGACTATCACATCTAATGATTCTTGGACATTGTCCTAATCATAGATTAGAATAAAATTAACAAGAGGTTAAGTGTTCTACTTAACCTCTTGCTTTTTTTATTTATACTTCTTACCTTTGCCTATTGGAGGAAAAAGATATGAAACTTAAAAGTTGGATATATATAGGAGTAGCTGTTCTTGTACTTGGTATGATTGGTGTTATATCACTACAGTCTTCAAGAATAGATAGTCTGAAGAAAGATTTGTCAATAAGTATAGCCAATGAGAAGGCTTTATTTGCTGACAATGATTCTCTTAATAATAAAGGAAGAACATTACAGCTTACAGTAGAACAATTAAACTATATTAATGACTCCATCATTGTGAAGATGAATGAAGTCAGAAAGGAACTTAAGATTAAAGACAAGAACATAAAGGAACTTGAATATCAATTATCTGAAGCCAAGAAGACTGATACCTTGATATTCAGAGATACTCTTTTCAGAAATCCAGAACTTAAGATAGATACTACTTTAAGAGATAAATGGTATTCTCTTAATCTAAAACTTGAATATCCATCTACTGTAATTGCCTCTCCCAAGTTCATATCAGAGAGGTATGTAGTGCAGAGTTTAAGGAAAGAGACTATTAAACCTCCTAAGAAGTGTTGGCTGGGGAGACTATTCCAAAAGAGACATAAGGTGATTGAGACGGAAGTAATTGAGAAGAGTCCTTATATAATAAACAAACAGGAAAAATATATAAAGATTATCGAGTGATGGATTTAGGAGTATTGATTACAGCAGGTATAGGTACTGTGACTACATTCTGCTCTGCATTTTTTACTTTTCTATTCTCAAAGAAGAAGTACAATGCAGAAGTAGATAGCACACAGATATCCAATATGCAGGCATCTTTAGATATATATCAGGACATGGTTAAAGACCTTGGCAGAAAACTTGATTTGTATTCAAAGATTGTAGACAAGAATAAGGCTGAAGTAATGAGACTTAAGAGTGTGGTCATCAAGATGATTGGTAAAATCTGTACAATTGAATCCTGTAAGAACAGATGCCCTTATAGTGACACGGAGCTTGATGATTTGTTCAGACTATTAGATTTTGATACTGATGAAACTGACTATAAAGAGAACTATAACAAGAAATAGCTACACTTTAGGTAAGCTGTATATAGATGGGGTCTATTTCTGTGATACTTTGGAGGATAGAGACAGAGGACTTACTCAAAATATGTCAGTAGAGCAAATAAAGTCTATTAAAGTACCTGGAGAAACAGCTATTCCAAAAGGAACCTACAGAGTTACTTTAGATGTAGTTAGTCCTAAATTCTCCAAATATCCATTCTATATGGAAACTTGTGGAGGTAAATTACCAAGACTTATTGATGTAAAAGGCTATGAGGGTGTTCTTATTCATGTTGCAGATGGCCCAAAGAGGGATTCCTTGGTACAGGGATGCATAGGAGTAGGCAACCTTTCAGCAGAAGAATATCTTATGAATGGTAAGAAAGTATTTGCTGAACTCTACAATAAGTTGAAGGGCAATAATATAGAACTTGAAATTGTTTAATTATGGCTTGCAAGAAAAGTAAAGGTAAGGGAAAGAAGGGTAAGTAGTATTACTCTAAGTGAAAAAGTTTATAGGCAATAAGGAAAATGTTTTCCTTATTGTCTTTTACATTTTTTGTATATATCTTTGCATGAAGTTTAAGGAGAAGATAATATGGAAGAACTTGATTTGAACAACATCCTCAGCCCAGAAGAGGTAGATAATCTCTTTGATGAGGAAGGAAGTAAGACACAGGAAACTCCACCTGAACCAACGGAGGATGATAAGAAAAATAATGAAACTACTGAGGTTCAAGTAGATGCAGAAGATTTATTTGAATCAGAGAGCGTAGGTAGTGGAAAAGAAGATAAGCAAGGAAAGGAAGATACCTCCCCAGATGGGACTGGTACTTCTCCCAAAACCAACTTCTACTCTTCCATTGCCAGTGCCTTGAAAGAAGATGGTATCTTCCAGAACCTTGATGATTCTAAAGCCAGTGAAATAAAAGATGCAGAATCTTTTGCACAGGCTATAAGAGATGAAGTTTCTGCTCAATTTGATGAAAGACAGAAGAGGATTGATGAAGCATTGAATGCTGGAATTGAACCTTCTGAAATCCAGAAGTATGAGAGAACACTCAATTATCTTGATTCAATCAAGGATGAGAATATTTCAGATGAGTCAGAGCAGGGTGAACAGTTAAGAAGACAGCTCATCTATAATGACTTCATCAATAGAGGTTACTCTAAAGAAAGAGCTCAAAGGGAAGTAAAGAAGTCTTTTGATACAGGCACTGATATAGAAGATGCCAAAGAGTCTCTAAAGAGCAATAAGGAGTTCTTCAAGAGCTCTTATGACTCTATAGTAGAGGAGGCTAAGAAAGAAGAGGAAAAGGAGATTGAGGAGAGAAAGAAGGATGCTGAAACTCTCAAGAAGAACATACTTGAAGAGGAGAAGGTATTTGGAGAGCTCCAGATAGACAAGGCTACAAGACAGAAGGTCTTTGATAATGTAAGTAAGCCTGTCTATAAGGACCCTGAAACAGGGGAACTCTTCACAGCATTACAGAAGTATGAGATGGATAATAGACTTGATTTTCTTAAGAATGTAGGTCTCATATACACTCTTACTGATGGCTTTAAGAACCTTGATGGGCTTATTAAAGGAAAAGTAAAGAAGGAAGTGAGGAAGGGATTGAGAGAGCTTGAAACCACTATCAACAATACTGCAAGAACCGCAGATGGTAATCTGAAGTTTGCAACTGGAGTTGATGAAGACCCTGAGTCTTATGTGGGCAAGGGCTGGCATCTTGATGTCTAACCTCCTATTCTGAATTAACAACAATAACATAAAAATTTATGGCAGGAAAGCTTGGTAAATTTCAGATGTTAGGCTTCCAGCACTGGAAAGGTACAACCAAGGAAAACCACCTTGGACAAATCTTCCAGTTAGCACCTCAGAAGGCTACAAACCTTATGGTGCAGCTGCTTGCCTACTACAGAGGTAAGACCCTTGACACATTCCTCAATCAGTTCCCAACAAGGGAGTTTGATGATGACAATGAATATTACTGGGATGTGATTGGTTCTTCAAGGAGAAACATTCCACTTGTTGAAGCAAGGAATGGGAATGGAGATGTTGTAAAGGATACAGATGCACCTGTAGGTGCTGGTTATACTCCATTCTATCTTGTATTCCCAGAAGATTGGTTTGCTGATGGAGAAATCCTTTGGGGTAACTACAATGAGGCATATCCACTTAGGGTTCTTGGAGAAGCAAGGTTTGAGGGAACTAATGCGGTTTATAAGGTAGAGGTCTTTGGTACTAATTCTAAGGGTGTACCAGCAGAAAGACTTCTTGCAGGAGAAAGGTTCTCTATTGGTTATGCTCCGGTAGAAAGAAGTTTCTCAAGGAAGGTTGGTGACATCAGATTCAGCTCACCAGTTTCTATGAGAAATGAGTGGTCTACTATTAGAATTCATCACAAGGTTGGTGGTTCAATGCTTAATAAGAAGCTTGCAGTAGGTATTCCTATTACTAAGGAAACTGAAGGTGGAAAGCTTGTTAAGGATACCACTAATATGTGGATGCACTATGTAGACTATGAACTTGAACTTCAGTTCTCAGAAGCAAAGAATAATGTACTTGCTTGGGGTGTTTCCAACAGGAACAGTAATGGTGAGTACCTTAACTTTGGTAAGTCAGGTGAGGCCATCAAGACTGGTGCAGGTCTGTTTGAGCAGATGGAAGTAGCTAATACAATGTACTACAACCACTTCTCACTTAAACTCATTGAGGATGCTCTTTATGAACTTTCAGCATCTAAGCTTGATTTCAATGACAGATACTTTGTTATCAAGACTGGTGAAAGAGGAGCAATTCAGTTCCACAAGGAAGTCCTCAAGACAGTTTCAGGTTGGACACAGTTTGTACTTGACAATAACTCTATTGGAGTAGTTCAGAAGACTCAGAGCAAGCTTCATGAGAATGCTCTCTCAGCTGGTTTCCAGTTTGTAGAGTATAAGGCTCCTAATGGAGTAAGGGTTAAGATTGATGTAGACCCATTCTATGATGACCCAGTAAGAAACAAGATTCTTCACCCAGAGGGTGGTGTAGCATACTCATATAGGTATGACATTATGTACATTGGTACAATGGACCAGCCTAATATCTTCAAGTGTGCTATCAAGGGTCAGACAGAGTTCAGGGGCTATGAGTGGGGTCTTAGAAATCCATTCACTGGTCAGATGGGTAATCCATACATGAGCCATGATGAGGATTCAGCAACATTCCACAGAATGGCAACTCTTGGAATCTGTGTTCTTGACCCTACAAGAACAATGTCAATTATACCTGCAATACTTCAGGGATAAATCATAAGGGGTAGGGTAGTACCCTATCCCTTTATTTTTAAAGGGAGATAAATAATGGCAAAGAAAATGGAAGAGTCTATTGATTTTGGAGCTATAGATGATAGCCCAATTTCAGTACATGAAGTTAGTTCTATGGGAGGTAATGAACCACCTGCAAGAATAGAAAGTGAGAAGAAGCCAAAACCAAGTAGAGTGGTTGAATCTTGCTTAAGAAATGAGAGAGTAATTATCAGGCATGTCCCTAAGGAGGGAGGGCTTGTTACTAACCCTAAGCATATCCTCTATGGAGGTATGGCTGAAAGTGCAGTGAGATACTTTACAGTTCCTATCCTTGGGTCTTCTGGTGCATATAAGAATGTACTTACAGATGATGAGAAGACATTTCTTGAGGAGATTATGGGGCTTGAATATAATGCTCTCTCTATCTATAAGAAGGAGAACAATTACTGGGATAACTATCAGGTTAGACTGACAAAGCAAGACAATTATCTTGACCTTTCAGTACCAGATGATTATATCAAGTACAAGGTCCTTAAGGCTAACTCTGACTTTATTGCAGATTCTCTTGAGACATTACAGGACAAGCCAAAGGTAACATACCAGTTTGTAATGATTAGGGAGGGTGAGCAGGAAAGCCAGGAGAGTGAAAAGATGTCAGCTACTATGAAGTGCTACATGGAATATGGTAGAATTAAGGATGACAGAGATGCTCTTAGGTGCATTATTGAACTTATAGATGGTAGACCTGTAGCCTCTAATTCAAAACTTGAGTTCCTTCAGGGCAAGATTAATAACCTTATTCAGGCTGATTCTAAGTTGTTCCTCAAGATAATCACTGACCCACTTCTTAGTACTAAGGTGCTTATCAGTAAGGCTATTGAAGCAGGAGTAATATCAAAGAGAGGTGACCAGTTATACCTCAGAAGTGACAACTCACCACTGTGTGACCACAATGAGGACCCTACTCTGAATGTAGCTGCAAGATACCTTAACCTTCCTAAGAATCAAGAGCTTAAACTTTCAATTGAAGCAAAGGTAAAATAATATGACAACACAAGAGTTTTCACTTGAATTTGATTTAATGTATAATAACATTTCTTCAAATCAAGCTCCAGGACTTTCAGAATATGAGAAAAGCTTGTTCTTAACCCAAGCACAAGAAGCTCTGGTTCTTGATATTTATTCAGGAAAACTTGGAAGTCCTTTTGAAAGTACTGAGGAAGTTACTGATTATTTGAGTCCTTTGGTTAAGCAAGTTACATATACAAGTAAAGTAGAAGGTAAGGGATTGGATTCAAGGTCAGTATTCTTTAATATAGATACAGACATTTGGTTTAAGACAGGAGAAAAGGCAATAATAAAGGATGATTCCCTTAAATGTGGAAATTCTACAGAAAGAGAAGTAGATGTAGTTCCAGTAACACAAGATACTTTATATAGAACTAAGAATAGCCCATTTAGAGGACCTAATGAAAGAAGGATATTAAGATTGGACTGTGAAGCCAATAAAGTTGAATTAATAAGTAAATATCCTATTGAGTCTTATACAATAAGATATCTTTCAAAACCAGAACCTATAATACTTGAAGATTTACCAGAAGGTCTGACTATTAATGGTATAAGTACACCTCAAACTTGTAAATTAAGTTCAGCAATTCATAGAGCAATCCTCATCAGAGCAGTAAGTATTGCTAAGTCTGTTTGGGGTTCACAACAATAGTTTTACAAATATTTTAATAAATAATAATTTATGGCAGCTTTTTCAGTGCATCAGGTAAGGCAGCTCTATGTTGCTAATGCCTACAAAGAGAATCTTGCAGCTCTTAAGGATGCTGGAGATATCACTGTAGTAAAGGAAGCTAAAGGCAGTGCTATCTATTTCCAGTACATGGGAGCACTTCTTGATAAGATGAGAAGTGACCTTATCAAGATTGAGAATATTACCAGTCTCACAGCTACTAAAGCTGAAGACATGGCTACTAAGCTCAAGGGATATACTCTTACTCTTGACCCTGAGGTAAATGGTGGTCAGCCAGTAGCTGGGCAGGATTATATTCTTAGACTTGCATTTAGAGAGTATATTGGTATGTCAGAAGCAGACCAGTACTTCAAGTATGGTATGGTTCATGCTTATTCAGGTCTTTCTGCATCTGATTTCTATAAGAAGATGGCACACTCTTTAGTAATTAATCTTTCAAAGGATGTAACAGCTCTTGTAGATGTTTACCTCTATGATGGTTCTAATGAAACTAAAGTAGAGGCAATGAGTTGGGAGGCTTTTGATAAAGCCTATACTGGAACTTATACAGCAATTAGGTTTGTAGAAGCAGTTCAACCTTGGCATTTAGGTACAATGCCTCAGGCAGTAATTCCTTTTAAGGTTCAGCCAGTAAATGTTCTTGTAGATGGTGACCAGAGAATTTGGGGAGAAGTTAAGTCTTATGACCCTCAGGCTTCTCTTCCAGAAGGACAGCTTATTGCAGACCTTGAGTACTTCTGCATGGGTGAAAGAGGAGACCAGTACAGAAATATGGGATGGCCTAATGTTATTCCTACCAAGTATCTGGTTGACCCTAGCAAGAAATATGATGTTCTTAATATCCACTATTTCTATCAGGGTGATGGAATTTCAGTACAGAAGTCTGAAAAGGACATCCAGATTGTAGTTCCTAGACCAGGAGAAGAGGATTATACAAAAATCAATGCTCTTATCGCAGCTATTAAGGATATTGTCCCAGCTGAGACAAGAGCATCCCTTGAGGAACTTAAATAAACTAAAGGGACCTTAAAAAGGTCCCTTTTATTGTTTAATTTTCAACTGAATTAGTATGGTAATTTTTAATGATTTAAGAATAACTCCTGATGGTCAAAATCTTTTTATAGATGTTAAGGTAGCTCCATACAAATACTTTGAAAATATGTATATATCTTCAATAAGTATTGATACAGAAGAAACATTTTCTCCTACAGGAAAACCAAGTTCTAATGCAGTTGTAGTATATGAAAATCAAGATACAACTGTAAAAGAGTACAGTATAAATCTCTCACCAGATAAATTCAAGTTATCAGCATTTAATAGTCATATATTTTATGTATATGTATCTGTAGCTGGTACTCCTTCTATTGATACTCCTTGTGCAATGGACACTGAGTATACTTTAGGGGTAGTATTAAATTGGCAACCTATATATCAAAAAGGTATAAATCATATGAAGCAAGTAGTTAATGGCTGTTGTGAATTGCCTAAAGACTTCATAGATTATATACTTAGATTCAAAGCATTTGAACTTGCTATTAGAACTGCTCAATATACTTTGGCAAATGATAAGTTCAAAGAGTGGTTTGCAGAAGAGAATGTGAAGTTTAACCCTCCTTGTAGATGTAAATAATATGTATGCAGGAAAAACAACTCAACAAGCTCTTGATGCCCTCAATGAATATTTCACTAATCTTAGTCAAACAGGCTATTTAAGATATGATACAGTTGTAAAAATATTAGGATTATTATTAGTAGATTCTTTTCTTAATACTGACCTAAATACCTATGTAACTGAGGAAGACTACAACATAATGGCAAAATTTTTATATTGTTTGTATGGAAGTAATTGCCTTATGCCTTATCTTCAATTCTATAAAGAAATACCTCAGTTAGGCACTATTCTTCCAAAGCCTGGAGGAATGCAACCTTATAGAGGAACAGAGGAAGATATATTAAGATTTACTGAACAAGATTTTAGGGTGAGAGCTACTGAATATAAAACAGATTTTTGGGATAATTAAGTTTACATAATATAACAAAATTGATTAGACTATTGCATGAATGACTATTTTTTCTTACATTTGTGCAATAGTCTAATTTAGTTAATATAAGTAGAATTATGGCAACATATAGAGAAGTGGTATATATGGCTTTAGATGAGTTAAAACTTATCTCAAATGATGCCACTTATACACCAGAACATCTCATCTTTCTTGCAGATAACTATAGGGCACTCCTTCTTGACAGGAGGTATAGGGATGCAAGAAAAGGAGAGGTTTCAAGAAGTAATTATCAAGAGATATGCTTTGACCTTATAGAAGTTCCAGCTATTCCTGGAACAAGCTGCTATGGAGTATATCTCAGGAGTACTGAGAAAGTTCCATCATTAATGAGTGTTGGTATTAAACATATATATCCAGTAGATTACTTTAGCTCAGAACATATATCCTATATACCTCTTGAGAGAATGCCTTATGTGGGAAACAACAAATGGCTTTCTAATATGATATATGTTACTAAAGGACCTGATGATTACCTGTATTTGAAATCAGCTAATCCTCAATTCTTATATCTCAAGAAACTTAGAGTAGATGCAGTTTTTCAGGATTCTCAGAAAGCAGCTAGTATGTCTTGTAGTGCTGAATCTGGTGCTAATTGTGATATACTTGATTCTGAGTTTCCTCTTGAAGATACTCTCATATCACCTCTTGTACAGCTTATGGTACAGGAATTAAGTGGAGCTAGATATTTGCCTACAGATAAGCAAAATAATGCTTCAGATGATATGAGTGGAATGATGGGAGTTAATCCTAGAACCACTAAATCTACTAAAACAGAGGAAGACTAATGGGAATAAGGGAGTTTATGTCTTCTGCTAAGAAGGCTAAAGGAAAAAGAGTACACAAAGCCAGGAATTCCTGGGGAGTAAAAGATGCCTTCCACTACTATAGAAAGACAAGACCAAAGGAGTCTGAATATGTACTTACTGAATGTGAGTTCCTAAGTATCATAAGAAAGACCAATGATATCCTAAGGCAGCTTATTATACAGGGAGAAGAGATTGTATTGCCTGAGAAGATGGGAAAATTGGAGCTCAGGAAGAGACCAACTATAGTAGAATTTAAGGAAGGTAAACTTAGGACCAATCTTCCAGTAGATTGGGACTCTACTCTAAAACTGTGGTATGAGGATGAACAGTCTTATAAGGATAAGAGGCTTGTAAGACAGGAAACTAAAGAAGTATTCAAAGTCTTCTATAATAAATATAGAGCAGACTACCAAAATAAATCTTTCTATCAATTCCATATCAACAGGGAAATTAAGAAAGGACTTAAGCATAAAATAAAAAATGGGGAAATAGATTCCCTTATGTTATATAGAATTAGGCATGGAGAAGACAACTAACATAAGAAGGGTTGCTGACAGAATAATGAGACATCCTCTTCTCAGAGATGTGCCCTTTGAAACTATTCTTGATTACACTGTAGATTTTTTACAGATAGTAGGAGTCCCTTCTCTCTTTGAAGAGAAGACTGCTTTACTTCATGTAGAGGATTACAGATGTATGCTGCCTTGTGATTATGTATCTATGATACAGGTAAGGACAGCCAAGAAAGTTGATGGCATAGAACCTAACCATAGGTCTCATATATCCTATAGGTATTCTACTGACTCATTTCATATGAGTACTGAGAAACCTGATGTAGGAAGATATGGGACTGACCTTACATATAAGATTCAAGGATGTGTTATATATACCTCAACCAAGGATACAGATATAGAGATAGCCTATAATGCCATAGCAACTGATGGTGAAGGTTATCCTTTATTACCTGACAATCCTTCCTTCCTCAGAGCTCTTGAAGCTTATATCAAGAAACAGCAGTTCACTATACTGTTTGATTTAGGGAAACTACAGCCTGCCATTCTACAGAATGCCCAGCAGGAATATGCATTTTATGTTGGAGACTGTGAAACTGAATTTAACAGACTTTCTCTTGATAAGGCTGAGTCTCTGTTTAACTCTTGGAGAACTCTCCTTATAAGGGATAGTGAGCATAGGCATGGCTTTGTTAATAATGGAGCCAAAGAATATTTAACCATTCAGCCATAATATGGAACAGAAGATTGCATCATTTCAAAATAAAGGAATGACAAGAGACCTCTCAATAAGTAAAGTAAATAATGAGTTTGCTTATGAGAACTTTAATGTCAGAATAATAGCTAGAGACCATGATACTCTTCTTTCTGTCACAAATGAAAGAGGGAATAAAGAGATAGAACTTAAGGGGCAGCCTTTTACTAAAGGCACTCCTTATGTAATAAAGTATTATGCTGATGGAGATTTTGAAGTTGATTCTAAAATTACAAGCTATACTAATTCATTAACCCTTCTTTGGAAACTTAAGTCAGGTGAAACTGGAAGTATGACTTATGCTTACAGCGCTAATAAATGGAAGTTCAAAGATGGGGATTCTATAATTAGTCCTATTTCAGAAGTAGAGTATTTAAAAGCAGAGCTGGGATATGTATTGGAAGATTATACTTATCACCCTATAAATATTATTTATCATGATAGTAATGATGATGAATTTTTATATGAAAGTGAAGATTTTCCAACAGCAGCTCCTCCAATAACTTTAAAGGGGATTCTAATAGGGCACAGTGTATTAAATAATTATATGGTTCTATTTACTCATGAAGAGGATACTAAGATAGACCATATTTATAGAATAGAGTATGTTGATGAGGAGAATTGGAGAAGCTTATCACTGTTTGATGGAAATTTAGGATTTGATTCTAAACATCCAATAGAAACTCTTGCCAATTATGAAACAGAAGCTGTTCAAAAAGTTTATTGGGTAGATGGAATTAACCAGCCAAGATTTATCAATATAAAGAAACTTGACTATAACAGTGATAATCCAAGTCAGTTTGATTTTGTAACAGAATTTAATCCTAGTCTTGGTGTTGAGATAACTAAAACATTTTTAGGAACTTCTTCATTCAGTAGTGGGACTATACAATACTTTTTCACTTATTCAAATAATTCTGGACAAGAAACTAATATAGTTGGTAAAAGCAATATCTATAATCTCAGTGACCAAGAGAGGGCAACTCCAGCTGATTCCACAGCTTCTTGTGCTTTTAAAATAGACTTGACAGGTTTAGACAAGAGGTTTGATAATGTAAACATTTATTCTATTATTACTACCTCTACTTTATCTTGTAATAAAGTAGCAACTTTACCTATTACAGATGAAGTTTCTTATGTAGATACAGGTTCTTATACTATATCAATAGACCCAACTACTCTCCTTTATATAGGAGGAACAGAGATTCATGCAGAGACTCTTGCTCAAAAAGACAATACTTTATTCTTAGGAAACATAGAACTTCAAACAGATGCAGTTGATACTGAACTTAAAAATCTTATAGATGCTACTATAGGAAAAGATTCAGATGGGAATTTTACTGGTGAAAGTTCCATGATTGAATTTGAATATTCTGATAAATATGTATTTCAGAATAACAGCTTAGGGACTGTATATTATGAAGACCAACAACTTAATTTAGGTTCTGATAAATATCTGTTCTTTAAGGGTGGAGAAAAATATAGATTTGGACTAGTTTTCTTAACAGGCACAGGAAGAAGAAGTTCAGTATACTGGATAGGAGATAAGGTTAATACTTTGTATCCAAAATCAAACTCTATCAGAACATATAAGGCAGTAGCTAAATGCACAATACCTCAAGAAGTAGCTTCTTATATTTCTAAAAATACCCCTTATAAAAGGGCTATTTTAGTAAGAGCACTTATGGCTGAATCTGATAGGTCTGTCATAGCTCAAGGTTTTGTTAATCCTACTGTATTCAATGCAACTCAAAGAGTATTGAATTCCCCTTATGCAATGTCTTCTTGGTTTTTTAGACCTAAGAACAGCAATGTTATTACAAATACTCATTTCTCACAAATACCAGCAAACAAAAGTATTTCAGCAGAAATACAGAATGTCAATGGAGAATATGATGAACAAGGTAAAGAAATAACTAAACCACCTTATTTTACTAAGGATGAAATAGCTTTAAAGAAAAGACAAGTTTGGATTAGGTGGACTGTCAAGGCTTATTATAAAGACAATAAAGGAGGATTTTATGGAGTAACAGGTGCTGAAGCTAAAGCAGTGTTAGAGTTCTTCAATAATGAAGGAAAACAAGAAATAGACAATAATGATGGATTAATTCCAGAAGCAACTATAAATATCAGTTCTAAATGGAGAGAAGCTTATGCAACAGGAGGTTTTGATAAAGTATGGCAGGAGTTCGAGAGGTCTTATAGGAAAGATTTATATCCAAGATTATTAGCTCATTATCCAAAATATGCAAAATTTTTCCCATCAGAAGCTTCAGAAGAAATGAAGAATGCTCTTTATGCAGATTGGAAAAATGCAGGAAAGGCAGCTTATCATAAGAGAACCTCTGCTCCTCTACAAAGAAGAAAAATAAAGATAGGAGGAGTATTAGCAAATAATGGACTTTTATATAGTAAGACTTTAGGTAATAGATTTTATATAGATGAGTCTATAATAACTCTTAATTCTCCTGATATAGAGTTTGGAGAATATCAAACTCTTCCTGATAATTTTAAATTTAGAATTATAGGTTATTCCCCACTTACAGCAGGAGCTACTAATTTCTATATGAATCCTGAAAAGGATAATTCAAATAGTAGTTTCTTGCCAGATAATTTAAATAAAGAGAATATTTCTCAATATCCAGAACAGGCTCCTACTTTACCATTTTTTAGTGGAGATACTATTATAGAAAAAGACAAAAGTTCTGTGGTAGCTCCTTATATAATATACCCTTGGCATAAAACAGGTGCCTTATATAAGAAAGATGATGTTGAGGAATATGTAGTTAAAGATAAAATACTTGCTAATCTTAAATATAGTTTATTTACTAATTATTGCTGGCTCAATAAATATAGAACAGATTTAGATATAACTAAGACTGGAGATTATAATTATTATATGAAGATGGCTTGGGAGCCTAAAGGAGGAATCAGTAATATAAATATAGCTGATGAATCTATAGACAATGTATTCTTAAATATTAGGGATGAAAGGCTTTACTATAATAATTATGATTTTGTTTTAAGTGTTAGTTCTGATGATACATCTTCAGAAAAATATAAAGAGTATACTACTGGAGATAAGCAATATACAGAAGGATTAGACTTTTTATCAGATACTGCTAATTGGGAAGCTGTTGTTACAAACTCTACAGCACCAGTAAATGTAGCAGCAAAGAGTAAAAAGAACTGTATTCTGTCTTTTAATCCTGTAGGAGATGAAACAATTATATTACCTTCAGTAAATGCAGATACTCCTGATATTAATTTATCTAATTATTATCTTCCTTGGGAAACTTATGTTGATGAATCACCAATAAATGACACTCTTATAACTGGGGATTATCCTTATTATATTCCAGATAGATTATTGAATTCTGATTCTGTTTATATAATAGAGCTTGATAATACTTCTACGGTAGATGCTTATAATTCTTTTGATAAGGATTTTAAAAATGCTAAAAATGCTTATTCAAATAAATTAGCTATTGCTTTTATTAAAGAAATATCAGGTAGTGCTGTTACTTATCTAGGAGAAGATGTAGAATATAAAAAGAATGTTTATCCTGGTTTCAAAATAACAGTAGTACCAATCAAAGAATCTGGAATTACCAGTAAATATAATATTACTATAACTGAAGGAAATGAGACCGGAACTTATAAACTAATATACATAAATTCTGAAGGAGTAGAAGAAAAGAGTATAGAAATTATTAATTCCATAGTAGTTACAAAAGAAGAAGCTAATAATTATTCTTTCAAAGTAAAAGCTACCTACACTCCTTTATTTCCAGGATATTCCTCTACAAGGGAAAATATGCAAATATTTGACCTTAAAGCACCTATATTTGCTGGTTCTTCCGTAACTTTAATAGTTAATGATATAAATAAAGGGGTATGTATAAAAACGGATACTGGATTAAATCCTGAACTTGAAGTTATATACTTAAAAGATTATAAAGGAACGTCTTATAAATATACTAGAAAAATAAATACTTTGACTGAGGTAGTTTTAAATAATATTATAATAAAACCAGACAATTTATCCATTCCTCTAGATACTTATGAATCAGGTAAAATAGATACAGATACTTTTGATACTTCTTTGCTTTTTGTAGGAGAACTTTATAGAGATATTGAAGATTATTCAAAGAAGGATTATAGATATGGGGGAGTAGCAGAAGATGCTCTAAAAAAGAATACTTTTGTGGATTGTGGTGCTGTTACTGACATTACTAAGTCTAATATTCTTTATGGAGTAGAAGGTGACTCTTATTATCAGAGATATGATGTCCTCAAAACTATACCATATTCAAAAGGTAAAGACAACAGTATTATTGAAATCTTTTCTGGAATGATTGAAAGTAGAATCAATCTTAATGGAAAGACTGATAAGAATATGTCTACTTCTGATTATACTCTTATAAACACAGAAACCTTTAATAGTATTAATAAAGCTTATACCAGACAGGATTCATTCAATACATCTGTTGTACTTGGCAGCTCTGATACTACTACTTCTTATCCTACTCAGTTTACTTGGACTAAAGAAAAAACTCCAGGAGAAGATATAGATACTTGGACTAATATTACTTTATCTGAAATTGAAACTCTTGATGGTGATAAGGGACCACTTAGAGCTATAAGAAGGTTCCAGAACTCACTTATAGCATTCCAGGATAAAGGTATTGCTGAGATACTCTTTAATTCAAGAACTCAGATTGGAACTCAGCAAGGAGTACCTATTGAGATTGCCAACTCAGGTAAGGTTGATGGAAAGAGATATATTACTGACAAGGCTGGATGTATCAACAAGTGGTCCATAGTTGAAACCAAGAATGGTATGTACTTCATAGATAATATCAACAGTTCACTCAGTCTGTTCACAGGAACTGTGAAATCTCTCTCTGATGAGAAGGGGTTCAAGGATTGGGTAGGAAGAAACAACTCTACTGATTTATGGAATCCTGTGGACTTTAATAACTTTGTTGCTTACTGGGATAGGGTGAATGATGATGTCTACTTCCTTAGAGGGAATGAAGAGAAACAGCAGGATGTACTGTGCTATAATGAAATGCTTGGGCAATTTACATCATTCTTCAGCTATGGAGAAGTCCCAATGATGGTTAATGTTCAAGATAAATTTGTAGCATTCAGAGAGGATAACAAGGGAGTAAATAAATTGTGGCTACAGGGTGAAGGAGAGTTCAATAATCTGTTTGGAAGTCTGCAAGGCTATCATATGTTATACAGAATTACTCCTGACCCTTATGGAGACAAAACATTCAGTACTCTTGAATATAGAGCTGACATGTTTGATATGAGTGACCCAAATTATAATCCTTATATGCCTGGTGAGGGAAAACTTACAGGAGATACCTTTGATACTCTTGAAGTATGGAATGAATATCAGGGAAACAAGATTTCTGTAGGTGACTCTACTTCTCCTCTATATCCTTTTAGGGCAAGAGATAAATATCCTGATGTAAGAAGAAAGTTCAGAATATGGAGAATGGATATTCCAAGAGATAAGAAGGGTCCTGATAATCCTTATGGATTGAATAGAATAAGAAACCCTTGGATATATCTTAAACTATCTAAGACTCCAACTCTTTCTAATGAAAGAATGGAGTTCCATGATTTGGCAGTAAGATATTTTGAATAGTTAAAAGAGTAGTAAGTAAATCACTTACTACTCTTTTATTATTTTATATACCTTATTGTTTAAGTCAATTAATTTTACTACCTTTGCAACAAATAATTATGTTATGGCTAAATGTAATATTAAAAGAAGACATAGTAAAACACTTGACTTATCTCTACAAAGAAGAAATAAGCCAACTGTTGGTAACATATTTGATGGAGAACATAATTTTGGAGCTACCATTCAACCAATCAATAACTTTGTAAGTAACTTTGGAGATATAAGGAAACTTACTCCAAAACAAGCAAAGCAAGCTGGAATCACTCCTACTAGTACCCTTACTGCTCCTAGTTCACCTAGTTCAGGGTCTGGATTTGATGTCTCTAATTTTATGGGACAAGCAGGAAATGTAGTTGGAGGAATAACTTCAATTATAGATTCTTCATTAAAGAATGCTCAAATTGCAGATACTACTGGAATAGAAAATAATATAAGAGATTTAAGAGATACTGATTTCTCAGAAGCTACTAACAGTGATTCTCTTATAGATGCCTACAATAATCTTAATTTTCTTAAAGATGATTATTCTTGGAGAGATGTAAGAGGAGTATCTAATGGAGAATTAGTTGGAAATACTTTATCAGCTGTAGGTTCTGGAGCTATGGCTGGAGCTTCTGTTGGAGGTCCTTATGGAGCTATAGCAGGAGCTGCTATAGGATTAGGAGGAAGTCTTGCAGGAATATTTACAGGTAAAAAGAAGGCAAAGAAAAAAGCTAGATTCCTTAATCAAGCAGCAGAAGCTGCCAATGATTTAGCAATAGATAATTATGATTTCCAAGTGAATGATGTTATGCAGAATAATGCTAGAAATGCTATGCAATATGCTTATGCTGCTGAAGGAGGACCTATTAATATAAAAAAGAAGAATAGAGGAAAATTCACAGAGTCTGCTAGTAGAGCAGGTATGGGAGTACAAGAATATGCAAGACATATATTAGCCAATAAAGATAAATATTCTTCTACTCTTGTAAAGAGAGCTAACTTTGCTAGAAATGCAGCTGGTTGGAAACATGCTTTAGGGGGATATATAAAAGATAGAGATAATATGTATGATAGTTTGTTAGAATCTCAAACACATGGAGGAGACTTCAGTAATGGAGTTACCTTTATAAATAATGGGGGAACTCATGAACAAAATCCTTTTGAAGGTGTTCCTATGGGAGTAGCTCCAGATGGGCAACCTAATTTAGTAGAAGAAGGAGAAGTTTTATATAATGATTATGTATTTTCTAATAGACTTCATCCTACTGATAAAGAGCTAAAGGAATCTAATCTTCCTAAAAAATATAAAGGACATACCTTTGCTCTTATTGCAGAAGATATGAGTAAAGAATCAGCAGAAAGACCTAATGACCCTATAAGTAAAAGGGGACTTGAAGCTTCGTTAGGTAAGTTAGCTTCAATTCAAGAAGAACAAAGAATGAAGAAAGGAAAAATAGGTACTCAACAAATGATGGCATTTGGAGGTAGAAAGTTTGCAGGAACTAAAGATACTTATTCAAGATATGCTCCAGCAGCAGGTTCTGCAATAGGAGCAGTTCAAAGTGTATTCCAAAAACCTGATTATACTAATTCAGATTTAATTCTTGATGTTGTTAATAATTTATCAAGAAATAAAGTTTCTCCAACATTGTTGGGCAATTATTTGAGGTATAATCCTATTAATAGAAATTATTATTTAAATCAACTTCAAGGACAAGCAGGAGCTACAAGAAGAGCAGTTATGAATTCCGGGCTTAATTCTGGCCAAAGAATAGCTGGCTTACTTGCAGCAGACTACAATGCTCAACAAGGAATTGCAGATACTTTACTTAAAGCTGATATGTATAATGAGCAACTTAGGCAAAATGCAGCACAGTTTAATAGAGGAACTGACCAATATAACTCTGGAGCACTTATGCAGGCTGCTGCACAAAATGCGCAATTAGCTCAAGCAAGAGATAATATGAGATTATCAGGAACAACTACAGCAGCTAATATGAGAGAATTGGCAGATACTGCATTAGCTACTTCAAGAAGTGCCAATCTTACAAACTTCTTTGATAACTTAGGTTCAATAGGAAGAGAAAATAGAGATGCTAATATGCTTCAAGCAATGATAGATTCTGATTTATTTGGAACTCTCAGTGAGCCTATGAAGAGAGGCTGGAATAAGAATGGAGGAATGCTAACTAAAAGAAGTAGGAGGAGAAAATAATGGCTACAGCATATACAACAATAGGAAGTAAATTTCAACCATATACTCTTGCTGAAATGCTTGTACCTTATCAAATGTATAAGCAGGAATTTGATAAGAGAGAAGAACTTTATAATACATATGCAGAGAATGCAGGACTAATAGGCTCTCAACTAGATGACACTCTTGATAAAGATTTAATGGACACTGTATATAATCCTTATATGCAGGAATTAAATTCAGCAGCTGCAACTCTTTCTTCTAAAGGATTGTCTTCTGAAAATAGGAAGACTCTACAGAATCTTAGAAGAAGGTTCGGTTCTGATATAGCTCCAATTAAAGTAGCTACAGAAGCTAGAGCTGAAGCTAGGAAAAACTGGGATAAATTATCTAGTCAAGATAGAACTCTCATGACTAATGCTAATCCTTATTATCAGGCAGTTTCAAACTATATGAATGGTAAATCTCCAGAGACTTATTATGTAAGTGGGAATGAGCTTTATGGTAGAGGCAAAGCACTTGCAGAAGCTTTCTCTAGAACACTTAGAGATGTTCCAGAAGGAGAAGCTTTAGCTAGTACTTTAGGAGGACAGTATTATAGAATTACTAAACAATATGGTCCTGATTCTAAACAAATGCAGGACTTTATGAATGATGTGGCAGATAGTATTCCTGAATTAAGAAGTCAAATTGAAGATATTCTTAATAATACAGATATTGGTAAACAGGGATTTACACAAGAAGATAGAAATAAAGCAGAACAGTATATTATAGAAGGGATGAAAGCAGGTCTTTCGGGTAAAACTGATGTCCAATACTTAGAGAATAAAAATTTCATTGACCCTTATAAGAGATGGCAAATGAATAAAGGAAGTGACGATACTACTCCTGAATCTCCTTTATTCTATGATTTTGTAGGGACAGAAATTACTCCAGATGAAGATGTTAATCTTAAACAGATGAATGCTGTTCTTAACAATCTTAGAGCATATAAAGAAGCAACAGATAAGGGCGAAACAATTTCACCATATACTACTAGAATGGGTTATGCTAATAAAGTGTTAGATGACCAATCTAAAAAAATCGAAGAGTATATTCAAAATAGACAGAAGGAAAATCCAAATTGGAATCCAGATACTGATTTAGGACTTATAAATCTTAATAGGGAACTTACTAGAACTCTGGATGCATATGCTAGAGTGGGAGCATCTGTTCCTCAAAGAAATAAAGAGTATAGAACTGAAAATCCAATTTATGCAGATTATTCTAAACTGTCAAAACAATTTGGCACAGATGATATCAATGCTCTTATAAAAAATCAGCAGACGGCAATATTACATGCTACCAATATAAATAAATATGCTAAATTTAAAAATACCCAATCTAGTCTTGCTATGAGAGATTTAAGAACAAATCTCATGTCAGGAATTACAGATAGGTCTGATAGTAGACAGGTTAAAAAGATGATACATAAGTTAGGAAATCCAAAAGATGTTCCTAATGAGGAAACTTTAAAGAAAATTTTTGAAGATTCTTCTGCAACTATACAATTTAATCCTTATACTGGAAAGGCTATTATAGAAGGTAAAGAAGGTAGCTATGAAATTAATAAAGAGGCAGCTTTCCATAATATATATGTTCCAACTCCTTTTGGTATAATGAGTGGTGATGAAATACTGGATGAAATTACAACATTTGCACAACAGCAGTATGACAGCAATAATAAAGATGCAAAGGCAGTTATGGATGTAATGTTGAACTCATTCTTTGGAGCATTAAATAATTCTTATAATGGTGGAGCACCAGAAGCTTCTAAAACTAATAGTAAAGCTTCAACATTTCCTATAGAATAAATCAATGAATTATGGGAGAGAATGAAATAAAAGACCCAAGAGAAATAGGAGTATCTGGACTTAGAGGATTAAATGCCAGAACTTCAAATGATAGAGACTATATAGCAGCATATAAAAATTTTACCCTACCTAATTGGAAGGATAATTCTACAAGAAGACAGGGCTTAATAGATAGCGGTCCTATAGAAAGTGTTGGAGTAGAAGGATTTGGAGAAAGTAGGTATGATAAAAAAATGAGTCAGCTAAGTGAGCTCAAAGATTTAAATGAATCAAGAGCTAATATACAACCTTGGTATGACCAAATAGGAGCAGGTATACTTAAAGGAGGAGTACTTGCTGCTACTACTTTTGCTGACGGTGTTGCTGGTACTATAATAGGAGCTATGAACGCTTTTTCTAATGCTGATAAAATTGCAGAAAGTGACAACCCTTGGAGGGAATTAGGCAACCAATTTATTAATAATCCTTTCAGTACATATATGCAGGATATTAATGAAAAAGTAGAGTCAGTGCTCCCTAATTATTATACCAGGGCAGAACAAGAAGACCCTTGGTGGGAACATATATTTTCTGCAAATTTCATTGGAGATAAGTTTTTAAAGAACCTTGGATTTACTGTGGGTGCTGCACTTTCTGGTAAAGTAAGTGCTGGTGCTATATCTAAAACTATGGGACTTAAAGGTGTAAGAGATGCCTTCAAAGGAGCTGTTACTACAGCTTCTGGAAGGACTCTTAATACAGCTTCTGAAATAGCAAAAGCCTATAAGACGGGAGATGCCTTTATGGATGGAGTAAAACTAACAGAAGATTTAGGCAAAGCAGCCAAACAACTAAAGAATGCAGAATGGACTCTTAAAACTATTGGTGCAGTAAGTGCTGCAATGGGAGAGGGCAGAATAGAAGCTATAACTAATAGTAAAGAGTGGTCATCATATCATGAGCAGTTATTAAAGGATAAACATCAACAAGATGTAGATAGTATTGAAGGACAGTTATTTGAAGAGCATCCTGAATGGTTTACAAATGGGCAAATTACAAATCTTGATGGTATAAAAGAATGGAATAAAAGGAAGGAAGGGATTGATGATAAATATAATGAATCTCTTGCAAAACTTGCTGAGTATAGAGCAGATATGGCTAATGCCGACTTTGGGCTTAATGTAATCATGCTTTCTGCATCTAATCTGTGGCAATATGGAAGGTTCTTATCTGGAGGATATAATACAGGAAGGCTTGCTAATGGATTAATTAAAGGAAGTCTTAAAGAAGGATTTAAGAAATCTAAGGGAGCAGTTGTAAAACAATATGCTAGAGCATTATCAAATCCACTTGCAGAGGCAAATGAAGAAATGATGCAATCTTGGTTTTCTGAAGGTACTGGATTACAGCAGGCTTCTAAACTTAATAGTTTTTATGGAGCTAAAGTAGACCCAGAGGCTGAGGAAGAGACTGCTGGATTTCTTAATTCTATGCTTACTGGATTTTCTAATATTTATGGCAATGCAAAAAGTTGGGAAGAAGGTTTTATAGGAGGACTTACAGGACTTTTAGGAATTCCATCTATATCTAGAACAACTACAGAAGGAGGTAAAAAGAAGCTCAAATTATCCCTTAAAGGAGAGCTTTGGGAAGGATTGGCAGATGCTAATAAAGATAAAAAAGAAGCATATTCTCTTGTAGATGCTCTTAATACCAGAGTAAAAGACCCAGAATTTATCAATTATTATCAAGGATTTATAAGGCATCAGAAGTATCAAAATGATATGGAAGCTGCTTTAAAAGAAGGTAAACCTTTTGACTATAAGAATGCAGAACATTCTCAATTTATCTCTGATGCTATAATGTTTGAAAAGGCTGGAAGATTGCAGGACTTATATGACATTATAGAGGAGGCAGGAAATGTAACTCAGGATGATATAAATGATATAAGAAACCTTACAGTTGATAAGAATACAGGGAAGTCAATCTTTGAAGGTAAATCAGACCAGGAAGTAATTAACCATGTTAATAAGCAGGTCAGGGATATAAAGACCAAACTTCAGAAGTATTCTGAAATCTCTGCTAATCTTAAGACACTCTATGGAGAAGATATGGCTGATGACTATCTTGAGGAGATGACTTGGATGATGACTCAAATTGATGATTGGGAATCAAGATTCAAGTCTCTTTTTGAAGAAGTAAAGAAGGGGGCTTCTCAGGTTATCGGGGATAGAGATAAAAGGTTCTTTGGAAGAAATGCAAACAGGAAGATAGGAGAATTGACTGATATTACAGCTGAATCTTTGCTGAATACTCTTAATAGAAAGGAAGTCAGGGATATTCTATCTGATGAGAAAATTCTTGCTGATAAAGATAAGGACAAATCACTAAGGAACATGAAACTTTTCAAGGACTTATCTGATATGCTTAAAATATATGAAGCAAGAAATAAGTTCATTGATAAGTATACTGCACTTTCAAAGAATCCGGAGCTCTTCTCACAGCAGGTACAGGATTCTATAAAGGCTGTTAAGGAGGATAACGTAAAGAGGGTTCTTGATGAAGCCAAACTTAAAGCAGACTCAGCAACTTCAGTTAATGACCTTAGGGAAATATTCTCTAATTATCCTGAGCAAAAGAAGGATATAATAGAGTCATTGAAGAATAGTGATAATGATACTCTCAAGAAGCTGGCAGAGGCTTATGAAGACCTTGATGAGTCTTCTGCTATATTCACAGATATTCTGTCTGCTACAGAGCCTTCTCCTGAAGTAATATCAGCTAAGAACATCATACAGGATGCTCTTAAAAATGCTGAATCACTTGATGATATACTTACTACTCTTGACCAAGCACAGGACTCTTCTATACCAGAAGAAGTAAAGACTACTCTTCAGGAGATAGTTGATAAGTTCATAGAGCAGAAGAAGTCAGGGAAAACTTCAAGAAAGGACACAAAGAAATCAAAGAATAAGCCTAAGAAAGCTGGAAAGAAAGGGTTCTTTGATATGTTGTCTGATTCTCCAGATGTTAAGGATGCTCTATCTGAGGAAGAAGCTGAAGGTGAGGAGGAAGATAAAGAAAAACCTTCTAAGGAAGAACCTCCTCATGTTCCTTCTGAACCTGTTGAGGGTAGGGTAGAACCAGAAAGCCTTGAAGAAAAGAGTCAGGATGAACTTGTAGATATAGCCAAGAAGGGTGATAATTCTCTTTCAAAGGAAGATGATACTGCTCTAAGAAGACTTGCTGCAAAGATACATAACAACAGACTTCTTCCTGCTGCTGGTGAGGAGAGTAATGTGGAAGTTGAAGATAATGCATCTCCTGAAGATAATGGTATTACACAGGGACTTAGAAGCTGGGTTGAGACTGAGTATGAATTTAATCCTCTTAAGAACAGAAAAGAGAGAAAGGCTGTATTAAGGAATAATCCAATAGTAAATGCCTTACAGGAATTAGGAGCTTTTCAGTATGTGGATGAAGGCTATCTTGCAGATAGAGTTGATGCAAATGAAGATTTGCCAATACATCTTATCATATCTTCAGATAGCAGACTTAACAGTCATATACTGCTTGCTGTAGAAATAGGAGAAAAAGACAAATCTCTGAATCCAGTAGAAGGAAATGATGGAAAGAGGTATCAAGTAGTAGGAGTCCTTGGTTTCAATAAGAATAATAAGGAGTCCATAAAGAACTACAATGATATAGTGGATGCAGTAAATGATGAGTATTCTGATTCTGAAAGTAATAAAGGAAGTGTATTTGTTTCATCCTATTATACTAAGGTAACCCACATATATAGTGGAAGAATGGTCAAGTCTACAGAAGACTCACCAGTTGAGAGTAAAGACCTCACAAAGGAATTTCTTAGGGGAAGACCTCTTAGGATTGGTATCTATTACAACAGTACAAGATTTGAAACTCCAGGTCTTGATAATGTTGAAATAGTCCCACTCAATACTAATAATCAGAATCCAAGGGCTGGTTCTATATGGCTCATGACCAAGGAAGCTGATGGAAGATGGTATCCTAAACATCTAAGGGCAAAGAGGTTCACAGAAACTGAATATCCACTTGATACATGGGGGGACTCTCCAATAGTTGAAAGGATAGGAAGGGATGCCGCAGTCCTTGTAAGTCCAGAAAGCACTCAATATCAGAAGTCTCTTGCCAAGTATGACCTTAAGGAAGTTCTACATTTCCCAGAAGGGATTGATATAGCCTTCTCAAAGAAGGGAAATATTATATCTATACCAGGAATTATAGAGAATATAACTGGGGGAGCAACCTCTTTGGATGAAGCAGTAGTACTTCTGGCTCAGGCACTCCAAAGTGATGAACTTGGATTAAGGTTCAATGTAGTTACTTCAGAACTTACTGACCCTCAGTATCAGGAGGATATACTCAAGTCTGGCATACTTACCACTGATTTATATCAGCCTGGTAATGTTAATGCAAGTTTTGATATTGCACCAGTTAATTCAGAAGGTAAGCCATCTGTTGAAGGAGGTGAGATTGCTCTTAAAGGTCATACTGGAAAGAGGGGAATACAGAATGTTCTTAATAGAACCACATTGACTCTTAACAGCAAGAGTTATAGCATAGATTCAGAAGGTAATATCTATGATGATAAGGGGGAGGCAGTTTCAAATCAGAATAGTATAGATGAACTCACCTTACTTTCCAAGATAAACCAAGGCTTGATAAATCCAGTTTCAGGTAGTAAGAGACTTTACTTAGGAGTTTATACCAATGATGGTACAGAGTTTGGTATAGTCAATGGAGTTGTCAAGACAGGAAACTCTCTGAAGGAACTTAAGAGTAAAGCAGAAAAGCTTCATAAGAAAGAACTTCAGAACAGGAAAGTAGGGGAAACTGCACTTGGAATGGAAGCTGCTGAAGGTGCTAATCTTTCATATCTTGAATCTCAGTATGGAGTTTCTGACAAAGTTCCAAAGCAGGAAACAGCAAAGGAAGAACCAGCAGATTCTGAAGATGGAATCTCAATGGAGACTATATCTGATGAACTTGCTATGGCTATCCTTGGAGGAGAAGAAGCTTCAAAGCCAGTAAAGAAAGCACCAGAAACCAAAGTATCAAAACCTACATTTACTCTTACTGAATCCTTCACTCCAATATCTGATGAAACCAAATTACAGATTTCATCTTATATAAGAGGAAATAGGGGAGTTCTCAGAGAGCTTGGATTTAAGAATGTTGAAGAGTTTATGGACTTCATAAGAAATCCAGAGAATAATCTTCCAAGTCCTGAGACTATAACCTCAGTAGAAGCATTCAACAGTCTTATTGACACTATAAAGAATTGTAGATAGAGATACTACAAAAGAAAAAAAAAGAGGAAGTAGAATAACTACTCCCTCTTTTTTTTTTATCTATCAGCAAATATAGTGTACATATAATCTTCCTCAGAGAGGTCTGCTACCTTCCTGAGCTGACCAAAAATAGGAATTGTCTGTGAAGCATCCCTCTCCCACTCACTCCATCCCTTGTATCTTCCAGATTCAAGTTCATTAAACATATTCCAGAACTTAACCAAATCAAGCAGTCCATTGAAACTGTTTATGGCTGCTGCTGGACTTTGTAGTATAGTCCATGCATTCTCAATGGCTGAGAACCAAGGTATAGCAGCACCAGTCTCCAGTTGCATTCTTTTAAGCTGATATACAATCATTCTCTCGCCCCATCTGCCTTTTTTATCCTTCTCAGGTCCTATCATGGCAATAAGTGCTGCAAGTGTAGCAAAGGTTCCAAGCTCTGTTAAAGCCCTTCTTATGTTAGCCTTCTCATGAGTGCTAAGACTATTCCAGTTGGTTGCAAGGTCAAACTTTGCTCTTCCTATATCCTTCATAAGGTTTAAAGCAAATCTTCCTATAGTTCTATAATAACCTTCTCTCCAATGGTCAAGTTTAGCATCATAACTGGCACTTGAGAACCTTCTTGAGTAATGGGCAGGCATCCACTGTCTAAACTGCATAGCAAGTCTTCCAAGAGAATATCTTTGGATAGCTCCTCTGTCAGTCTCATTGAATGCACCATTAAGAGATTGATTGACTTTTCCAATCCTTAGTTTCTGGTTTGTAATAAAGTTTTCATATCTCTTCTCCACCTCTTCATACAATTCAGAGCTCCTGTCAAGCCCTTCTGTAGAAAGAAGATTACCATCAAGGTCTTTTATTCCCTCCTTAAGGACTATCTTTGATGCTCCTTCATGGTCAGTCTTTACTTCAAAAGCATCAAACAGGCTCATCTCTTTTCCACTTCTGTCCTTTACTTTGACATTATTGAGCATAGCCAACATATTCCTACTGTGAAGATAGTGCTCTCCCATGTTGTTAAGGAGGAATATATTTGTTGAACCTATGATTCTTGACAAAGGTCCTTTGTAATACCCTTGTGATTTAAGGTTTCCATAGAACTCCTCAAGAGCATCAAACTTGTCTATAAGGAGACCAAGCTTACTTGTTTTCTTTGTAGAGTTGAGTTCTGCCATATATTGTGGAAGAAGTGCATAGTAGTTCTTCTTACCTATGGCTGAGTCTTTCATATTAAAGTATTCTCCAGACATAGCCTCTATGAACAACTGCATTTTACCCATAGTGACATTGCTTATAGCAGAAAACACGTTAAGACCAAGTCCAAGTGCTCCTGTATAACTCTTCAAAGTATCCATAGTCTTGGCTTTATCTATCTCCTCACCAAAAACATTCCAGGTTCCTTCATCTTTCTTATGCTGACCATACAGAACAGAAGCATAATAATTATCTATTCTCTCTCCAATGTTGGTTCTTTCTCCAGGTTTGGTATAGGTCTTACTGAACTTCTTATGGACAACCTTGAAAACATCTATCAGTTTTGAGTCTCCAGACATCTGCTTGACTTGCCTCTCTTTGATAAGGTCTCTTGTAAGCTCAAGTGCATCAATCACTTTACTCATCTCATTATAGTTTACAGCCATAGATGCATATGCCATAATAGATGAAGTGAAATCTGTACTCAGCCTCTCCATATCTTCAAGAGGAGTTGTATAGTACACTGGTAGTTTCTGTATAGGATTTCCTGAGAAATCCAGACTTATCTTCTTTGACTTAGTAAAAGAGGATTCTCCATCACCAAGAACTGTTGTATCTCCCCAGTCAGTATCATCACTTCTTCTGAGGAAACTGTCCTTGAGGTTCTCTATAACCATTTTCCCAGCCTTCTTAGGATTAGTCACATTATCCATAATAGCTTCAGTAACATCATTCCTTATCTGGACTGCATTGAAAGTATTTGCAAACCTTGCTGGTATCAGTGAGTCAAGAGTAGCCTTAAGGTTAATCATAGTATTGTAATACTCTCTCTGTGCAGGTGCAAGTTTACTTATTCTATCAACACCATAAAGACTCTTCTTAGGAAGTTCTTCCTTTCTACCTGAGTCTGCATCTATAAGAACAGTTTCAGTATGTCTTCTTTCCCATGCATCAAGTTTTGACTTGACTATGTAGTAAGGAAGTTTTTCATCCATAAGTCTCTTCTTTTCAGCATCATACTCCTCCTTAAACTTAACAAAGTCAATATCACTTATTATTCTTCCAGTAAGCTTTCCATCCTTGTCTCTCTCATACATAAAGTCTGTAGTATACCCAGCCTGTGAAAGTTTAGTATGAGCACTTCTCACTCCTGCAAGAACCTCTTCAAGCACTGAATCCCTCTTAAACTGTGTAGATTTGACTACTTTATCTACAAGAGACAGCATTGGGTCTGATGCATCACTCATTGAACTGATATAGCTGTCAAGGAAGTTAATATCCTTATCAGCCATCTTCATTATCATTTCAAGAGTAATTCTCTTGCCCTTATCTTTTCCAGAATCAATAATCTTATCCTCCCCCCAGTACATTTTAAGGAAGCTGTAAAGAGTATTGAACCTCATGCTTTTATACCCAGAGTTAATCTTGTTAATTATCCTGAATACAGAAGAAGCTTTGTCTGCAATAGTAGCAGCATCTTCAGTAGACAGTTCAACTTCTCCTCTCTCCTTCATAGCATCTATACTCATCATTTGTTTGATGATAGGCTCATATGCATCTGAGAACTCTTTAATCTTCCTTAGAGTAGAACTAATCTTTCTGATTCTGTTTAAGTCTGATTCTTCATTGAGATTATTAGCATCAAGTTTGCTTAAGTTGGTATTCAGTTGTTCTAGCTGTTGAAGGCTATCTGAAAGAAAAGCAAGACAGCTCTTGGAGTATTTCTTCTTTTCAATCAGGTCCTGAAGGTTCTTTATTGACTCAAGGTCATCTTCACTATATCTACCACTTTTACTTCTTAACCTTAAAATCTCAAGTCTCTTACTTGCAATCTCAAGAGCTTTCTCAGCCAGTTCCTCCATTCCAGATACAGACTTCTCTGCATTGTACAAGGTCTTTGCATTAACTATAAGGTCTTTATCTACTAATGGAAGTATAGACTCATCAAGGATAGAACTTGCTACCTGAGAAGCATCTCTATTGGCCTGTAGTATGATATTATCAACATCATCTTCAGACATACTGCCAAACTTGGATTTAACCCAATTCCAAAGTCTCTCAAGCAAAGAAGGTCTACTTACAGGAAGAGTTTCACCAGTGATATACTTCTGAAGCAATTGTCCAGCAGCTTCCTTCTGGAGAGATTCCATATCTCCTTTATAAAGCCTTACATAGGTATCAAAGTTTTCACCAAGAATTTCCTTTATGACTTCATAAGAACCTACAGAATTTACAAGCCTCTGAACCAAAGGCTGGTTCATAAGTCCTTCTATCATAAGATGGCTGAACTCTTCAGGAAAGGCATCTTCCCCTCTCTGACCTTTGGCTATTTGTATAACTGTCTTCAGTCCTTCTGCATTTGTCCTTGCATTCTCAGGACTGAACATAGCATTGAATCTTGGGGTATTAAGTACTTCAACATCAAATCCAAGCCTTCTAAGGATACCCCTCAACTGATTGTTAAGAGAACTGTTAAATACAAGCTTCTCAGGAGAGGTTGCATTCTGAGGAGTCTTAGGCTCAACATTTATTACATACCCTCCATCTTTACTTCCAATATCAGCAACCATCCTTGGATGGTTCTTATTAAATTCAACTACTGAATTGATAATCTCATCAGCAGAAGAATGTATAACAGGTTCCCCTTTACTATTTATAGCACCAAGTTCTCTCTTAGCACCTTCTATTGATATACCTTCATCTAATAGACTATCTATATCAACAGCCTTAATGAGAGAGGAAAGAGTAGGTTCTCCATTCTTATCCTTCTCAATACCCTTAAGAGAACTCATGAACTCTGGAACCTGAGTAAGTCCCCAAATGTACTTTGCTGATTCTCTATTACCAGTGTAGGTAACCAGCTCCTTAAAGAGCTGGCTATCCACTTCCTGGTTTCCTACTTTTACTGTAGGAACATAAACACAAGATTTAGCCATATTAGCAAATTCCCTTTACAATATCTATCATTTTCTTCATAACCTTAGAAGCAGTCTCAGAGTCTATATGCTCTTCAATCATGCTCTTATACTTATCTACCTTCTTTGACTGTCCTTTGACAAGAGATGTCATAAGATTGTTCAGTTCATCCTCATCAAATACCTCGCTGAGTATATTCTCAACATCAGTCTCTGAGAGTTCTACTACTTCAGCCTCTCCATCATCCTCAGGAACTTCTCTTGCTGGAGAATCCTGAACCTCCTTCTCATGTACATCTTCCTCAGAAGTTCTCTGGATAGAAGTTCTTATCTCACTTCCAGATTCATTCATATCATATTCAAGGAAGTTGTTGGTATTACCAAGAGTTGTTGTCTCAGTATAGGTAATAGAACCATCTGAGTTGATTTCAGGATTGAAATACACCTTATCATTATAGAGGATAACAGGGACAGCTACTGTCTCTTTAGTAGATACTTTTCCACTTCCCCTTTTCACCTTTTTGACAATGAACTGTGAAGAAGCACTGTCTGAAGCAAATGTGAAGGTTATCTTCCTGTTACCAGCTCCATCTTCAGTGATAGAAGATGCAATTCCCTTTCTCTGTGTTATATGAGGAACAACCCTGAAGTTGTCTGTATGATTCCTTCTATACTGAAGAAGGAAGTCATTCACATCAAAGGAGTCATTATAATTGACATCCCTGATACTTTCAACATATCCTGGAATTGCAAGTTTCACATCAGTTGAAGCAAGATGGAGGAAAGTCTTAGGACTAAATGAAAGTCCTGTTCTGTACATATTGTAGAAGAACAGTTTGACTCCAAGGTCTCTTGTACTTTCATTTGTTATAAGATTTGTCCAAGCATCTCTCACTCTCTCTTGAACATCCTGAGTATATCCACCAGTCTTTGCTTCCAAAGTTGGAACAGGGCATTTTCCAGTAGAAGGTTTGATAGTTATAATCTTGATAAGTTCATTATCTACTATTCCAGCAGCCTTCTCCTTGAACTCTACTATGAAGTCATGTATGAACTCCTCTCTTACTTTTCCATCTGAATTAAGGACAGGGTTTGGTCCTCCAGTAAGTTTGTAAAGAACAAAGTCACTGACAAGGGAATTGATAGTCTTGCTATCTACATTTGCCTTTGTAGTTTCTCTGAACTTTCCAAGAACCTGATTGAATTTATCAGAGTACTGAGGAAAATATCCCTGGAATATCAACTGAGAAGCTCCAGTATCAGATACTGTGGTTGTATAGAAGGCATCAAGAATAGGAGAGTTCTGAATGACATCCTTTGCATTATCTGAGAAGATTGCATTGCTATCCTCAAACTTGTCAAGGAACTTCTTATATCTCTGCTTCATTACAAGGGTATCTGCAATGGTTGGACCAACAGCATTAGTTACTGAGTTGAACTTAGTAAGGAATGTAAGTGTGCCAAGGTCCTGTGATATTTTTGACAATCTCTTGAACAGAATAAGAGCTCTTGTCTGAAAGTCTCCTTTATCACTATTAAGTGATATACCCTGAGCAAGTTCTTCTTTAGAGAAGTTAGTCAGAGTAAGAGTCTTTTCATAACCCTTTGCATTCTTGTCTTGTTCAAGGAACTTATCAATCAGGTCCTCAGCTGAGATGTAACCCTCATTGTTCCTCCTGAAGTATTCATTAGTCACCCTTCTTATAATAGGCTGGGAGAGGAGCAGACCTATACTGTCAGAATCAAAACCAAGTCTTGCCAGAACCATTGCTGGTCCAGAGGTAAATGTATTAAGATTCATAAAGTTAAGTACTGGGTCCTTCACAGCATCCACAGAGGCTGCAAGAAAACCTGCAATAGTCTTGCTTATGAGACTTCCATTCTTGCCTTTAAGGTCATCAAGTTTGTTGTTTTGAACAGCATCTACTTTATACCCATCAAAGGTAAACTTAAGGTCATCCCCAAGATTAAGATGTATATCCTGCATAGAAATAAATGCGTGACTCGTGTTATTATTGGCAAATACACCAATCAACTTGCCAGCAGTCATATTCTGCTTATGGAAGTACACCTGAGAAGTTGAGTAGATGATATTCCTGTCAGTTGAAGAGTCAAGTATTTCATCAAGCTGGTCAAGATTAAGCTTGCTTAACTCCTGATAGGTATGACCCTTTGTTTCTTGAAGTATCCTTACAATCCTTGCAGTCCTCTTCTGTACATCAAATGAACCAGGATTAAACATCTTGCTCATTGTGTCAGGGTTAGTGAGAACAGCCCATTGAAGGTCAAATATCCTGTTGTTCCTTCTATCAGTACCCCCATTAGACAGTTCAAAAGAAGTTCTGCTATACCTATCTCTATGGTCATAATAATAGTCATATACTTCCATTTCAAAGGAGCCTTCACTAAATTCTTGTCCAAATTGAATTTGCTGAGCAGTCATATCCAGATTATCTTTAAGCTTCTTCCTTTCTTCACCTTTAACTTTCTTAGTAGCAAGAAAATCTCTTTTAAGTTGCCCCCAATCAGTTCTCTTCTTGAGAGTGAAAGTCTTAAGCATCACATACAGCTTGTCAATATCAAAGTCAGAACCTGAAAGAAGAGTAATCTCTTTAGGGAGCATCACTGCTTCTCCAGCTGCTTTAGGAAGAAATCCTTTTATATAGAGAGGAGCCATAGAATACTTGTCCTCTGTAGGAATTCTATATCCAATAGCCTTTCTCATTTCTTCAGGAATTATACCTTCCTTAACTGCTTCTTCCATTGATATTATGTATGAGTGTCCATCCTTGTCATGTCTTGTAAGAGCCTCTTCAAGTTCAGAAGAAGGAATAGGCATATAGCACTCAAAGTGTGCCACGGAAGCCTGCTTATCATCAATGAACTTCTTATATTCAGCTGCTGAAGATTCATCCTTTGAAAGACCTCTCTTCTCTACAAACTCACTATAGGTTTCAATAAGATTTCCATCTTTGTCCTTGAACCTTATTGAAAGGTCATCTGACATACCAAATACTGAGGCCTGAACTACTGGACCACCAGTTACCTTCTGCTTGTTTATCCTGCTCTTTATAATAGAATTAAGAAGCTGCTGTATTCTAATAGACTGTATAGGGTCACTAAGTGGGATTATAAATTCTCCATTCTTATCAAGAGAACAAGCCCTCTGTATGTCAGCACCATACCTCTGGTCTTTTTCAATAGCTTCCTGAAGTATTTTCTCAAGTGCCCTATTCCTTTCAAGCCTTGTTCCTCTGACCTTGAAATCCTTACACAATTTTTCAAAACTCTGCTCAATGTTCTCCTTTATAAGATTCTGGTACTCACTGATAAGTTCATCACTCTTAAGATTTTCATCTCCTATCTGGAACTCAGTACCTGGGGTAATGTCACTTATACTAAGTATTCTCATCTGAGAACCCATGAGCTGCTCATGGTCTACCAAGTGGGCAGGAACCTCCTGCTGAATGCCATAGTCTTCAAAAGGAATTGTATGAATGTAATTGACATTATATCTGTCATTGTTATTATCAGAAGAAGCAGTTCTATCAGAATTGATATATGTAGCCTCATTAAGGATACTCTTAATTTCCTCATATGATTCTACCTTATTTATATTCACAACTCCAGACTTTCCTGACTTCACAGATGATTCAAATTGGACAGTATCAATACCCTTTCCATTGTATGTACCTTCCTTTATAACCTCATAGGTGTTGGTCTTTGGATTGAATTTGGTTTCTCTGCCATCATATGCAGATTCCTCCATGAAATCAAAGATAGCAGCAAGTTTGCTCTGCTTCTTTCCACCTCTCATAAGTGCATCTGCAAGGAGAAGAAGATATTCAGAGTTCTTGTTCTGAACAGGAACCTTAAGTTCAGAAAGAGCATCTGAACCTCCTGGTTTCCTAATCTGGGAATAGACAAAAGGTTTTAATGGCTGCCAGACAATACCAAGGTCATTGACATTGAAGTCTCCTCTCTTGATTCTGTTATAAGCCTCTTCCATTTCATCAGACCATTTGCCCATCATACCCATCTTCTTTCTGTATGAGGTAGGTGATGAATACCCCTGAGCATCTGCTACGTTAATCTTCCTGAAAGAATCAATTATGAGGTCTTTCATCATCCTCATATTAGCCTTTTCAAAAGGGTCAGAGATTGAAGAAATCTTCTGGTCAAATATCTCCTCAACATTAGGAATTATGTCAGACTCTGCCTCATAATCTGTAATGTACATAGTTCTTTCCATTCCATCGGCAGAATAGAGTCTACCCTTTGAATCCCTTGCAGTTATATTCAATCTCATTGCAGGAGAATGGACCTGAGCATACCTCTTCTGGAAGTCTTCTACATTCTTGTAATAAGCAAGGTCTGTAGCAGTAAGTTGGATTATGTTTATAGTTGCAAACATATCATTCCATACATACTCTTCAAGATTAGCCTTAGCCTCAGACTCCATAACCTGCATTATCTCAGACTTCTGTTCCTTGGAGAGTCTTCTCTCCTTTCCAAACAGTTCCTTCTTTATAGTTGAGTATGACCTTGTAAGGTTAGGTATGTACTTATATCTTGTTTCAACATCTTCACCCCTTCTGACTTCCTCTGTATCAAATAGACCAATCTTCTCCCACTGTGAAATCTCCTTGCTCACTATAATGTCCATGTAAGAATCAAGGTTCTGATTGACTAACTTGTCAAAAGAATCCTCATTTACACTGACACCATTTATCTTGTCTATAAGCATCATTCCAAGTTCATCACCTTCAACTATATTCTGGTTGAAAGCATCAAGAAACTTAAAGGAGGCTCCACTTGAGTAGGTGACAAGTTTTCCATTCTTCACAAGGTCATCATGAGTAAGAGGTTCTCCAGCTCTCATCTTAGCCTCAATCTGAGGATTCTTCTTCAGAACTTTAGAACTTATATCAAAGTTTGAGATAGGTTCAATGTTTGCATTCACACTTCTTTCAAGTACAGCTCTGAACCTAAGAACTTCCTGATTGAGAACCATTTTGAGTCCTCTCTTGATTCTTCTCTTATATTCAGAACCTGAGTATCTCTTGAACCTTATAAATTCAGAAGAAGGTTTATTTGAAAGCATAGGAACTCTGTACCATGCCCACTGAGGACCTTTTCCTCTACTTCCCTTATCATAGAAGTACTCACTCATAAGAGATAGAGTATATCCCAACTCACTCAAATCAGTGTAAGGAGTTCCATCAAATGACAACTGGACTTTATGTTCCAAGCCTTGTCTTGCATCCTTACTTTCAGAAATCAGCTCAAGCCATGCATTATTCCAAGTTCCATCTTCCTCCCTGAACCATCTGTATGACCCATAGTTCTCTTCCATAAATGAATTGAACTTGCTTGGATTACCAATGGCATCTTTCAGATTGAGAATAAGTTTTCCCATATAAGAAGGAGTTACAAAAGAGTAATGCATCTTGCCATTCTCATAGGATGATGACTCAATACTGTCCTGAATATACCTGCTCATAAGTCCAACTATAGATTTATAATTTCCATAGATGTTCTTCTCCTCCCCCTTAAGAAGAGGATTATATGAGATAGAGTCCTTCTTTGATAGCAAGGTATCAAACATATAGGACATTTCACTCAGAAGTTTCATTACTGGAGAATTATTAATGTCCTTAGGTCTTCCTTTATCAACTATAGTATTAGAGACTGTCTTGGTATCTACTCTTATTCCTAACTCATTTAGGAGTTTTGTAATCTTAGGTACAGAGTTCTTGAGAGTATTATTATATACTTCCTTTCTTACAGCAGTGAATGCACCCTTAAGGTCAGATACTATTTTGTCCTTCTCAGCCTTAAGAGCCTCAACATTCTTGACATTAACCCTACCCTTACCTTCAATACCATCAGCAGTGATTATAATGTTCTGCATAAGTCCTGAATTATAATAGGTGGTAATTTCATCAAGTACAGACTGTGCTGCTCCCTTAGTGTTAATGATTTGAGTCTGATATACCTTATTTCCTTTCTCATCCCTTTCCACAGTTACAATACTATACTGCGTAAAGTCCTTTCTGAAATTCTGAAAGAATTGAGACCTGAAAGGTTCTTCCTTTATCTTATTGAGGATAGAGTTAAGCCAAGGATAAGAGTCCTTCATTCCATCAAGTATCTCCTCCATCTCCTCTATAGTTGTAGCAGTTCTGGTCCATTTAAGGATACTGTTTACAGCAACACCAGAGTCTACAAAAGTATCAAAGTTGAAACCAAACTTGTCCTTTATAGGATTTCCATTGGAGTCTATGGCAAAGAGTCTTTCAAATGACCTTCTTATATCACCACTAAGACTTGACCTTGCTGATATGTTTCTTATACCAAGCTGCCAATACTCCCTTTCCTTCTCTTCAAGTTCACCAGCATCTATCTGTTCTTGAAAAGAGGTCTCAATATCCTCTCTACTTATTTCATCAGGTCTTGCAGCAACTACTGTAACACCTTCAAGAGTTATAAGTTTTGCATAGGCAGACTTCACAAGGGCTACCCAGTTGTCATAGGCTATCTGTAACTTGTCAAGAATATCAAAATCATCAATGTCAGTCCTATTGTCAGGATTATACCATCTTTCCTTTATATACTCAAATATCCTTGTCACTCCAACAGTACTTATGATGTCTTCTCTTGACATCTTAGTAAAGTTGAACCTACTGAATTGGTCTCCAAAATAGAACTGATTAGCCTCAGGATTTGTCTGTAAGTGAGTAACAATAAATGAAGTAAGACTCATTACATTGTTGGCAAGGAATGTTCTCTCAGTAGCTGAAAGCAGAGGGTTTCCATAGAGGTTACCTCTCTGGCTATCTACTTCATTCTGTGAGAACTCAGTATTTTCTGGCTCTCTGGTTTCCTCTCTCATTGATTCTACCTCATTTTCAGTCATACCTTCAAAGAGGATATTCATACTTACAGGCTCTACTGGAACAAGCACCTGATTATCAAGACTGTTTCCAGTAAAATCCAAATGAGGTGCATAGTAGTCTTCAGTCTCCTGAATAGGAACATTATTAAGATATAACTGACCATCAGTTGCTGAATAGATGGAGTCAGCATTAGGTTGTGGATAACCTACCCTAAACTGAATAAGTTTGAGCTCCTTTATCTTGCCTCTCAGTTCTGGATAATTAGCCTCAAGAATAGCCTTATAGAGGGTTAGCTGTTTTGCATATCCAGCAACCCTGTCCTCATTGAAACCACTTCTTGAAGTCTTCATATCATAGATATAGAAGTTACCTTCATTATCATAGATAAGCATATCCATAGTTCCCGCCATTACACCTTCCTTAAGTTTTCCATCTTTGTCAGTGTATGTGTACTTTGAGGCTATTGGGAACTCTTCAGTCACTACTGTATATTTGTCCTTTCCAAACTTCTTGTCAAAGAAATTCCTAAGACTCTTCAAGTCATGCTTGAGAAAAGAAAGGTCCTTATCTGACAAGTTTGGATATTCATCTTTCAGTTCACCTTTGAAGAAGTCTCTTGTGACACTGTCTGCTGTTATACCTATGGCAGAGGCTGCTACCCCCCATTGACCAAGGTCTTCCTTACCATGTATGAACTGTGTCACACTGGTATCAGCCTTCTTCCCATCTACTGTATAGGAATGGTCTTCTGGGTTGAACTTGATATGCTCTCTTGAATCTGCTATCATCCTATCTACAAGTTCTTTAGCAGATTGCATATTATTATTTTCTTCTTCAAACACAGGAGCTTCTTCTACAGCTTCTGACTTAGTATTAGTAGAATTAAGAATATCAGCAGTAGTTTCTATGGTAGTTTTATTCTCAGAAGAATTGTCCCTATTAAATATAGGTTCAGCTGCCCTCACTGTATACTCTCCAGTAGGGGTTTCATATATAATGACATTCTCTTCTCCAAACCTCTCTACAAGTTTAGAGTAGATGTCCTTCATCTTCCCTTCATCAGAGGAACTATAAGCTGGGTTCAGAGCTTCCCAGACTTTATGGGCTCTGTTGTATTCACTTTTAGAAGTGAATACATTATTACTTCTAAGCTTGAAGTAAGAATCCATATGATTAATGAAGTCCTGAGATGTAGAGTCATAGGTCTCAAGACCATTTTTATCCATATAGATTTTGATAGCATTTTCTACAGTTCCTGATGTAGCATTATACTTAGAGGTCAACTTCTTGAAGTTGCCATCTTTCGTGTTTACACAAGCCATATATTTGTACTAATTTAGATTTAAGGACAAAGATAAGTATTTAATTTCAATTAACCAAGTTATTAAGTATTAATCTGTATACTCTCTAATTTGATTACTAATTATGGTATAAAAAAATAAGGGAGATATTGCTATCTCCCTTAGAAAATCTCTTAATATTTCAAAAAGAGATAGTAATAGCAGAGATTTACTCTACAACATACTTCACTCCATTGTAGATAAGCTGAGAGATTGTATTGATGTTCACCAATCTTTCACCTGTTTCTTTCTCAGTTCTCTCAATATCCATGTCCATACATTTGTATTTACCATCTCTTGAGACAAACTGCATCTTATAGCCTCTCAGTACTCTATCCTCACCTTCAATATAGTCCTTTACAGGATTATCCTGAATGAGTTCAAGAGCTTCTTTATAGGCTACAGCCATAGATTTCTTCTGCTTCTTAGCCTTATCAATCAGGGCAATAGCTTCAGCTCTCTGAGCCTCTCTTTCAGCTTCAAACTGTTTCTTAGTCTTGGCTTTATCCTGTTTCTTGAAGACTACAGTGAATACCTCAGAAGACTTGATACCCTCAAAGATAGTTCTTATGCCCGGAGTACCATCTTTCTTATCTTCCTTAGTAACCTTTACTTCTTTTTCATACTGGTCAGAAGTATTGAGCATATTATGAACATACTCATTGCTAAGACTAACAGTCTTACCACTCTCAAGATGTTCAAATACAACACTATCTTTCTTTACTTCTTTTACAATGTAATGGGACTCTTCTGAGAAGATGTCACCAACTTCAATTTCTGTAAGATTTACTTTCATGTTCTTTTATTATTTAGATATTACTTCTTTTGAATAAGCTTCATAAACAGCAGTCATCTCAGCATCTCCACTTGCTTCAAAGCTATCCATAGTAGCTTTATAAATACCTATTGTCTTTTCTCCTCCTCTTGCCAATGCAGCAGCCTCAACAAGCTGTGAAGTCTTTGAGCTTGTACTAAATGGAGCACTTACACCATTAGTAATGCTTGAAAGTGTTTTATACCACCTAGTTCCATTTATAGTCAATGTATCAAATTTAATTCCTTTCTCAGCAGCTTTCTGAGCTTCCTTTCTCCAATCAATTTGATTATTAACTACTCTATCCCTGTAGCTATATCCTACCTTATGTGGTTCTGCATCTGCAATGAGAAGAACTGCTTTGGTAGAACCCTCTCTCCAATTAGTCTCTTCAACTATCTTCTTGATAACAAGTTCATAGAACTCATCACTGTCACCTCCACTTGTATCCTGTGCATTAGTGATAAACTCTATAAGTTTATTTTCATCATCAGTAAGTTCACATACTTGATATGCCCAACCAAATTTATCTTTGCTTGACATATCACAATAGTCACCAAAAGCCACTATTCCTATCCTCAAATCAGGATTCTGTTTGAAGAGTTTAGGAATCAGTTCCTTCACATGTTCCTTGACTGCATCAATGTAACTTGCCATTGAGCCAGTAGTATCAAATGCAATCACCATGTCAAGCCTGCCATCTGATGTAGTAGTGCTTTCCTTTACCTTGGGTTTAACTAATCCTGTTCTCATTTAATAAACTTTTCTAAGTTGGACATAAATCTCTTAGTCTCTTCTTGAGTAATACTAATCTCCTTTATTTGAGCATTAATAGACTCAATCTGAGACTGCTTTGTTTCAATTTCTTTCTGCATCTCCTCATTCAATGCAGATGCCTGGTTGTGTGCAGTCTGAAACATAGCTTTTACATTGCTGAGTCTCTCTGCAAATGTAGCCTTACCATTACTAAAAATTGCCATATTCTTTTTTTTAATTGTTTATCACAAAAAAAGCAGGAATTACTCCTGCTCATAATCTGTGTTTCTGTATTTCTGCAAATCCTCTTCAAATTTCTTAGTTTTAGAATACCCACAAGGGTTCATAAACTCAGGACAGAATCCTCTATACAGACATTCAGGAACACATTTGTCAGCTAATACTGGGTCTACCTCTCTGATAGCCTCTACTACTTGTTTCCATGCCTCTCTGGTTTCTTTAGAAGCACAAGAACACAGTCTCTTTCTTGATATATTTATAATAGCTTGAGCATTAGCTGTCATATCCATATCATTAAGAGCACCTTGAGGTAATTCATTTCTTGGAACAGGTAGTACTCTCCTATCTCCTCTTTGGCTATGGACAAACTTCTCACAGCCTTCATGGTGTCTTACAAGGTGAGTAGTAACCCACTGCATGATGTCCTTCCATGTCCAATCAAATTCTACTAGCCTAATTGGACTATGCTCAGCAAGGAGCATCTTTGCTTCCCAAGACTTTGAAGGCTCTTTGGCTAATGGTGCTTTACCAATAGTCCTTCTTGCAGCATTCAAAGCTCTCTTCCAACTTGTTACTTGGTCTAATCTAACAATTTCACTCATATATAAACTTTGTTAAATCTGTTCATTTGCCTCATTGAAGTAGAACATAGACTTAATTAATTCAAAGTTATCAATCATAATTACACTTTTTCTAATGTGTATGAAAACCTTTCAGCATAGGTTTCTCCTGTATTCTCATGAATCCAAGTCTTGCCTGTAGAATATCCACAATAGCTCTTTTCATTGCCTTTATGGTAGTCTCTCCAAATATCTTTTTTACCTCTTAACTTATTTTCAATATAGTTTTTAGCTTCTTTTCTTGTTTTGAAAGTGGTAGCATTAATTACTACCTCTTCAGCCTCTAAGTCTCCTTTTCTATAAGTAGGTCTACAATGCCACTCTTTAACTGTATACATAATTTTATCTTTCCATTAATTACTTAAACTTCCGGTTTATTCTCCTTAAACTCTATGTTACCATCTTCAACAATGATATAATACTTAGGCATCATATCATTGAACCATACCTTATCCCTATTCACAGGAACTTTCATCTGAGTATGTCCTACTACCTGCCTGTATCCATCAATAGGATATTTCAGAAGGGATACAGGTCTAATCCAGATAGGACTCTGTGAAGGTGTATCTCCAAATGGATTGTACCCAGTAAGTTCATTGAAGTTGAACTTATCAAGAGGAACATTCTCCCAAGTAATATCCTGAGGATGTGCTAATTGGGCTACCTCTTTGAGCCAATATGAAGACACTCCTGCATGAGAGAAGATAATGTCATCATGAATATACACAGGTTTAAGCCAACCTTTATCCTTAGCTTCCTTAAGTACTTCTTCATAAATAAGTTGATTTTGCCATTTATAACCACTGCATCTTTCCTTGTTAAGATAGGAATGGTCATGATTTCCATAGAGAAGTTCTACCTTATCAGGGTGAGTAGCCTTCATTGCAAGTATCTTCTTGAAGTTAGCAACTTGCTCTGTTCCAGGAGTATTCTTATAATTGTCAAAGTAATCTCCAAGGAAGACTACTTTATCCCAATCCTCCTTGAGGACTACTTTCTCCCAGCCATTGTGACCATGTATGTCACCTATAACCAATATTCTCATTTCTTCTTAAAAACTTTGTTAAACAAAGAGGCAACATACATAGTGAGCATCTGATATGAAATAAACTGTTGCCATTACTCTTCTACCACTTCAAATTCATCCTCATACCAGCCATTGTCAGAAAGTGCCTTTACATCATCATAGACCTCATCCTGTGCAGCATTGTAGAGGTCAGGAGTGTCATAATGCTCATTAAGTTTGACCCTTATAGTCTTATGATATGTGATGCTTACTGTAACATCTACAAAGACGTCCTTTTCTTTCCAGGGAGCTCTTGGGTCCTGGTCAGCTCCCAATGGGTATCCCCCATCACTTCTTATGCCATAAATTCTACTCATATTTATATCTCCAAATAAATCCTCCAGCTTGCTTTGTCTGTACCCATTTATTCCTACTTTTCATAAAGAATCCCCCACAACAGCATCTTAATATATTCACATTGGGAATTTTTAATTGTCTTTCAGCTTCTCTTGCTGAAGACCATTCTTTTATGATATGTCCATTTAAATCATATTGAACAATGGGGATAGATTGAGACTCTGCAATTCTTTTTGGATGGTTTCCATAATTAGTGTTGTATTTATTATCACACCATTCTAAGTTATTTACACTATTATTTCTAGGATTTTCATCTATATGATTAATCTGAGGATAATTATTAGGGTTACTTAAAAAAGCTTTAGCAACAATCCTATGCAAGAGGTGTATTTTTATCCTACCCTCTTTAGAAAGAGTAATCCTTATGTATCCCTTCTTATCAGGGAAAGTTTTTAATATTTTTTCATTCTGGATTCTATATGTAGATAGACCTGGATTATACACTCTCCTACATACACTTTTAACCCTTCCTAAAGAGGATACTTGATACAATCCTTCATAACCAATAACATCTTTCCAAATTTCCATTTTTTTTTGCAAATATAATAACAATATTTCACTTATGCAAATGCTATAACAGAAAAAGTTACAAAGTTATATCTAAATTGTATTCACGGATGAGTCTTCTTGCAATGACACACTCAAGTTTCTGAGGTACAGATATATGCCTCCCTCCCTCACTTACATAGATATGATGGTCCCCATTATGTCTACTGTAAGTATATCCATTCTTTCTAAGCATCCTTAGAAACTCTCTTGATGTCCACTGTTTCATGATTTCATCACTTGACTATCTCTGTATTTTCTGAAATCAACTGTCTTGATTTTGGTTATAAGCCTTTCTCCATTCCTTCTCAGAAGTCCTGTAGTAGTCTTAAGAACAAGACCTTCAGCATCATAATCCTTATTCTCTGCAATAGTAGACTTGAAGCCTTTCTTGACATACTCAACTGCCTCAGGGATAGTCATATATCCTATAAGAGGGACTATTTTGATGTTGAGTTTATTTGCAATATCTTCAACAGCATCCCTTTGCAGCCACCATTTATCAACTTTAACATCAAAGAGGATAAAATCTACACCAGAGCTTATGTAGTTACCTCCTTTCTGAATCTTAGTTCCATATCCTTCACCATAGAGGGTAATAGATGTAGTACCTGTGATGTTAAATATCTCAAACCAATTAACATTGTCAAATAGTTCTTCAAGCCTTCTGTATAAATGTTCAGGTATATTAGCCTCATCAGTTCTTCCTTTGAAATTAACATTTACCTCTCTTGTTCCATCATCATGGACATAGAAGTCAAGTTCTATTCTGATGTTGGTTCCATCAATCTTCTCAGTACACTCCCATTTATTGTCTTTTAGATACTCAAACTCTGGATAAGTGAACTGGTCAAGAATGATAATGTTCTTATCATCTCTGAGAAATAGTGTCTGTATTTTCTGATATTTAGCCATTGTTTTTTCCCTCCATCTTCTCAAGAAGTTCTGCTGCCTTAGTATTATACCATGCAGCTTTTCTTAAATCTTCCTGAGCTTTGCCTTTATTATTAAACCTAAACTGATATTTGAAAGCATTAAGCACACAGAAATGATATGTCCAGTCTATACCAAACAGTTTTTCCATAACATCAATACATTCCATGCCATGGACATTATAATGGTCTGGATGATTCACCATATCTTTCTCTACCTTTTCTTCCTGATTCAATAGATATTTTCTAGTTTCCATATTAAATCTGTCTTATTTCCATTCTGTCTTTTAAGGCTTCCTTAAATCGTGCCCAATACATTGAAGAGTTCCTCCAATAGTAGTCATTGCCTTCAGCTCTCCCCATAGTACTTATTACTCTCCACCTCATCTCATTATAAAAAGCAGTAACTGCCTGTTTCCTTGAGTTAAATATAAAACTTTTTGTATTTGAAGGAGATTTCCATACCTGACCATCTATGAGAATAATCCAACCATGAAGAACTTCTTCTATTGGCTTTGTATACTGGCAGATTATATTATTGATTATAGCATTACTTGTTTCACTCATTTTTTTTTTATTAAAAAAGCCTTACTACTGCACTCCTATGGAATTACCCAATGGTCTGTCACCTGAAAGGTTCAGGGGCTCAGGTAAGGCTTAAAGGTACTACAGCCCCTTTTTCCCAAACATTTTAATGTATCCAATATGTGTTTACCTCTGCATCTGCCGGAAGTTCAAGCTTTCTACAGAAGTATCCCCCTGCTTTAGCCATACAATCCTGCAATACTTTGGTCATTTCATCAGCAAGTTCCTCTGGAACTTCTATATTCCATTCATCATGTGCTGGAATACAGAGTTTGACTTTGAATACTAAGTCATGTTTAACAAGATAATCCCACAAGAAACATGAGGCTGTCTTAAACATGACAGCTCCTGTACCTTGGCAGGGATAATTGATTGCCTGCTTTTCAGAAGCAGCTTTTCTTTTGAAGAAGTATTTGACAGGATGTACATAGGCATCTTCCAGAGTGACTACTGCTGTATAATGCTCTTCCTTCTGTCCTACCTTCTTTGTATAAGGATATTGCCCTGTAACCTGCTTTATATCAGTACATTCAGCAAACCTCTTGTAGAGTTCCTGCTTCACTACTTTTGGCAGATTCTTGGTTTCTTTACCCTTACACAGTCTATAATCAGACCAAAAGTCTGATGTAAACTTGGATTTAAGTTTCATCAAAAGGTCATAGTCATAGATATATGCCTTATGTTGGCTTATTGGGTTAAGGATGATAAAACCATTTTCCATGACAAACTTTCTCTGTCTGTCCTGATATGCCTTCATACCCTTGAAACCTTTCATATAGCTGTCATATATCTTCTGAGCCTCTTGTATAGGCAGACCTTTATTTGACCTGATAGTGTTGGCATCTCCACCATAATTTCACTTTATTAACTTACAAGCTCTTTATCTTGTAATTCTTACATTTCTTTTTTTTTATGTAAGGTTGGACTATATCATCATCCTTTTAGGATGTTGGGCACTCGTGTTAGTATTATATTCTCTTTTAGAGTTTCAACTATTAGTCTCTGAACTTTCCAACTTTGTTAAAGGTTGGCTTAGCTGCTGATTAACATCTCAGTCTTCCAGCAATTCACCCAATTTTTAACTATTTGTTACCAAATAGTGCCACAAATCTTTGATATTTATATTCTAATCTACTTGTATTTGTTGTATATAAATGAGCAAAAAGGATAGCTACAGAACTTTTCTTATAAATATTAACATCAAATGCTTTACCTTTAGGAGTTATAACACTTTCTATTTCATATTTTTCGAGAAAATTCTTTAGCCTATTTGCCCATATTTCTGAACCAGTTGTAAATTTAGCTTCATAATGAGTTCCATTAAGTCTAACACTTCCATCTCCATCAAAATACCCATGTACTATATCCCAATCTAATTCTATATTTGGGTTGAGTGTGAGTGCTTTGACTTGAGGAATGTTAAAAGTTTCCATGAACCATTTAGTGACTGGTTTTGAATTATATATCACTTGATATATACCACTTGGTCTTTTATACATCTTAGCTTTGTCTCCTATAAAGTTTTTAAATCTAAGCATAATATTCTCATCCTTAGAAAATAAACTTATGGAGTAAGCTCTGTTATTATAAACTAAATGACCGTCAGCAAAGATATATCCTATCCAATATTTTGCTTCAGGACTCATGCACTCAAATGGGTTTTCTTTGTTTTTAATGTAATTTTCAGTATTTCTCATAACATTTAATTTATTGCAAAGTTATAAAGATATACTGATGTATGCAACATATAAAGTAAATTAGTTATAAATATTGAACTTTTTGTTTATGGCAAACTCAACACCCTTTGCCTCACTTCTCCAATGCTTGAACTTGTGTTTGATTTCCTCAATAGGGCAATCTCCAATAATTTCTGGATATGCCATCTTTGCTACCAGAGAGTGAATGTCTCCACAACCATTGTTAAACAGGTTAAGCATAGCAGCATCATTGGTTATGTCTGCTATAATCCTTGACTCCTGTCCACTATAGTCACAGCTAATCCACTTCATTCCAGGACCAGATATAAAACAAGCTCTGGTCTCAGGGTCAGCAGGGAAGTTCTGAAAGTTCAGATACTCAAGTCCTGCCTTCTTATCTTTTCCTCCAGAACTCAATCTTCCTGTATCAGTTCCTAACTGATTGAAGTTGGTATGAAGCCTTCCACTAGTCTCATTAATCTGCCTGAGTACATTCTCTCCATAGGTAGAAGTGACCTTTGTGGCAGCCTTATACTGAAGATACAGATAAGCCAAAGTAGACCTCTCTTTCTGAGGCTCTATCACTTTTGACTCAATACTATCCTTCATTTCACCAGTCTCAGGGTCTTGAACTAGTAGATTGAATCCAAGGAACTTGAAAAGTCTTATTACCTGCATAGGACTATTCCAGTTTATATTGCACTGAATAGCATTGTCCCAACCAGAGAACAGGTCTCCTTGAGGGTCATCAATGACAAAATCCTCAGGAACCTTAACTCCTATAGGAACTTTATATGCTTCATAATAGCCTCTCTTTACTCCTTTTATATCAGCCTCTGGTGCTCTTTCCCCTTCCATTTTAGACCTCATCTTATTAAGGTCATCTTCTGGGACACCTTCTATCTGAAGATAGTGATAGGAGTACTCTTCCCCTTTATAAGAACTTATCACCCACTTATTGAGAGCATCTTCAAACACTTGGACATTCATTCTGTCCAAGTCCATCTTTCTCCTCCATCTTTCTCTACTAAGAAGCACTCCACAATACTCAGTATAGGCAAGCCAGATAACAGACTTATTCTCATAGATAAGAGCATTTGCCAGACCTTGTTTCTCAAGTTCTATAGCCTGCTTCTCCATAATCATAGGCAGCCACTTTACATCATTTGCAGCATAGTCAATGACTGCATCTGAAAGTCCTGCCCACATAATCTGGCCTCTGACTGTCTTGTCAAGTTCAACTCCACAATATCTCTTTCCTGCTGCCTTAAGACCCATAGAATGAATACCAGCAGGATAACCCAACCACATGAGTTTCTCTGCAAGGAATCCATCATAGACATTCTTAAGTACTATTCTCTGATGGAACAAGAACTTCAAGTCAAACTTTATATTCCATCCAATGAATAGCCTATCAGATTCAAGATAACTTTTATAGAGTCCAGGACTTACTGTGGTACAGTCTATGACTACTTGAAAATCATAACAGCCCAACTGAAGCATAAGGAGTTGTTTTGTATATGGGTCAAAGCCCATAGTCTCAGTATCAAGACCTACAACAGAGATAGTTTCAAGCAACTGTAGAGATTCCTCAACACTTATCCTTTTGTAAGTATCTGAGGGAGGTAATATCTGCTGTGATACAAGATATATCATTTTGTATATGCAACTAAATCATCATAATCAAGTACATATCTGTACTTTCTAAGGAAGGTACCACCAAGAATACCATGCAATTGTATTCCTGTATCTTCCTTTAGGACCTCAAAGGAATCATGCAAGTCCAAAGGCATGAAATCCTCAGTAAAGCTCTGTTTCTTATAGTTCAGGGGAACTCTAATCCAACTGTTGTTACCTTCAATTGAACCATTTGCAGTAGTAACAGCAAGATTATCACCTTTAATTTCCTCTGTATCAGATAGAAAATCCTTAATATTAGAGTCTATATGAGATATATTACTTCCAGTATCAAGAAGGAAGTTAAATTCTTTCTCTCCATTCTTCAGGGTAACTATGGGAATACCTACATCAGTCATAGTCTCCTTAAGAGGAAACCCTACCTTTTTAGATAGCCATAGGTTAAGTGCATCTCTACTGAATGCTGCTATTACTGCAACTAAGAAACAAATTATTAAAGTCAATACCATTTTTTTTTTTCATTTTCTGTCCAACAATAGCACAGGTTATTTCCTTCCTGTGCTTCCAATCCCACCTCTGTTAATGGTATTCAATTTTTCTACGTTTATTATTTTTATTTTGTTGTTTAAAAACCATTTAATCTTCTGCCAAAAAGTTGCTCTCTGAGATAATTGAATTCTAAATTGACAAATTCTATCTCCTTTATGAATAGGCTTCTCTACTAAACAATATGCAGGAAATCTCCACTCATCATCATCTCCATTATAGCTACCATCTATCATTCCTACAGAATTGGCAAGAAGAACCCCATAACTTTTAAAAGTAGAACTTCTTGGAATTACAAGAGCCTCAAAACCTTTAGGAAGTTCCATTGCTACTCCCAATTTAAGTAGTTTGTATTCTCCTGGTTTTAAGTTATATTCTTCTGCTGCTCTGAGGTCTATCCAATCTCCTTTACTAATAATTTCTGGCAGAATTTGGTCTTTAAATGTTTTTATCTTTATTTTGAGCATACCTCTATATATAATAAAAGCCCTCATTTCTGAGGGCTTACTTCTACTCTTCTCTTTTGTGAAATCCAATATGCCATTTACCACATACAGGACACCTGTAAGCCTCATAATTCTCTAACTTTCTCTCTTCAATAAAGAGTTTAGCTGCTTGCATAGAGACATAAGGAACTTTAGGCTTCCATCTGTGTTTCTTTCTTGTATAATGACATCTTGGGAATGTCTTCTCCCCAATTACTTTTCTGAGGAATCTTTTTTCCAAAATTTGTACGTAATATCAATTAACAATGTTGAGGCTATTGGAGTATGAAGAACTTGATAAAATACCTGATTAGTATGTGGATTATCCAAAGGACCCATACTTTCTTTATAAGAACCAAGTTTAAGATAGTTTAAATATTTGGTTATCTCCTTGTCTTTAAGATAATCTAAACCAGAATACCAAGCAGTTTTTATCTTTGGATAGTTTTCTTTAGTCCATTTAATTAGTTGTTTAAGAGATTTAATATCTCTATCTCCTCCCATAAAACAGATGCAGGTTATCCCTTCATTCTTCTCCAAAAGGTCACGTATAGACACCTCAGTTAAAGGGTCTCCTACATCTTCTCTTAACCAGGGGGAGTGACAACCTTTACAAGTTCCTGGACAATTAGATATGCTTATAGCAAGAGTTATCTCATCAGGAACTTCTGAAAATACTACTTTAGCATCTACATACTTCATATCTCAACCTTTTCACTATAAGTCCTTTTAGCTGCTTCAATCTGCCTGTCTTTACCAAAAGACTTGATAGGTCTAAGATACCCAATTACCCTTGTATATTGAGTAATGTTATGACTATGACACTTAGGACACTCAGTAATAGGATGCTTAGTAATATACCCACAATCATCACATTTACTATTAGGAATATTAAATGTGAAGTAGTTAGTACCATTGGCTATTGCAAAGTCTATCAACTTGAGATACTGCTCTTTACTCAGATGGTCTTCAAGATTGATATGAGCTGCTGAACCACCATCAGTGAATTGATAAGTCTGCCTTCCATGAAGAATAAACTTGTCAAGTACTGAAGTATCATCATGGGCATCATAGAAATATGAATTATACAGGTTCTCATCATCAGGCACTACATATCCATCTTGTAAATCCCATTGATAATTCTTCCCTCCCAATCCTTCAGCAGGTACTACCTCAGAATTAAACAAGAAAGGTCTCTTCTTATCATGAATAGAATGCTTCTTATTTTCCTCTTTGATAGTTCCAAGTATGAGTTGCAAGAACTCAATGTACTCAGGATTATTACCTACTTCAAGACCCAAGAACCTTGCAGCCTCATTCAAGCCATTAATACCAATAGTGCTGTACAACTTGCTAATGTGAATATACCCACCATTTGAAGCTGCAAACATTCCCTTATCTTCAAGGTCATACAACATTGTTTTGTAAGCAATATGATATTTATAGACTCTACTGAGAATATCTGTTAAGTAATTTCTAAGAAATGAAGTGTTTTCTTTCCAGCCACCATTCCTTTTCAACCCATAAGCTTTATCACAATCCTGCACAATCCTATTGATATTCAAGGTAATCACATTGCAAGAACCAGTCATAACACCTGTAAGACCTGATGTAGGATTGAAAGTATTCTCTGCAAGTTCATTTCTCAACCTACAGCATGAAGCCAAGCTATCAGCACTATCTGATATATAGGTAAAGAAACTATGGCCTTCTGCATACATTTCAGCAGTAAAGTCTTTGTAATCCTTATCTATAATATCATTAGTCTTTGGGTCATACACCATAGCCATTGTTTCTACAGGGAATGTAAGAATCTGTTTGGTTCTCAGTTTATTGAAGAACTTCATAAACAGCTTCTGAAGACAATCTATAGCTTCCCATTGAGGTTTAGTACCATCAGGATAGCTAAACTCTCCAAACAGTGAATTGAAATATGTGTGGTCATAATAAGATACATTAGTAAATGGACTCTGATATGACCTATTACCAGCAGGCTGATTTACACCATAAATAAACTGCTTGAATGCCTTATATACAGCATCTCTAATAGTTCTTTGCTTATTACAAGCAGGAGAAGTAGTTATCTCATCTAATCTATTATACCAATCTTCTCCAAACTCTTTCACAATATAATAATTCAGTGCAATAAAATATTCACCTACTGCAACTGCTCCCTTACATTGAGAAGAAAGAAGGAATATAAGATTGGTAATTTGTCCACTGAATGACTGTAAATCATTAGGTGCTGAAGGTGTGATACCATCAATATTACCTACTCCCTCCATCATAAGAGGATATAGGCTTACTGCCATACAGTATTGCTTCAATACAGGAGTAGTAGCCTCATCATGGGCATAAATGATATGATGATTCAAATCCTCCTCATACTTCTTAGCCACCTCAGGAAACATCTCATTTAGTTTATCCTTCATCCTCTGTCTTTGAATGACTCTATTAGTGGTTTTATACACCTCTCCTTCAAGATTAGCCACATTCTTCATAGTTACATTTGCATTAGCATCTGTCTCTGATGAAGTAGCTGCATTATCATTAGACTGACTATACTTATTCATATAATCAATCCTCTCCCTAATGAATCTTGCCTGCTTATGCTTCTCTCTATATAGAATGAAAGATTTTGCTGCCTGAAAATATTTATTGTCCATAAGGTATTTTTCAACCCTATTCTGTATCTCCTCTACTCCTACAGGATTAGGGAGATTGACTTCAATTGTCTTAATAAAAGACTCTATAAGTCCTGGTGGCAGAGTCTGTCCTACTGATTCAAATGCAGCAGCAACTGCATTGACAATCTTTTCTTCATCAAATTCTGCAAGAGTGCCATTCCTCTTAACTACTTTATACTCATTCATTCTCCAACCACTTGCTTATATTGTTGATTAAATTCATGTTAATATCTATTGGAACTTCATAGTCCTTGGTAAGGTAAGTATTAAGTTCTTTTGCTATACCTCTCCAGTTCCTGAGTTTATGCTCCCCAAGTTTAAGGTCAGTAATAGTCTGAGTCTGCGGAAATTCCCACACAAGAGGTTTTCTTGTCCTGTTACTTATGACAATAAACCTGTAATCTGCCAGTTTGAAGTCCTTGAAGTACTCATCTTCATCCATAGCCTGCCTGATAAGATACCAGTACAGTTGAGCTTGAATCCAATATCCCCATTCCATGAAAGACTTGTAGAATCTCCATTCAGGTTTGAAAGAAGTCTTAAGGTCACAAGGGTATACTATCTTCTTCTCATGGTCTACTATAATAAGGTCAGCCATACATCTAAGGTTTATACCCTCATAACTCCCTTTGAACTTCAACTGATATAGTCTTTCAATATTCTTGTTAAAAGGATTGTCTGCTTCAAAATACCACTTGGTGCTTTCAGACTTTCTCAATGTCTCCACACAGTCCAAAGCATCCTGATACAATTTCTGTGATATTACTGTCTTTCCATCAGCAAGTGTAAGTAAGTCATAATATTCCCTACCAGCTTCTCTTATTACTTTAATTCTGGTTTCTGTTCTCCAATTAGGCTGATAATTATTGGCCAATAGATACTCTAAAATAACAGCATCCATTATCTTATCCCAAGACTCCCCAGGTTTAGCAGCATGGAATATGCCTTCAACAATTTCCTTTTGTTTATCTGGAAGCTCAGGAAAATCTGCTACAAAGAATCTTTCTTCAAATTCCTCCTTGGTTCCTGTAAGTAGAGTATCAACTACACTACCAAAAAGAAGTGAAGGACTTTCTGTCTTATCAAACAGATGAGCAAGATTGTCAAAACCCTCTCTATTGAATCTTGAGAGGGTTGAATAAGACAATGCTGGGTCAGCTCTATATTGGTCTTCTGTTACATCCCATGATATATCTCTCAATGATTTCATTATTCTCCTTCCCAAAAATCTGTTTCAACTTCATCATCTTCAAGACCTAACAAAAGCAGATAGGCGTCTATCTCAGTTTTAAGAAGTCTCAGATTGTCTATCTGCTCCTCAAGGGATTCATCCTTCTTCTTAAGAAGTATCCTTATATCAGACTTGACTAAATCTCTGAGGGCTTCAAAATCCCTTTCCTTAATGAACTTATTTGCATAAGGAATGTCTTTCTCTGGTACACAGGAAAGCAACTGTTTGATTCTTTGGACTGGTGTACTCATCTTGAAAACTTCTTTATTTCTGCTATTATAAATTCCATATCTCTTTTGGTATGAACCTCTGCAAACACATAGTGATTCTCTGAACTATCTATATGATTGATAAGCATTTTCCTTTTGAGAGGGTATCTGTCAGTAATAAAACCTTTTACTTCTACTATAAAGAACCAGTTTTTATCTGGAACCTTCACAACAAAGTCAGGTGTATAGGTAATAGCTCTAATCTTGTCTTCCCTATACTTTGTACCTTCATACCATCCCATAGGATAGAAGCCCTCTTGAAGGACTATAGGGTCTGGTTCATATTCAAACCAGAGCCCTGACTCCTTCAATAGTTCATACATCTTAGCTTCAGCCTTACTTCTGAACTTTATATTGTCCCTAAGTACAGCTGTAGCATTGACTACTTTCTTATTCATTAGGCCACAGTTCCTTAATGAAAGGTCTCAGAATCTTAGTGGCAATCTTGATGTCATCAATACTTCTGAATGCAGCAAAGTTTCTAAAGTTCTTGATTCTACCTTTAGGAACTTCACATACTCTTCCATTAGTCATGTCAATAGTGAAATACTTGTCAACATCAGCATTGTTGATGTGGTCAGGGTATTTCCTGTCTATCAGAACTGCAAGAGCTCTAAGCACAACTGAGAACCCTGCATAGCCAGGCATTGCAGTAAGAAACTCTTTTGCTGTATCCTTTGCATGAGGAGTACCCATAAGCCATGTACTTATAAGAGCAATTATCTCATCAGGGGTAGGAACCACAGGTATTGTCTCCTCTCTGTCAGGAAATTTCTCTTCCTTGAGCATTCCTTTCATTACAAGTATTCTTGCCTGTGAGGAAGTAAGCTTGTCACTCCTGAATATATAGGTTGTCTTCACTCCCTTCTTCTTGAGAGTATCAGTAATACTAAGAGGCTCTCCAAGAGAAACCTTCTTTCCTTCTTTAGTTATAAATTTATCTCCCATAATATAAATAAAATGTTAAATCCAACGTATCTTCTTCTTACCTTTCTTTGCAAGAATTTCATTTATTGCATTGAAAATAAGAGGAAATTTTTCTCCAGTTCTTGCACTATATGCAGGGTGAGGTATCTCAAGAACAGTACTCTCCTTGTTGATATAAGGTCTGAATGTGCTTGCTTGTGAACCAAACAGAACAAATATTATATCTGGATTGTACAGAGACAGGTTCCTCAGAAGTTTTGATATGAAAGGTCTCCATATCATAACATGAGAACCTATCTTGTTCATCTCTACAGTAAGTGCAGAGTTAATCATAAGTATCCCCTGTTCTGCCCAGGATATTAATGAAGGGTCAAAGTTAGAATCTTTTTCTGAAATATGCAAGTCTTCAAACAAAGAATTTTTGATAACCTTCAATGAAGGGGATAGTTGTTCAGGCAAAGTTTCTGACTTATTTGCAAACAGTATACCAGTTGCAACACCTTTCTGAGGATATGGGTCTTGTCCAAGAAATACTACCCTACAGTTATCAGGACTACAGTATGAGAATGCCTTGAAAATGTCATTCTTATCAGGACAAAAAGGTCTTCCAGATTTCATGACCTTAGACCAAGGAACAGCCATACTATCTGCTGATATTATATTATCCCAAGTCATAGGCATCCTATTATATCCTGAACAATATCCTCTCTTGACAAGAACTTTTGCATATCTTCCTTGAAGGTCTGAGGACTGCCTACTTTTGCAGGTCTTTTAATCCACTCTGAAAGGTCCTCAATGATAACTTTAGGAGTTGTAGGCTTACCTAATACTCTGCTCCCTATAAATTTAAAACTCTTTGATACAAGTGAAGGTATAGCCTTGGAGATTATACTCTTCTTGAGCATATCATCCTTAAGAAACACCTGAGGGGACACTCTCACATTAAGGGCAGAAATGGTTGCCTTCATTTTTGTTGGTCTGTAAGGAATAGTTACAGGGGTCATGCCTGTAACAGTAACAGTATACAGGACAAGAGGTTTCATATGTTTGTCAAATATCATCCCATTTCCTCCATAATAAACCTCTTCTTTATCTGTCATAACCTTAGAGAGTCTTGCACCATATGCTGGAGTTTCTCTGAAGAAATATTTTATGATAGCATAAGAAGTGTTCCTCATGATAATATTATCATAATATAGAGGCATAGCAATCTGCTCCCACTTTATCTTTGGCTGTGCCAAGATAGTCTCAAGATAAGGAAGCATAGCCATAGGTACTTCAAATGAACCAGTATGATTCACATCTGTACATATGTATCCATTCAGTATATCATGCTTTTCAAGACAGGAATAATTTGTAACAAATGCACCTGTATCTGCATATATAGTATTGAAAGGATAAGTGATGGTGTCATTGTAAGATGTTGAAGTCATAATCAAGCCTCCGTAGTAAACATCATCAAAGAAGCATCATATGATGTAAGGAATGGAAGACTCCTATCTATCATAGGCTTTTCATCACCCTCAAGGTCATTGGCACAGAAATTTACAAAGAGGTTAGTCATGATAGAACCAATCATATTAGCCATGAAAGTTGTCTGCTTATAACTACAGAGTGTGGCATCAGCCTCATCATCTGAGAACAGCCAGTCTCTCTCATACCTCTCCATATCATAACTGGCATCACCCTGTATACACAGAACCTGGAACTCCTCTGCTGCAAGCCTTCCATCTATGAATAGGCAGTGCTTTCTTAGTCCTTCAGGTATGCTCATTACATGGTGTTTCCATACATTGTAGAATATCCTTCTGGCAGTCATATTGTCAAATCCACAAATCATGATGTCAGTAGGAGGGGAATCTTCTGTGAATCTTTCATTGACAGAGGTTATGGAATAATAATTACTGTAATCATGCATCATGTTAGTCACGGCTTGAGCCTTAGTCTTGTTGAGGTCAAGAACACTGTAGAACTGCCCCGACATATTTGCCATTTCTACAGTATCATCATCATATATTCTTATGTGACTAGGCTTCATTCTTGAAAGAAGGAAAGCCACATAAGAACCTATACCCCCTAAACCTGCAAGAGTGATTATCTTCTCCTGCACTTTATTGTACCACACTGCACTACTGAACCTTGAAGTACTCGTGTCAATGGTAATAGTCCCAGAGTTGGTAGAAATCCTATCATTAGGCAGCTCAGGAACAGTAATTTCACTGCTTATACTTGGGTACTCTGGGTATACAGCCTGTTCTTCTATCTCTTCAGAAGTATTCTCTTCAGGAACAGCGGTCTCAATATGCCCCTCATTGAGCTGGTTTATAAAATCACTAACTGCTTCAGCCAGTCTAACTGACGTACTTTGTGTATCCTGTGTCATGCTATTTCCTCCTCAAGTCTAAACTTGATAGCATCAAGTATCTTGTTATCAGGCAATTGCTCACACATACTAAGCAATCTAGCTGCCACTGCCTTGGCTATCATATCAGAATCCTCATTTTCAACTTCCTTCCAGTTAGTATACCATGTAAGGAACTCTATATAGTGGTCAAGCCAGTTCTCAAGGTCCTGAGGGTCAGGGAACCTTCTGAGGAAAGCCCTCTCCATTACAGATGAACACCACTTCTCCATATCAAACTTGTCACTAAAACCAGCTGTGATAGAACCAGTTACTAACTGTACAAGCAGTCTTTGAGCCAACTCTTGAGGAACTTCAATATTGACCCAACTCCCATCTGTTTCTGAAGGAGATGTTTCTTCAGCAGGGAACAATGTTGGCTGTATTGATATTCTCTGTGAGGGAAACTTTCCAGTAAATGATACTCCCTCTTCTCTCTCAGAGGATACGTCTTCCTCCTTGGTAGAAGGGAAGTTAGTTCTTCTTACAGTAGTTTTCTCTGCTTCTATTTCTTTGATTCTCTGAGTAACTTCATCCCTGATAGATGTATCTTCCTGTACATCTATCTCAAGAGGAAATGCTTCAAGGTATTCATTGATAGTAGATTCCACTTCCTCAGACTTACTTTCTCCACCAAAGGTAGGATAGGTTATCTTAGAGGTCTGAAGACTCACTCTTCTGGTAATCTTGGCAGTATATACACCTACATTATTCACTATAAGAGAGAGGAAATGAGGCATATCCATACCTTCCTCTATAAGAGTGTTTCTGTCTGTTCCACTGAAGAATGTTGCCATTTGGTTATGTGAGTGGATAAGTCCCGTATAGCAGTCAAGCAAGTCATTCATTGCCTGATAGGTAACAATATCAGCACTATGGTCAAACTCTGTATAGGTAGCAGAACCTATATCAGATACATAAATGTCCTTACAAGTAATAACCAAAGAATTATCCTCAAAAGAACCTTCTACTGTGTAGAACAGTGTTCCAGACCATTCTTTGGTAGGGAAATGATAACACCATTCCCTTATCTTTCTCTGAACTAAATCAGGTATTATGAGTTTATACGTAGAACGTCTGTCTATCAAGCTCAGACTCTTCTTCTTTTCTTCCATATCTTAAATTTACAACTTTACAAATAGCTGATACTATATCTCTTATAACACTTTCTTGCAGTAAGGTAGCTGGATGCTGTTCAGAGGAAGGAGTATCATCTATGTGTAATTTAATCTCTCTTCCTTTGAAGTTACATACAAGTTTACCCTCATAGTTCCTATAATTACTGATACTTTCATTAGCCCTGATAGTATAGATTTTACCATCAACTATCATATACTCTCCAAGGATGTTCATATCCTTCAAATACCGAAAATCATACAACCTCCTGTATGGATTGTCTTCAAGATTGAACCATTCTATGAACTTATTACTAATCAAGATGGCAGCATCATAATAAGACATTCCAAGACAGTATGTTCCATTTGAGTATTCCATAGGAAGAGAGACATTCTTAAGTAAGTATCTTGTGAAATCTGGTATGATTCCAAGGTCTACACCCCTAAATTCATATGTAGGTCTTGCTACCTTTCCATAAAATCCTCTGGCTACATAAAGGAACTTCTGTGTCACACCAGAAGTTGTGTTGGCACCTATAGCTTCAAGTTTCCTATAAGGCACTCCTTCAACTGACTCTACTTGAGTAAAGTCTTCAAGTTCACTACAGAATAACTGCCACATATCTTCATCAAACTCCCTGTTAAGACCTCCAATAGTAACATTGATAGGTCCACTTCCAGTACAAGGTGTAAGAAAGTTTAAGAAGTTAGAGGTATTTATTCCAGGAATATGGGAATGCATATAGTTAGCCCTCATATGACTTAATGGGTAAGTAGCTCTATTGAGATAGAACTTTCCTATAAGTTGCCCCTCTGTATCAATCTTTACTTTAGCATAAAGGTCTTGTATATCTACAGACTTGTTATACTCATTAGTGACTCTCACTTGAGGAAACCATACAAGTATAAATATACCACTTGGGAATGATATAGCATCTGTATTATTCTTCCCTAATGATTTATTTTCACAGAACTTCTCCTTAGTACAGAACCCTCGCATATCCACTTTATCTTCTCCAAAGTAATCACTGAATATTTCAAGGATTCTTTTTGGTTTCTCCATCAGGCTGTCATACAGATTTTCCCATTCTTTTTTCTGTTCATCTGTCATATTCATCCCTATAAAAAAGGGGGATAAGGGAGAGGAAATTCATCCTAACCCTTATCCCTCATTATTAGAAGTTAAACTGTTCAGCAAGTTCATCATAGGACTGCTCCCTTTCTACAGGAAGAGCAGGCTCACCATTGACAACACCCCAGATGTTATCAGCATCATGCTGCATGAAAACTCCCTTAGATACCATCTCATCAAGAAGGTTTCTAAGATTAGACATCATTTCTTTTCCTGATGCTGGCATAGTATAGGCATCTGCCTTAACTACTTTCTCCTTTGCTATAGGAGCAGGAGTATGTTTAGGAGTCTTCTTGGCTACATTTTCACCAGCTTTCTCCTTCTTCTCTATATAGGAGATAAGGATAGCAGTTGAACACTGGGTGAAGTTCTTTCCCTCATGTTCCTGAATTTTTCCTTGAAGACCAAGCTCCTTAACTCTTGCATAAGCTTCTTTCCTGTCCATAGCACCAGACTTAATTTTCTTCTGAGGTGCAGTGACCATGAACACAAGGTCATTAGTTACCTGACCCTTCCAAGGAATGTTAGAAGGGAGGATAGACTCATCAGATGTAAGGATAGTCTTTGAAGCAGCCTCCTTAAATACACAATCTGAATCATACTTTACCTGTTTTTCTCTCAGTTCATTCTTAAGCTCACCAAGAGTGGTAGCATTTGACTCAAACACAACTTTGCTCTGTGTGCTCTCTACAAGCACAGTAACTTTTCTACTCATTTTTGTTTTTTTTTAGTTTACTAATTCATATATAACCCCTCTCAGAACCTCTCTTCCATGATTTTTTACTAAATCCGAAGGGTCCTTGCTCTCCCACTTCTCAGGTATTTCAATCTGAGTAACATTAAATTTCTCAGCAATCATCTCACCATACATCCTTCCATGGTTCTCTTCACTTTGAAAGTCATTATCATAAAGTACATAAACCTTATTATATCTGTCTTTCAACTGTTGAACTACATGCTCCTTTGGTATATAACCTTCCCCCTGCAAGCTAAGGGCAGGAATACCTGTATTGGACCATATAGCAAGGGCATCTTTTCTTGATGAAGTGATAATCAGTTTATCACCTTTCTCTGGAATCTTAGTCCATAAATCCCATACAGAAGAGTCATGTTTAGACATCCACTTATACTCTTTTGAGTAGGGCTGGTAAATCTTGAATGAGACTATACCATCTTTCCTTTCTACATATACATAAGCATACTTCTCTGCTGGAATAGGATAAGAGTGTCCATTTTTAGTAAAGATAATATGAGATATGGGATATATTTCTCCAAATTTAAGCCAAGGCAGTGATATTCCATAGGAATCCCAATAGGCAATATCATAGTCCCTCCATTCCCTAACTCTAACTTCAACTTTGCCTGCTGACTTCCTGTACACCTTTACTCCATGCTTTCTCATAGGGGCGGGAGCAGGCATATCTTCAAGGATTCTTTTATACACCTTATCTTTGGAGACATTCCACATTTTGGCAAGAAGGTCATACAGACTTCCTCCTTCTCCACTTCCAAAATCTTTGAACCACAGACTATTGGTCTTGCTGTTTATGAACAATCCCAATGAAGGGTTATTGTCCTGTCTGAGTGGAGAATTAATTACTTCAGGAACACAAGTAATACCTAAATACTTGTGTGCAATATCAAAGTCTGAATATAGGTCATTGACCTTCTCAATAGAAGTACTGTCTGAACCTCTTGCTACCATATGGATATATTATTTATAGTTTGTTCTTTATTTGCTTCCCCAAGGATTGGCTGGAGCATCTGTGAAATCAGGCATGTCACCAGGAACTGCTGCATTGCTCAGGTCAGTTGCACCTACCTGATAAACCTTAAGGTCACATACCTCAAACTCAGTTGTAGGATATGCACCTGCATTCTTCCTCTCCTGTACATCCTTGTCAAGTCTTGAATAGTCAGTCACACCATTCTTGAGGAACATCTCAGTATACACAGCCTGGAACTGCTTGTTGTCATCAGTTGTCCTTACTCCAAAGAGGAGTTTAACCTTATTCTGAGGCTGATAAGTAAGGATTTCATTCAACTCTGAATAGTTACCCTTGAAATAGTTGGAAATCTCATCCAATCTTACTTCTGCCTCCTCTGGCTTGTCAATGAGAACCCACTGCTTATTGACATACTTCATTACATTAGGAATGTTGAGATATGCCCTTATGAAGTTAGTGAGCTGCTCCTCTCCCCAGAAGCATGGTCTATAGTCCTTATCAAGGTTTGCAGGACCATTGGAATATACAGGAATCTCCTTCTTCTCAAACTGCTCTTTGGTTACCCATGCAGTTCTACCATACTTGTCAATCACCTGAATCTTATCTCCAGCATTGTTGGTTCTATACTGGTTTCTGAGGAAGAATGACACTCTAGTAAGAGCATCAATAGGATTTCCCTGAGAGTCTTTGCACTTGGTACCATCTATCTTTAGGATAAAGTCAAGCCTTACCTGTGCTACTTTCTTCTTGTCTTCTCCAACCTCAGCCTCACCTACATATACTGGGTCATTCTCAAGGGTATTACCATAGAGCTCCTCTAGTTTCTTCTTGTCTGGATTCACTGCAAGTACAAATACTGGTGCTACACCAATGTACCTCTTGACTTCTCCTCCCTCAGAGGATATTTTACCCTTTGCTACTGCAAAAAACAGTTTATTCGTTCTACTCATTTGTTTTGTTTGTTTTAGTTGATTTACTATTAAAGTTCTGGGTTCTCATCTACAGATGCTGATGTATGTCCAGCCTGCATATCAGCAGCTTCTCCCTCCTCTGTATCATCAACAGTTCCTACAGGAACTTCTGGCATATTCTCAGTCTGTGAAGCTATCTCATCAGCCTCTCCTGAAAGAATCTGCTCAGAAGAATAACCATGTTTGGTTATGATAGGAGCCTCCCAGAGGTCAATCTCACTCTGAAGAGCATCTATCTGCATATTAATCTCTTTTCTCTTTGCAAGAAGCTTGCAAATTTTAGCCCTCTTAGGCTTAATAATCTGTGCTGTCTTTTTAACAGCAGCCAATTCATACCTACTTAATTCCATTTTGTATCTATTTTTTAGTTGTTACTTCCAAAGTAATACTCCTTCATAGTATCCACAACATACCCAAGGTCATTAGGTATATACAGTGGAAACATTCCCACAGGAGATTTTGCTGGATACTGTCCATCATCATTGGTTACAAACTCTCTGATGGACTTCTTTTCTTTCTCATCATATGAGGCTTTTCCATAAAGGACTACTTCAAACTTACCCTCAGGAGTGATATACTGGTCAACCATGTTTCCAGTACTCTTATATCTGTAAGACAGACTGTCCCCATTCTTATCCTTGTACTCCTCATAATGAGCAAGACAAATCATGTTCTTATCTTCAGGAACCTTGTTGATTGCATCAAAGATAAGTCCCATACCATAGCCAATCTGCTTTGGTGTCAAGTTGTTATCCACAGGGCTTTTTATCCCTATGTTCTACATCTTCTTGCATAGTTGATGTAGTTCAGCATATATTTTCATCCTATTTAATATAGGAGTTGGATACTCTTGGATACATTATATTCTCTATAAATTATAGAGGTTCAGTATCTATGCGTTACACTGTGCAGTTCTTTTATCTACTGCATTTAGCACGGTATTAAGTGCTTTATCCCTTTTTCTTTTTAAGAACACTGTAGCATTTTTATATAAATAGTCAAATATTGGTCTTCTGACTTTTATACTATAACTAAAATGTAGACTCCAATAAGGAGTAGTTTTTCTAACCTCTCTGTATATAACCCATTTTAGTTCAGGAATAGCCTTGATAAATCTATCCTTAATCTGTTCTGCAAATTTAGGAGAGTTACAAATCATACTGAAATGTCTATCTCCTATAGACCCATCTCCATCTATAAATCCTCTGATAAAATCTCTTTCAAATTCTTCAGGAATATTAGGAAATTCAAAATCAGCATCATAGGTCTTTCTTGGCTGTATATTGTATAAAGTCCTTAAGTCATTTATAAGTTCCTTATCACATATCTGAAGAATAGTAGTTTGTTTTCTGTTACCTTCAGGTTGATAAAATCTAAGATTATTATTAGGAGCTATCTCTTTTTGTATTAACCTTATAATTTCATCATCCTCTGATACACAACCAAATCTAAGTCTTACTAATTTGCTAGGTCTGTCTTTTCTTATTGACTCCTCTATAGAGCCGTCTGCTACTAAATAACCTAAAATATAGGCTTTAACTTCAGAATCTATATTTCTGAAGTAATCACTTTTGTGTTCTTTCTTTCCAGGAATAAAACTTCTCATAATTATCATATATTTGGTTGGCAAATATACAAATAAATAATGAGAAATGCAATACCCTTCACCGTTTTTACCCAATTATTTTCACATAGATTACTCTATGCAGGGACACACATTCTATCCCATCCTCCCTTGAGAGCATTCTTCATATAGAAGTCCTGAGATATGTAGTTCATATCATCAAGAACTATGTTCTCATAAGGGGAATTAGCAAGCAATTCAATTACTGCTGCAATGGTCTTTGCATCATTAGAGATAAGTCTGTTCCCAGATGCTATCTCAGCAGGGAAAGTCTTGTCTGTTGGCTGACTCTTAACCTTGGCAATCTTATACTGAGAAGCAGCACCTCTAAAAGGAAGAGGTTTATTCACACAGCTAATCAGATAAGTCTTGGCTGGGTCAAGCCCTTTAAGTCCCAATTCAGGAATAGCACCAATTGAGGTACTCTTCCCAAATCCACTTTTTGCAAGCACTAATGCTTTCATCTACACTTATTTCTTAAAAATTTTTCTCAAATACATAAAGAAAGACTTAGCCTTTCTTTTCATCTTCTGTTTGTTAAGATTATCTATGTAGCCATAGACACTCTCAAGTCCAGCACTGTCTGTTGGTAAAGGAAGTTCATTGAATGTACTTACTGCACCATTGAAGAACAATGGACATATGTTTCCTGCTGAACCATAATCCCTATCTTCAATAACTTCCATAAACCTTATATAGTTCCTAAACTTCTTGATGTCATACCCTTCAAAATCAGGTATTCCATACTTGAATGGTGAGTATAGACCAATCACAAGATTTGCATCTCTGGTGGTAGTCTTACAGTCAGCCAATCCATCTGATGATGGTTTAAGCCTGTTCAGTTTTTGATTCTCAATACCTTCTTGGGCTTGAGCCTGATGCTGAATAAGCACAAATATGAACTGCATCTGATTTCTTAAAGTAATACCATGCTTTGAAAGTTTGTCAATGGATTCCCTCTTGTCCAGACCTTTTTCCAAAGATATATTAGAAGCATTATCCACTATGACAATCTTGTACTCTTCTGGGTCATCAGGAGTATAAGGTTCAGTAGGGTCAAGTATCCTTACTTCCTCTTCCTCACCAGTCAGTTTGTTCTTGTTCTTGACTGTCTTATAATTGTAATGACCATGCTCTTCTGCATAAGCTCTGCACTTTTTGTTTATTCCAGTAGGATTTCTGTCAGTATCTATATATTCCACCATTTCCTCAAACTTCCTTATATAGGCTTGATACCTTTCACTTTTAAGAAGTTCAAAGATATGAGGGTCAACTGGCTTGTCCTTATCAGTGCTCTTGAGTTCTGTAGGAGATATGACTATACCATCAAGTCTGAACAGAAGATGACATAAGAACTCATTATACTTCTCTTTAGGACTCATCTCAAGAGTAAAGTAGAGAATCTTTGCCTTGAACTCTGGATGTTCCATAGCAAAGAATATGATAGAATAGACTAACAGGTAATCACATAGTTTTGACTTACCAACCTTCTGATTGGCAGTAACCACTATGTACTTCCCCTGTTCAAATCCAGGAAGTAACTGTTTAAATCTTGGAAATGGCAGTGGAATACAGTTCCACAGTCCATTCATCACTCTGTCTCTCCTCTTTTGAAGGTCTTGCAACACTTCTGAAAACTTCATATCAATTCAAGTTAGATGTCCAATCATTTCTGATAGGGTCAAGGTCTTCTGCATTCTCAATGAATGTTGCCAAGTCAGAGACTTGCTGCACTATCAGTTTACCTTCCTCATCAGATTTTCTTTCATCCTTTAGAATGAAGTACTTGAGTACTCTCATATAGGAATAATTTCCATTAAAGGAACTCACATAGTCTTGTGTTGCCTTCAGGATTTGTTCATCAGTGTATTTGTTTCCATAGAGTTTGAAGAACTTCTGCAACCTCTCTCTTATCTCCTTCCTATTACCCCTCCAATATGAAGTGGTTCCTTCCTTCTTTCCTTTCGGAAATACCTCCATAAGTTGAGAAGCAAGAGTGTCCAACTTGTCTTCTTCAGGGACATCTGGGTCTTTAGAAAGAAGGGCTGCCTGAACTTTATTGAGAAAGGTCTCATTTATTTCAAAGCCTTGCCCAAAGATTCCTTCAGTCCTTCTTATATATCCCTTCTTGATAAGTCTTTCAAACAGTTCAGAGATGTTGTCACAAGCAGTCAGAAGAAGTACAGCAAGAGCCTCTTCTTCCTTGATTCCTCTATCCCTTAGTGCTTTTGTACTAATTACATATTTCATTCCTCCACTATATATTCTTTATCTATGCCTTCAAGTGCTTTCTGGAGATACTCTTCATCTCTTGTCCCTCTATAATAAAGGATATACTGAACTGGGTCATTAGCTCTAAGGCTACGCCCAAACTTCTGTATAAATCCTCTCTCTTCTCCATCAAGCTGCACAATGATACCTGCCTGTATATTGGTCAAGTTCTGACCTTCCTGAAGCATTCCTACTGCAAAGATTGAGTTGGTCTTTCCTGAGTTGAATGTAGAGATAATCTCCCTTACACCCTTCTTCTTTGAGTGAATACAGTTTTCTCCTCCAAGGAACTCAGCCTGTGTAATAGAAGAACAGAAACAGATGAACCTCTTACCTTCCTCATTGAGTTTGATACAAAGTTCTTCTGCTTCTCTTGTCTTGAGTTCACCGAGGAATCTCTTTCTCCTGGTTCCCCATTGAAGCCACATATTCTTAAGCCTTATGTTGCCCTGATTCCTGAAGTATTGCCTTTTCCAGTAATCAAACTGCTCATTTATATACTCATACTTTTCTTTCTGAGTACATGAAAACCTAAGAACATATCCCAAGTACGCCTTTCTGTTCTTCATATACTTCCACCTGTTGCTCCAAAGGTCATCTATAATCCCCTTATCTCCAGACTTGACAGTTCTCAAGTCCATTTCAATAGTCTCAGTTCTGTCAAATCTTTTGAGTTCAAGAGGAATACAGACTATCTTTGGTTCAGGAAGAAAGCCTTTATCAATAGCATCCTGCAAAGTTATCTTGCTCACTTTGAATCTTCCAAAACATCTGGTAAGAGCCTCAAGGACATCTTCCTTGAGAGTTGCAGATAGGGCAAGTACTCTTGGTGAGTTAAGACTTTGCAGAATGTCCTTCCTTATATCAGACTGAAGGTGATGAGCCTCATCAAACACAATGATGTCCCACTTTGTATCTCTCCAGTTCTTGAGAGAAGCATAACAGATAATCTGAACATGAGGCATTATCTGGTCATATACCAGAGGGTTAAGTCCTTTTCTGAACTCTTCTTTCCAGTTATCCTTATGAGCATCTTCTGCCACTACAATGAGGACCCTGAACTCTTCCCCATACTGGTTAAACAAATCCATTACAGCATTTACTGCCACTCTGGACTTGCCTACTCCAGTAGCCCATTGTAAAGCCAGATTACCCCTTTCATTGAGGTAATCTGACATTTCATTCTGCAATCTACTTTTCTGTTCAGTTAATTCTTGTGTCATACAATTCAAAGTTTGAGTCAGGATTGTCTGAGGTATAGATGTTCTGTAGAACAAGAAACTCTTTAAGAACTCTTGATATACTATTTATAAAGAAAGAGCAGTCTCCTTTAGGGAAACATAAACCAGTTTCAGAATAGTCTACATCAGTATGAGTAACTACAAGATTCATCTTGAGGTTATACCTCTTCTGCATATTGTCAAGGCAGTGCCTTTGCATAGCATATTTGTAAGGTTCTGGATAATATCTTGCAGTAAGGAACTCTCCCTGATGTTCATTGAAGACATTAGTCTCCAACTTATCAGCGGGTACTTCTTTCTCTCTTCCCTTAAACCACTGTCTCTCAAGTAGTCCCATCTCTCCATGTCTTGTAAGATAAGTCCTTGTTATAAGATATACTTCAGCACCTTTAAGATATTCTTCAGGGATACCATTGAGCCCTACCTTAGTTGAAGTTACATAAGGATAGAATCCATGTTCAGAATCTAGCAGAAGTCCTTGAGTTCCCTCAAAGATAAGAACATCAAAATCATCTATATTGTACTTGAAGAAGTCCTTATATAGACTCAACCCTGCCTTTGTCCAGTCTTTGATAACCTTTTGGTCAGCAGTTATTCCTTTTTCAGCATAGAATTTCCTTATATGCCCCAACTTAGACTCAATAGAAGACTTTGAATAAAAGTCTGCTGCCTCTATATATCTATCTCTCAGAAGGGTTTCCTGTCTCAAGACAGCAGACATTACTCCCTTTCCACAAGTTCTGTTAGGATGGTCTTTAGCCCACTCAAGTTGGTCTGCAACATCATAAGGAGTTATCAGGGGAATCTCTCCACACATATAGATAGGAGGTACTTCCACTCCTTTCTCCTCTAATGATTTCTTCTCATTCCATATACATAGAGGGTCAATAAGACCTCCCATATACATTGTAGGAACTCCAAGAAGAACACCAGAGCCATAGGAAGAACATACATGTGTAATGCCATTATGTCTTACAGTATGTCCTGCCTGAGGACCTCCTGAAAAACGTACTACACAAGGTCTTTTACCTTCTTCCAAGGCTTTCTTGCAGAGCCACTGAACTGTGTTACCCTTACCTTCATCTCCAAAGAGGAGACCCAATACAATCTTTACTTCCATAGTTTTAATTCATTATGAAATTCATTAAAAGAGCACCCTCTTAAAGAAGGTGCTCATTATGCTCTGTTTCTACTGTTTTTGCTGTTTCTCCAGAAGATTTCTGTCTGTTGTAGGACTCAAGAATCATTCCTGAGATTATCTTAGGTATGTCATCACCCTTTCCACCCTCAGTAACAGTGTGATGGTCTCCAAGGAGGTCATTCCACTGCTTTTGAAGGTTCTTGTCTTTCCCATTATAGTCATTGAGAGTGATATGGTATACATCCCAACATGACTGGATATTACTGAGAAGACCAGAAGTGGTTACAGATTGTAACTTTTTGCCAAAGAGTCTTTTAATCTCTTCAGAAGAGATGCTCTTATGTACTGCATCATCTCCTATTGAGATAATAACTCCCTTCTTTCCTCTTATGTTTATCCAGTCACAGTCAGTATGATGGTCTGCAAACTGCCATACCAACTGATAGGACTCACCACCATTTCCTCCTCCATGACCTTCAAGCCATACAGTCTTGAGCCATTTGTCAAGAAGTTCATCAGAAGATTCAAACTGACCTACCTGAATAGGAGCACTGTCAGTGTACTGGTCTCCTATTGCAACAAAGCATACCTGAGGGTCTTTTACTCCAGACTCAAGTATCTTCTTCATTATATCTGGGAGTCCAGTTCTAATAAGTTTATCTGGGACATGTCCCATACTTCCAGTAACATCAAGGGCTATTATAATAGGGAAAGCATCAGGATGCTCCTCAGAGAACCTGCACTCTCTTATTTTTCCTTTGATATCCATGTCTTCATGCATCTTACTCTGCTTGAAGACTTCCTCTCTGCTTACAGAAGGTTTGTACTGCTGAGAGTTGATATACATCCTCTCAGCATATCCATATGAACCACCACCCATGATTTATTCCTCTGCTGGTTCTGTAGGCAAATTTTCACCCTCTCTCTTAGGGTCATAACCATAACCTGGGTATCCCATAATCTATTCCTCCTTACTGTTTATAGTTGATTTATAGTCTGGCAGATACTTGAGTACTGCTGACATATTGTCATATTCTCCAAAGAGATATTCATACCTCTGTACTGCTATCTCAAGTTTGATGAGAGTATCTCTCTTGTTAAGACCTATCTTAAGGTCCTGCTCAAGGAAATCATCTGCCTTGAAATCTGAAGGCACTACACTGAGTGAAGTGATGTTTGATGGGGCAAGATTGATGAGAATATCTTCTCTGTCCCTGTCACACTGCCTTGCACTTCTACAGAGGTCTTCAATCTTTCTTCTATATGAAAGTTCTACATCTTCTGTTATGGCAGCAGCCTTTGTTTCCTTAATGCCCTTGAAACTCTGAGTAAGAGCACTCTTAAATGTTCCTTTACTATCCATGTTTTTTTTTAGATTTCTTTCTGTAAAAACTCTACTACACTGCAAACCCAATTCTTCTTCCCCTCTATGAGGTGCCATCCGTCATAAGTATATTTAGTTCCTAGAGACACTGCTATAAAAATCAGGACTATACATACAATAAATACAAGGATGTTAAGAATAGGAATGAGTAGAGAAATGATTAGCAACAGTAATCCCCAAATAGGGAATTTGACTGGTATATAGCCTTTGCCCTTACCACCGTATCCTGCAAGATTTCTCGTGCTTATATACAGTATAAGAGCAAAAACTATAGATATAAATATCCACCACATACTACTTAGTTATATCTTTGAATAGAGTAGGAACTGTGCCATATACAGGCAGAACACCATTCCACTTTTCTATCCACATCTGTTCAAGCACCTGAGGTGTGAGAGCCTGTGTCTTAAGCAAGTTAGCCTCTTTCTCTGCTCTTGCAGCAACAAGCATCTTCTCTGCCTCTGCCTTTACAAGTTCAAGTTCATTCTGTGCCTTCTGACTTTTCTGTACAGCCTCATTCTTTGATGTAATAGAAGCTTCAAGTGAGGCAGGATACTTAAGACCTGAAGTCATTTCTCCAAGTTCAAAGTTCTCCTTGAACAGTACTTCCCTAAGATAATCTTCTGTAGTCTTTTCAAACTCTTCCCTCTTGGATACCAACTCATCTGTAGTATAATTGCTGAGTTTAATCCTATAGGCATTCTTGACATGAGTATACAGTACATCCTTTATAACTTCCTCTATAGGTCTCCTATATTTTACAAATACCTTAGAAGAAGTACCTGGAATCATGTTAAGGTTGATAGTAGGGTCAATAGTGAACTGGGAACCATCCTTTGCATTGATAGTAAATGGCTCATAGTCTACAGTCTGTACAAATGTAGGATACTCATACACAGCAGTAGTAATAGGATTATACCATACCATACCAGTCACAAGAGTAACATCATCTACTCCCTTTCTGTCTCCATAGAGATTAACCTTGATACCCTCATACCCTGCATTGATTCTTGTACAGGACATTGCCATCATGGTTATTGCTGCAATAACCATAATAAATTTGAAAAATTTACTCATTTGTTTTTAGTTTTTATAAAGTTTGTGAAACATTTTGTGTCTATACTAACCAAAACTAATCCAACTATTGCTAGTACTGAAGCAAGATTAGTGATAGTAGACGGGGCACTCAAGCCTGAAAGAATCATTCCAAGAACAGGGAATGCTATTACAAGCCATAGTGCAAATAAGATTACTTTCTTTGTTCTCACTTTCATTAATCTTCAAGGATTGAATAGATATAACTTGTACCTCCCCTATCATCACATATCCTCTGAAGATGAGCCTCAAGTCTCTGTTTCTTGGTCATGAGTTTCCAAGGACCTTTGAACCAGTAAGGCTGTTCAGGAGATGTCATATAGTCATAGGCATCCTGTGTGAGTTTAATAGTCTGCTGGCAAGATACTTCCTCAAAATCAGGAATATCCACATGACCTTTCCTGATTGGCTTGAATGCATCTTTACCATGGTATTTTGAGTCCAAATTCTTTTTGGTTATGGACCACTTGACCCTCTTTTTCCCAATGGGTCTTAGGGTTCCTCCCTCTATACCTTGTACAGAAAGAAGAATTTTTGGTTGATTGTTCATTAACTATCTAAAATTTTAGCTTTTGTACTTGCTTGTCTTGATTTCACTCTTGCAGGCTTTCTTTTCTGAAGGTCATCATACATAAGTTTGGCTATATTGTCAAGATTCATATGAATCTGCTCATATACATCCATCTTATGCCTATGTCCATTCTCTCTTGGGGGCCATGAAGAAAGTATTACTTCATACTCACATCTTGCCCAGAACTGATACTTTGATTCAGCATCAATGAACTCTTTCAGCCTTTCCAGAGTGAGGTCTTTCAATACTATCTGCTTCTTCTTTCTCTTCTCTTCAAGTCTTCTGTACAGATAAGGCATTATATCATAATGCTCTACTCTATCAGCACTGAAGTTCCAAATTATGACTCTATACTCTATCATATATAAGGTTTTAATAATTTACAAATAAAAAGGACACCTCATTCTGAAGTGTCCTTAAATCATAATCAGGTATGCTATGTTTACCCTATACATCAAACTGACAAACTGTGATGTGTAGCCAGTTTCCAAACAGATTCTCACTGGACTCTTCCTGATTAGATATTGTGGGGAAGGTTTGATTTGAACAAACAATCTTTAGCTTATGAAACTAATGCATTAACCCGAAGTAACTCTCAATAACACTATCTCTTCAGAAGTAAAAGCTCAAGAGTTTTTTTTTATTATGCTACTTCCCCATTTATTAGTGGAGGTGACAGGACTCGAACCTGTGTCTTACAAACCTTCAATAATACCTTTATTTATATGCTTAGGATAGTATTTCAATTACTGCTGAAATACTCCAAAAGTCAGGTGGTAACATCCACCCATCATCCACCAAGTATTTGTTTAAGGCACAAACACTAAAGCCAGTTGTTAGGCAGCAACTGCAAAAGAAACTGCTGGTGCCTGCATAGCAGATTTAATGTAATCTACAAGGCTTCTAACTGATTTTCTAACTTTGTTAGCATTTATTGGTTTGTGCTTTTTTAGAGTAGGCTGCACATCTACTGCATAAGGTACTACCAAATAGAGTGTAATCAAAACCAAAACACCCCCATATATTTAGAAAATCAATACTGGACAAATGATTTCAGCATTGTCTTTCTCTGTTTCAACAGTTCTCATAGCTCCAACAGAAGATATAACATTATATCCTTTATATTTTGTACTTGTAACTATGACATCAGCATCTTCAGGAAACTTTCTAAGTTCTTCAATAAGTTCTTTTACTAACATATTAAATTATTTAAAAATAAATAGCCATAGATGTTGCATCTTTTAATGCCGTTTTAAAATTATCGCGTACACTAGAAAGACTACTTATCTTTCCTTTTGTGCTCTGAAAATAGACAAAAAATTCAAACTTAAGTTCATCTGTTGGTTCTATAGAGATTGTAATATTTTTATCTAAAAGCATATCTAAAGTTTCAGCATATGTAGGAATCCTAAATCTGTCACAGGTTTCCCACATAGGGTTATTCTCATCTACTGTAAAGAAAGATGGTTTTCCATCATAACTTCCTACGCCATATTTGTATAGAGGAAACCCAACATCCAGCATTTTTCTGGCTAAATCTTCTGGGATATAGCTATTATAGATTGATTCCATACTCACTCCTCCCGTTCTACTTTAATAGTCTTTAAATAAGTAAGTGCAGTTGATTTGTTAACCAAAGCTTCTTCTTCAGTTTCATAAAAAGTACCTATACAAGGAGACCCATAAGAATCTTCATATATATTTATCCAATATTCC